ATGTGTGTTGGTTGTCGCGACTAGCATATTAATTGACCTCTACTTGGGTGTAACATCCAACTAAGTTGCCAGCGAAAATAATCGGGATGTCTGACGCGTGGCTGCGTTGATGGACTTTCATCCTGGGACCGGACAGGTCTTCTGTCCGTACCCGAAGTTATGCGATCTCATTAGTCGTAACACGAGATGGTTGATCTTAGTGTGTCTTCGGACGCAAATCAATCAGGTTCGCAATTCCTTAAATTTGTGTATGTGTGTTGGTTGTCGCGACTAGCATATTAATTGACCTCTACTTGGGTGTAACATCCAACTAAGTTGCCAGCGAAAATAATCGGGATGTCTGACGCGTGGCTGCGTTGATGGACTTTCATCCTGGGGCTGGACAGGTCTTCTGTCCGTACCCGAAGTTATGCGATCTCATTAGTCGTTACACTTTTTTGGTAAAAAAAAAGTGAATTACCCCTTAACAATTTAAGGGGGAGACCCATACGACACCGTAGACGGTCCCCCCCTTATACAGTTGGAGGCGGAAGCGGTGTGTCGTAGGCGGAAGCGGGTGTGTCGTACTACTACTACACAATAGTGTTTATTGTGTAGTAGTAGTAGTGGGTGATAGTGTTTAGTAGTAGTAGTAGTAGTAGGTGATAGTGTTTATTGTGTGTAATCGCATTTATTCCTAGGTTCTGTTTTTTATGATAATTGTTCTTTGACTTTCGTTTGCGATATTTTGATATTGAATTTTTTTTGTATATCCTTTGAAATTTGTTTAAATGATAATTTGCTTTTGCTGTATTTTTGTATAAGTAGAAACTCTTTATCTTTAATATCCTCAACTATTAATTCTTGACCCGATGATGTTTCCCGATAACCACGAATACGTATTGTTTTGTCGACGAGATCATGACACTTTGTACATAACACCACTAAATTATCAGCCGAATCTTTATGGATTTTTGTTTTTTCTGTTTTTATATATCCATGAATATCAGCATCTTTTTGTGGTAAAATATGATGTGCTTCTAAATGTTCTGTGGTATGGCATATTTTACATTCAGACATAACCACAGATGAATTATATCTGGATGTTTTTTTATCGATGATTGATGTTTTATCACTAATCTCAGATGCTATGTCATCGATAAGGGATGAAAAACTTTTTATATTTATGATAAATTTTGCAACTTTATAACCATATACCGATTTACCAGGACCATCTCTGATTTCTCGATGATAAATAAGTTTATTTGATTTGTCATCACATTCGATATATAAATGTTTACATTTCACACCCGAAAATGTTTTGAATCTTGGAATTGGTAAAATTTCATGAAGATGCGTTGCATTAATAAATCTTGTTTTTGTGTCAGTCATCATTTGTAACATTGATAATGTTATTATTTTAGCCGATTCATGTTCCGTACCACTGGCTAACTCATCACACAACACTAATGTGCTTGGACCCTGATCATTAATAATTGATCCAAGCTCTAACATTTCTAATGAAAATGTGCTTAGCCCCTTAAACATATTATCTGATCCAGTGATTCGTGTAAATATCGATTTAAATGGAAAGAAACGAAACGTTGTTGCAGGTACATACAAACCCGCCTGTGCTAAAATAACACTTAATCCGGTTGCTTTCATAAGTGTTGATTTACCGCATGAGTTTAGACCAAATAATAATATACTGTTTTTACCGATTGATACATCAACTGGAACATATTTATTTTTGGTTGACTTCTGTATTTGTTCAACAATAGGATGTCGGAGTTCTTTGGTCTTTATATAACTTTCGCTATCTTTAGTCTTTTTTATTGTTGGTCGGCAGTAATTTAGTTCTATTGCTGATATTGCACCAGACATGAGAAAATCAAAGACGGCAATACAACGATGGAGTACCTGAAACATATCTGAGTATGCTATATAAAGTTGATGTAATTTTTTTGCATATTGTTCAACGAGGGAATGTCGTAGTTCCTGAATATTTTTATGATAATCATTCAGAGATGGGTGAGATTTCTTAAGAAACCATTTCGGGGAACTACCTTTTGAGTCTTTTTGAATGGAGTCGAAAGCTAAAATATCCGACACATCACCAATTTTAGCACTGATAATTTCGCCACGTCTTTTCGTCATTGGGATAAAATGACCAAGTTCTTCATGGTATTGAATTTTTAGTTTTCTATCTTTTTCGGGTAGGCATGTATTAAGGGTTGATATAATACGTGGTAAAAGATCATCCTGTACGAATTTTATTTCATCAGATTTCTTATCAATTTCCGGAAACAATCCGACATGGAATATATTTTCAGAAATATCATCCAAACTATATAAATGAAGCTTATCAACTATGAATGTGTTATAACATTCTTTTTTGTATTTTTCGAATGCATCGCGGAGACTACCATCCAGGTTCGGTAATGCTGTTAATGCATCAATAATATCACTCTGTTGAAAATCAGTTGGAGTTGTAACCTGTCCAATCTTATCGTGCTTATCTATAAATTTCAATATCTTTGATATTGCTGAATATGAGGACAAATGTAAATATAGTACTGATGGATTAATTGTGTATTTCTGTTGATGATGTATAGATTTTAGTGATATTTGTTTTTTGAATTTCAAATGAACCCGTTCTATATCACCAATCTCGGATAGATACTTTGAAATCTTTTTCATTGCATCAACTTCGATCAGATTATTAATTGCCTGATATCGATGTTTTAACTCAGATGCATCCGTCAATGGATTTGATAAGGCATATCGAATAAAACGTTTTCCCATAGGTGTTGCGGTTTTATCGACAACATCTAGTAATGAGCTATATTTTACCCGGGCGCAAGTATATTTGTTAAAATGTTCAGGTAAAATATTTAATTGATAAGATGCATTATTTCCGAGATGTGCGTATTTTGTCTTAAGAAAAATCTGTGGGTATTGAAAAGACCCAGCTATAATATCATCATGACATAACACAAAATCAAGTAATATTAACAATGACCGTTTTGCTAATGGTGTCGTACCGGTATCAATATACTCGAGAATAATAGAACTACTTTCTCCAGTATATGCCTTTTCTATTATTTCTTTTTGATAAGAAATAGAAGATAATTTTGTGGTTCTATCAATAAATGTACAAAACGAATACTCGACGCCGATCTGTGATAAAAACTCCTCGATTTCATCATCTGGTTTTGATACCTCAGAAGAAATAATTAACTCACTTGGTGAATAGCATGTCAAAAATCTAATAATATCACCATTGTCATGTGATGTATTTTCCATCATGTGAACCTCACCTGTTGATATATCACATGATGAAACACCAACGGCAATTATGCGTGAACGTCCTAAATAGGTGCGTCTGTTTATATGTATTGATACTATATTATTACCCAGTGGTGTATCCGGAATAATAGTCCCTTTACTATAAACACATGCAACCTCTCTATCCATGGTCGATTTTCTTTTATCTTTTGAATCATGTTGATCAACAACAACAACTGTGTTACCATGTTCAATTAGCAATCGTAACTGTTTCTGTAGTGTATAACATGGAAATCCGACAAGATACGGACTGAAACTTTTTGATTTATCTTTTTTAGTGATTCTCATGTTAAGTATTTTTGCCAAATTATGCAACCAATCATAATCACTCGTATGTGCATATAATTCGTAAAAAGACCCAACCTGCATTAATACTACCGTATATTTTTCACCATATATTTTTTGATACTCATCACGAATCTCCAGATATTTGGTAACCACAGTCATTTTGTTGGATAACATATCCAGTTTATTAAGTAGTATACGCCTTTAAGTTGTAATGTGGTATGAAATAGATTAAACATAATAGCAAATTATAAGGGCTAACATATAGGACATGGGGGTACGTAAGTATCAAATACTTCATTTATAGAGTATGACACAGTAACTAATGTCTGGATACAACCGTGAGGTATTATTCAGTGATGTGGGGGTCTCATATCAAAAAAAAACTTGAGAAAGGTGATTGGTAACGCTGATTGGTTTTTTGTTTAAATTATCCACCAGCTTGATGACGTAATGTTCTGAATAATATTTCACCAGAAAAAGGTTTACTACCGATAATACCTGTCAATGGGGCATAAATACTCATACCATTACCATGACCAATCGCCATTGCTGAATGATTTGGCAGATTGAAACCATAATCACCCATAACACTGGAATTTGTTAGTGCTGACCCAATTAAATAACCAGCACTGATGAGTCTTCCGTGGTCTACTTTATAATAAACGATTCTGGCATTATTACCGCCGGGTGAAAGTCGAACATATAGAATCGAATTTGGTACTGATGTTATATCATACCCGAAAGCATCTCTATATATTTGACTCACCTGTTTTTTACCACTTTCGCCAGAAGCGAAATGTGTTCTATAATTTTCATTTTGTACACCAATTGATGCATATGGAGTAAAGAACGATAGTACCAAAATAAATGCGATTAATGATAATACGACAATTAAACGAATTGATCGACACGATTTTAGTTTTGTTTCACATGATTCTAATTTTGTTTTATATGACTCCATAAATATGGTTATGTTGAATTCTTTTAATTCACCATAAATAATTTGTATTTATAAAAATATATATTATCATAAAATAAATACATGATACAAATCAGAAAAAAAAATGCCAGCTATTGTTGATAAAAAAGTGGATGGGGCGAAAGTCGCTTCTGACACAACAAAAATAGCATCAGGTATAGGAAATGTAATGGAAGATATCGGTATAATTATGTTATCCGGGTTTGGATGGCTAGTTTTAATTTTGGTAATGTGGGTGATTATGTTAAAAACAGAGGCGACACATAAGGCTGGTGTATATGGTGGTTTGGTTGGGGCTGTACTAATTGCCGTTCCGGCGTATTTTATGTAAAAAAAAATGATATATTTTTTATTTCCATTACAAATCATCAACACAAATCACATGCATTTTTGCGACATAATCATCCGAAAATATTTCTTTAGTTTTTGTTGTAAATTTGATACATTGGCTTTCCGATGGTTTATCCAGGATATCTTTGATTGTCATGCCAGAAATGTGTTTACAACCAGTAGTTGGTGCAATGAACATTTTAGTCAATCGATCAAGAGGATGAACAACAACATCCATATCCTTTTCGGCATATATTGATTTGATTTTAATTGGGGTCGGATATTCTGGTGTTAAGTATTTTTCATTGATTGCTAATGAATCAACAATAATACCAAAACCAATAATTATCTGACTATGTGATGCGTGTACATTTAAAAACGTACTTTCTACGCCGATGTCCAGTTCCTCACATTTTTTGACTAAAGGTAACAACTCTAGTCGTTCTTCGAATCGAGTCCTATCAGCAATAAACGTATCTTTATCTGTTTCAAACTCGGCTTTTGCTGTATTAAATTCTGTTGTTTCTTTTTCTATCACCTCTTTCAATGATGCCAGTTCACCCTGTTCCATATCGAAAACTTCTTTGATTGCATCGAACTCTGTTTTTGTTGTGTCAAATTCGGTTTTTTCCATATCGAACACTTCTTTGACTGCATCGAACTCTGCTTTAGTTGAGTCAAATTCGGTTTTTTCCATATCGAAAACTTCTTTGACTGCATCGAACTCTGCTTTAGTTGAGTCAAATTCGGTTTTTTCCATATCGAAAACTTCCTGTTTGTCACTAACAGTTTTCATTAATTCCTCTAATTCGAGTTGTTTTGTTTCCAAATCTTTTTTATGTATTTCTAATTCGGTTGAAGCCGTTGATGTCTCTGTTTGTAATACCACCAATACGGCATTTTTGGATTCAAGCTCACCAAAATCTGCATCAAGTTTGATTTGTCTATCATCTAAGGTTTTCTGAAGAGATTCGAACTCTATTTTTTTTATCTCGAAAAGCTCTTTTTCTGTTTCAAATTCTGATTTGGTTGCATCAAATTCTGATTTGGTTGCATCCAGGGTGTCACGTTCGGCGATTAAATCTGCTTGTTGTGTATTCAATGAATCCATTTTTTTCTGCAATTCAACCCGTGATTCACCCAACTCAGAATTCATATCAGTAATTTCATTCCGTTGTCGCATTTGTTCCGCTTGTGATTTCGCAAGATCTCGCTGAGAACTAACAATGGACGCACGTTCTAATGCAATACCAGCCTGAATGGTTTGTAATTCAGTAACTCTCATGTCATGCTTCATTTGCGCCTCCGCTTCTGCACTTCGGATATCAGCAACAGATTGTGATGCCAGTAATGATCCACCCAAAATGGCTCCAACAATGGACTCGCCTTTGGTAGGTGCTTCCTTAGGTGTTTCCTTTGGTGCTTCCTTTGGTGCTTCCTTTGGTGCTTCCTTTGGTGCTTTTTTTAGTGCTATCGCTTTTTCGGCACGTTCTTTTGCTTTCAGTATGACATCATGTTTGCTGGTTTTCAGTGGGACTGTGTCTGCTTTTTCTTTGGTTTCTATTGTTGCAACCGCTTTTTTGACTGTGATTGTCGATGTCATTGCCAACATTCGTTTTTTTATTTCTTCCCTTTGTGCAAGTTTTGCCTCGGCGCGTTTTTTCTTTGCGATATTTATCGCTTCTAATCTGGCTTTCAATGCATCTGACTTACTACATATACCTAAGACCTTGAGTTTTGCATCTGCTATAATCTTTGCTTTTGTCTGTTCTTTTAGTTTTGCTTCCGCTTTTGCTTTTACTTTGGTTTCAGCTTTTGCTTTTGCTTCGGCTTCAGCTTTTGCTTTTGCTTTTGCTTCGGTTTCTGCTTTTGCTTTTGCTTCGGCTTCAGCTTTTGCTTTTGCTTCGGCTTCAGCTTTTGCTTTTGCTTCGGCTTCAGCTTTTGCTTTTGCTTCAGCTTTTGCTTTTGCTTTTGCTTCGGCTTCAGCTTTTGCTTTTGCTTCGGCTTCAGCTTTTGCTTTTGCTTCGGCTTCAGCTTCAATTGAGGTCTTAGCCACGAGTGGACTACAGCCCTCAAGTTTTTTATTAATCGCGACGAGGTATTGCTGTTTCAGATCGGTTAATATACCCTCAGCCATAAGTTTCCGCCTTTTAGCTAATAATTGTGTTTCATTTAGATTATTGACTCTTTCTGTGATCGCCTTTTTTCTTGCAACTAATATTGCTGACCTTTGGGCTGACATGTTTTGTCGTATAAGGGATCCTTTTAATTCAGAAAACAAAAAAGTTTTAATTTAAACCGGAATGTTTTTTTTTTAATTATATTCTGATTTTATCAATGCCATAATAATGGTTCCTATCGTACTTCCAAGATCACCAACAAACAACCATTTTGAGTATAATGTCACTCCGGTTTTATTTGTGTTTTTTGTTCCTAAATATGACCAGGATTGATTATATAGTAATGCGTTACCACATAAAACCAAGAACCCAGCAAGCCAACCGAAAATGGGGTTATATATGGCTAACGCTAAATCGATAACCATACCAATAATAACAACCAAAACCAACAATAATGGGTTGTATGACTTACGTAACGTGAATCCGATCCATCGACCAAATAGTCCTCCTAATGTTGTACAGATACCATAAATCATAAAATATTGTGTTCTTTTAACTTTTAGAAATGTCATCGAATTATGGTCAAGCAGATACAGCATGACACCAGGTGAGAACAAACTAACTCCAAGCATATCAATGAAAATAGAGATATAGTACCAGGACATGGATCGTTTATTTTCGTATGGGTTATCGATCAGAAGTGGTTTAACATACCCCGGATCTATTGTTTTATTATGTTTTGACAAATATAATGACGATCCGATGGATCCAAGGAATAGCATTAAAATAACCGTAATATACACAACATATAAAGGAACATTTAAGGATAACAAAAGAAAGCCACCGATTGTTATGGTGCCAACCCCAGCTGGTATACCCAATGAAGCAAATCTTTTTTCGCTTGTGTTGAATTGTGATATGGCTTCAAGCATATTTGGTTCGAATGTACCAATTCCAGCACCACCAAAACTATATGCCAAACCAATAATTAACATGGAAGGTGTGATATTATACCATTTATGTAACATATCACAGATAGTTAATATAGTTAATGCGGAAATCATAAGTAATATACCAGCAAGACATCTTTTTAGTGGTTTTAATGATTTGAATACATATCCATTACATAATCGAAAAACTAGATTACCGATATATAACATGGCAATCATAACACCAAATTCGAAACTACTCGAATTGTCATCATCTGATATTTTAACAATTTGTTTTACCTGTCGTTGGAGTGCAAATAACGATGCATATCCAGCAAACATAGGTAAAACAAACGATATAAGGAAATAATGATTATTCATGATTTATTAGGTATGAACCGTTTGATGTTATATTTCTTGGATTCAATAAAATAAATATTAAAATTGAAACAACAAAGTAAAAATATTAAAACCAATGAATTAAGTATTTATTAACCACATTAAATATGTCGAGAGCAGTACCGGACATGTCTTATGTGCATCCACATACATATATAACACCAGAAGAACTATTATCTAAATCCGATGGATGGATTAAAGAGCACCGTAATGATGTTGATTGGAAATATATATCAAGGAAAAATGATTTAAGTGATGAGTTTATTCGGGTATTTCAACATATATTAAATATGCCGGATGTTCTTCGGTATAACGAACTTTCTGAGGAATTGTTATATGAAATTGTAATTGTACCGGCAGAAAAATATTATACACCTAAAAACACAGCAATTATTGATGGCGTTATTGCTGGTTTTCGCGATCGAGCAACCGACCCAGATGCATCACCATACCATTACCCAAAGGAGGTGTTGGATAAGGCAATTCAAAGTGGATATTTTAATTTCAATACATTAATTATCAACAGAATGTGTCAATACCAAACATTAAGCGAATCATTTATCCGAGAACATCATTTATGTTTATGTTGGGGTGTTGTGTTACAACATCAAAAGCTGACCGAAGCAGTGATTCAGTTCATTGCTGATGAATATGTAACCGGTGCGATTTCTAACGAGATACTATCAGCAACCAGAAATGTTGATATTAAACAGCTTAAACAGTTTTCTGGAAAAACCTTTTGGAAATATGTATCCAAGTACATATATCTCAGTGAACCTTTTATGATTCGTTATGCCGAGTTTTTAGATTGGGTTGTGGTGTCGACGGCGCAAAATATGTCAATGCTATTTATGGCTAAATTTGCAGATAAGTTGCACTGGTCGAGTCTTGTGTGCGCACAATCGATGAATAACGAATTTATTTTAGAATTTGCTGAATATTTACATGGAAGTGATATAAATTATATTGCCCAAATGGGTTTAATTGATAGTCGTACAAAACGAACGATTACACGACGTGCTGTGAAAACGGTCTAATTTAATAATATATTTTTTTTTGATTCAAAGATTGAATGATAGTTGTAAATAAACAAATGAGTTCAATACAATGATGTCACTTAAAAAACGTGCGAAAGACCTTGGTTTGTGTGAATTTGGGGAATTAGACGATGACGGACTACAAGATATGATTGAAAGAATTGATAAATTTAGTGGTTTCACAATCAAAAAATATGAACCTTTTAAGAAACAAAAAAGTAAAAAAATAAAAAGGAAGTCTTTGGCTGAAACGGCATCTGTAAAAACAATATCAGATGTTATTTCTCCGATTACAAAAATAGATACAAAAATAACCAAAATTAATAATATTTATCATATTGCTGATTTACATGTATTACCATTAAAACGACATGAAGAATATCAACAGGTATTTGATAACATTATATCTTTTCTTGATACTGACGGTGATTTGAGTAATTCCGTGATGTGTATAGTTGGCGATATAGTTCATGAGAAAGATAAGTTAAAAGCGGAAACAATAATGTTTATTCGTTCATTTCTTGAAGAGTTAACAAAACGCTTATTTGTAATAATAACACCAGGCAATCACGATTTTCTGGAAAAACAACCATATCGTATGGATAACATAACACCAATTGTTGCTGGTATAGATGATAATCTTATATATATTAAAAATTCAGGATTGTTTTTGATTGGAAATATTATATTTGCTGTATCAAGTTTGATTGATAGTAAATTTATATATCATCCGAATATCAATTTTGGTGATGAAATATTGGATGGAGTTGACGATATCAAAACAGTATCATTATTTCATGGTGTTGTTGAATGTCCGAAATTAAGCGATCCACGCATTTTACATAGTGCTGAGACAAGAACAAGAGAAATTGATGAATTTAATGGATTTGATTATGTTTTACTTGGTGATATTCATAAAAAAATGTATTTGAAAGGACATATTGCCTATCCAGGATCATTGATACAGCAAAATTTCGGTGAAGAAATCGGAGAACATGGTTTGATTAAATGGAATCTGAAAAAAGATAAAAAACAATTTGTGGAGATAGGAAGTGAATATGGATTTGTAACACCAAAAATAATAAACGGAATTTGGACAAATCCGGAGATTGAGTTTCCATTATATGCATATATACGTTATTGGATAGAAAATTCAAATCGAGAAGATATTTGTTTTGTTCAGGCAGTTATTAATTCTAAAATAACACCAATGGAAAGTAGAATAAAAAATGTTTTGCAACAATCAACAACAAAAGAAATAATCGATGACAAAATAGAAGCGGAATCGGTTGATGCAACATTGGCGGATTATACATCGGATTTATCTAAACTGACTGATTTTGAGTTGATAAAATTAGAATATGAGGAAGGAAAAGATCAATCTGATAAAAAAGTGGAAATAGCCGATGATATCAAGAGATTAGTAAAGATTCACAAAAAAATAACAAGGGATTTAGATTTTTCTGAAGCGGAATTAGGTCAAAAACTTATATTGAAAAAACTAACATTTCGTGATATGTTTGGTTATCATGGCAGTAAAAATATCATTGATTTTGATATCAACAATGGTATTTTAAATATATCTGGAGAGAATTATTCCGGAAAAACCACATTATGGTATGTTATATTATTTACTCTATTTGATAATTTTCCTGGAAAAGTGGCGTTAGCTGGTATTTTAAATCATTCTGCCAAAAGTTATGAATCATGTATAGATTTCCGATTGGGTGATCATATATATAAATTAACAAAAAATGGAAAGTTAAAGGGTGACAAAGTAACAAAGTCTGTAAATCTACAGAAATTGTCAAATGATAAATATGTTTTAGTGTCAACACATCAAAAACATATAACGGAAAATTATATCGGTAATATGAATATGTTTATTGCAACGAATGTGTTTGCCAATAATATTAAATGGGCATCGATTTTGGATCTTTCTGGATCAGAACGACATGACACCATGGCTGAGTTATTTGGATTAGATAAATATGATGTATATAGAAAACGTGCGAGTGAATATCTGAAAACATATAAAACTAAATATTCTGAGTTATGTGGACAGCGTGATGTTCTTGATGTTGATTTAGATATAGATGAAACAGAAAATGCATTAGCGAATCTCGGAAAAACCATTGTGGAACGAAAAGCATTAGCCGATGATTTACGAGAAACGCTTGATATCTTGGAAAAAACATTTTCAAAAGAAAATGATAAAATGTCCGATCTCGTTCAGAATCTGGTTGATATTGATTCATTTGGAGATTTTGATGAAATGTCTTTTGCGGTTGATGAAATTAGAGAGGAATATCCGGATATTGACACATGGGATATTGATGTAATCAAATGGAACAATGAAAAAGTTCATTTAGAATTGGAGTTAGATTCATTTGAAATAACTGAAGATGAGATAACAATCGCACTAAATTCGAAATCAAAAAAGAAAAACAAGAAAAAATTAACTGGATTTCTTAAATTATTGTCTGAATTTACCAAGGAATATGATACTATTTCGGAAATAACAGATAAATGGTCACTGGAATACGCCAAAACGGAGCCATATCACAAAGTAACACATGAATTCGCTAAAGCGATAGATCGTTTAACAAACATAAAAGATCGAGTAAAAGACAAAACAAGATCACTCAGCAAAGAAATTAAAAATAAATCTATAGCAGACTTTGGAGATAATATAATTACTGGATTCAAGGAAATAACAGGAGATACTATTACTAAGAGTCCAATATATGACATATTGAAAAAACATATGGAATTGTTTGATGGTGTTTCGATAACAGAATCCGGTGATAAAATAGATGGTATAGAAAAAGTGGTATCTAATTTTGATGTGTATCAGGAATTAGTCACAGAAGTAGTAGCAAAAACACGCTTTTTACCGAAGACGCCCAAAAAACCAGATTATGATGAAGACGAGAAAATAACATATGAGGAAGATATGGCGATGTTAGATGATGAAATCAAGAAATTGGAAAAGAAAACGGGGCGAACAAAAGATCTTGATTTACTAATAAAAACATTTTCGGAATCAAAAACAATATCAGACGAACTTCATGGAAAAATTATAAAAATACTTAAATCGATAAAAAGCGGAAAAATATTTAGTAACCACGAAACCGTTAATGAGAAAATGATTAAAAAACAGAAAATGGAATTTGAGTATCAGACAAAAATAGTTGAGATGGAAAAGGAATATAAGAAATATCTTGATATCATCGAGGAAAACAAAATCATTACAGCTGAACAACAGGTGAAATCATATATTATATTTCTGAGTATGTCGGCAGAAATATATATTATTCAAAAACAAAAGGATGAAATGCAAATAAAACGAGAGAAAATAAATAAAATGATATCATTATGTGGTGATATCGGTGAATGTTTTAAATATTATGATATACTTCGGCGATATAGTGGATATTACACCACTTATAAATTATTACAAAAACACTTATCGGATGAACAGAAGTGTGCTGTTTATGAACAATATCAGGGTTTGATTGACAATTTAGAAATGAAGGATGAATATTTATCAATAACGGCTAAAAACGATATGCTACAGTTAGATATTGATGATATACAGGACAATATGATAGAAATTAAATTAGATAAAGAACAAAAAAGTAAATGTCTTAGATTATTGGTTGACGATATCGCTGATGATAGAGTCGAATATGGAAAATTAGAAGAACAAATTCGTGTATATAATAAAAACAAAAAGCAATTATTGGAGATTAGTGTAAATATCAATGAGATAGCAAAGAAAAAACATATTTATGAACAATATGTGAAAATCATGAATAAATATGGAATACCATCAAGATGGATTGAACATGCGTTACATGGTATACAAAAAACTATGAATGCATTTTTAGATGGAATCTGCGAATTTAATGTCGCGTTCAATATTAACATAACAAGAACAGAAAGAAAATTAATTGATATTGTAGTACATAAAGGCGAGTTTACCTTGGGAGCATCAATAATGAGTGGTTATGAAAAGTTCGTATTTAACATGGGATTTAAACAAGCACTCGGTCAATTTAGTAATTGCAATAAAGTACAGTTCATATGTATTGATGAGGGATTAGATGTAATTGATGAAATGAATTGGGATATAAGATTACCAATAATTTTGGAACGTTTACGGAAATTCTATCAAAATATATTGATAATATCACATATAGACAAAATTGGTTTGATTGCGAATCATCAATTGAAAATAAAGAAAACATTACATGACAGTAAAATAGTTATCGAATAAATATATAAATATATTTTTTTTTTGAATCAGACAAATATTAATCCAAATAGAGACAATAGATTCAGTCATTAGATCATTATGAATTCTTGGACACAGGATGATCAGGAGTGGGGGCATATGTATTTTGATCAGAGATATGATCCTGAGTTTGCGGCCATGTTGGATGATGACCTTGGTATATTGACTGAAACACTGGATGGTCGTATAGTGCATTTCCAGGGGAGAGATATATGTTTCTCCGAGCCGGGGTATTTTCCCGAACGTTATGGTTTACATGCTGTGGAAGATCAGCATCACCACGTATGTATTGGTTTTGATATTCCAGGTCAGCAAACGCCAACAAATTTAATGCTAAGCGCATTATCACATCTTTCTGTTGTCGATCATCCGGATTTTGGTGGTTTTGACGCATTCAACATGCTTGGATATGAATTCCAACCGAATTTGCGTGAAACTGTTGTTCAAGAATTAATCGATGCGATTGATGCCGTTGAAGATCAAGAAATGATTATTTAAAAAAAAACATTTATTTATTATAATGTTTTTTCAATTACAAAGCATCAGAAATGAATTCCAATTATGATTTTTCATCAATAAAAAAATAATAATGAAACTATTATTCATATGGATTAATATAATCGGTTTCGATATCTGTCCTCACAAAGCCGTCATAGAACAAATAAATTACTTTGATTGCTTTTTTTATTTTTTTCCTTTGGAAATGTTTGTTGATTGTTTTCGCGAGATAATTCATTCTTTTTGTGGCTGACAACATTGAAGTCCCATCAAGTGGTTTATATTTATCTGGATTATATCGTATGAAAATCATAAAAGGTGCACCGTAGTCAAAATATATTTGTTTCATCCTGGTTATTTCACATTCACAAGAATATCCGGACCGTAAATGTTGGTTTTCATCAACTTCGATAATTATCGGAATTCCTGTTTTATTTGAAATAATGAAATCAGGTCGTTTTTTCGAACAACCACCAATAATTATTTTATCATGAATAATATTATAACCATATTCGGTCAGCATCTCTTTGATGATTATCTCATCTCTTTTTTTATGTGGTAACAGTATTAGTTTATCACAAGCACTACAAGTATGCTGGTCTTTTGATATTGTAACACAACAACATATTGAACATATGTTTTGTATTTCCTTGCTGTTTTTATGCTTGTGAACTTCACAATAATATCGACTTCGAGATGAAACAAAAGTAGCAAACCGTTTACAATTTTTACATCGTTTTTTAGGTCGAAAAATCATACCCTTTTCTTTATGTTCAGCGCAAACCTCAGACTGATAACCCAGCCAGCCGAAATTTGGTTGTTTACCACATCCAGTGTATTTACAACGTTTGTCCTTTACATTGACATATTTGATAGGGGCGTGTGTTTTACAATATTCAGCTATTTTAGAACCATCTTTGCCAAAATTTGGTCTGGTTTTGCATCCTGTATGTTTACAAAATTTAACCTTTACATTGACATATTTAATGGGAGCATGTGTTTTACAATATTCAGCTATTTTAGAACCATCTTTGCCGAAAACCGGATGTTTACCACATCCGATGTGCTTACAACGTTTATCCTTTACATTGACATATTTGATGGGAGCGTGTGTTTTACAATATTCAGCTATTTTAGTGCCATCTTTACCGAAATATGGTTGTTTGGTACATCCGATGTGCTTACAACGTTTATCCTTTACATTGACATATTGGATGGGAGCATGTGTTTTACAATATTCAGCTATTTTAGAACCATCTTTACCAAAATTTGGTCTGATTTTACATCCGAGGTATTTACAATGTTTATGTCTGATATCGACGTATTTGATAGGAGCATGTGTTTTACAATATTCAGCTATTTTAGAACCATCTTTACCGAAACTTGGTCTGGTTTTGCATCCGACGTGTTCGCAATGTTTATCCTTCACATTGACATATTGGATGGGAGCATGTATTTTACAGTATTCAGCTATTTTAGTACCATCTTTACCGAAAGTTGGTATGGTTTTGCATCCAGTGTGTTTACAACGTTTATGCTTTACATCGACGAATTCGACGGGAGCATGTGTTTTACAATATTCAGCTATTTTAGAACCATCTTCACCGAAAACCGGTTGTTTGGTACATCCAACATATTTGCACAATTTAACCATTTTTTATAAATGATAATGCTTTATCAATTTTACAAAAAAGGTTCGAATTAGAACCACATCGGATTTGAACAACCCAATAAAAAACATATGTATATTCATTGCTTCTAATTCGATATATCCATTTTCTCTGATAGATAAACATACATTTGATGATACTCTTAAGTGTACAAAATACCAATTTGTATTCACTATACGCGGAATGACCTTTGGCGAAAAAAAAATATTATTATTGGGATGAGTAATATTTTTCTATTGTTAATCATTCAGGCAACCAGTTAGGAGCCATCCAGCCTAGACCGATGTGTGGCATCACATACGATAAGATCGTCCATGATAAGCTACGCCCAGCACAATAAGGGTGTCCATACTCAGTCATATGTGCGAAATACCATGTTGCAGTGCGGAATGTCGAAATGGTAGTTTTCAGATGGTTATTGAAAAGTGAATGACGTGTATCAGGAAACCATGGGTACACGAAAGATGCCTCAACACGTTCCAGTAATTGATACGACCGTGGTCGCATTACTAATTGATCACGCAACTCCTCGACGTCCTTATGATCCGATATCAGTTCTGGGATGCGATCCAGGACGCATACAAGCTTCCCGAGCAGGTTATTGCTGGTATTGTACCCAGAAATAATCAGCTGTAGAATAGATCCGGAATCTCGACCATATGTACCACGTAGTACTTCCGGTGCGAAATTGATCAGATTCTCGAACGCTACCGATGTTCCATGGAGAGACATAACAACGACATTCCAATAGTTTGTGATCCATGATATCGGTATTCTCTTTAGTCGAAAAAGAACTCGAAGAAGCTTGGGGTCACGTGCTGCATGGAGCGCGTATAGACATAAATCTTTTGTTATACGCGCCCCATGGGCAACCCAGTCCATGATCACATCGATCGGGTATGTACTATAGTGCCCGATTGTAATCTGGTCGCAAAATGCTACAGGCACTTTTGGCAACTTGTGAATGATGTGTGCCGGTGTTTGGCGAATATTTTCACGCAGACATTCAAAAGCGCTTCTCTCCCTAGGGACGATAAGTACTAGCACCTTAGGGACGGTACACACTGTTGCCCTAGGGACGATGATATCAACCACAGGAGCATACACGGGAGTATAAACCGGTGGTTGGTCCTGATATAGCCGCGGGTGCCGGTGCCGGCGTCGCGCGGTAATGGAACAACATCTCGTAATGTGGGGGTGACGTTGGCGTGGTCTATGTCTTCCCCGAACACCCGAGCGTCCTTGGTGATTGCGCGTCATGATAAGATTTGTATTTTATTATTGAGATAAATCAATTTTTTATATCACTAAAAAAATGGATTGAAATTTAGACATATAACTCGCAAACCACCTTGAATAATGTATCGATGACAGTTGTGATAAATACACCAATTGGTGAATCATCGTGAACATAGATATTTTTCTTCAATTCGGTCAGAATGTCCTTGAGTTGATCAACATTAGGGTGTTCCGCCGATATAACCCAGAACGTCAAAACCTTTGAAATACCATCCAGGATCGTATGAACGAGTAAATCCGCGGGGGTTTCTTCAGTCAGAATGAATCCCAGCATAAATCGTGCAAGATCGATCGTGTCAGGTTTAGGCGTGCGCAGTTTTGCGATGGTTCCATGTATATCAGATCGAACACTATCGGGCATTTCTGACGTCCTCAAAGAAGTTTCGAACATATCAGCCAATCGATGAAAAGCATCAAGTAGGATCGACCATTCTTCGGCTGGAGCCCCTTTCATTGCTTTTGTTATATCTTGAACCATGGTTACTGTTAGTGTTTTAGCATCAGCAAATTCACCTGCGGTAATCAGCAAAGCGATCTCGGAAACCGTGATCAGCCGTCCTTTGATGTATGTGGCAACGAAACCATGATGATCTGCAACTGAAACACCAGCCAGACGTAATTTAGTATTTCTGATTATCTCGACATGCTCCGGATTCGGAGCACTCATGATTATGGTTGGCTGGTACTTAGTTTATGTGTAATGGATGTAGTTATTCATTTTTTTTATTGATCAATAAACAAAAAAGATGCTGGGGTGCATCAATAATGCTTTCATAGTGCGGGGGGACCGCGGTGTGTTCCTGGAACACCTCAACCAGTATGCCTGTTGGCACACAGCCCTCAAATTACTATGGCATTGATTGTTATCTTTGAACATCCTTACAATCGGTATACCTACAAAGTAGATACACGCCCCAAGTGCGGGAGGGACCGCGGTGTGTTCCTGGAACACCTCAACCAGTATACCTGTTGGTATACAGCCCTCAAATTACTATTGGGGTAATTCAATTTTATATAAAAAAAAAATTGAATTACCCCAATAGTAAATTGGTGACCCGCAGTCTATGAGTGTCTGGCGGAATGGGACGCTAAGGCTCATGGATGTGTAAACCGGTTTGTGTGCATTGATGTTGTATGGAGCATCGATATAATGTATATAGTCCGGCAAGACTGCACCGTGGGTTATCGTATTTTTTTTTTTGAAATCGAATAATAAAAAAATAAGAAAAGGGACAATGCCGAGCGGTAAACATATTCGAAATGCGTTATTGGGGTGGTTCCGCGAGATGGGAACACCGAATAAAGATGTTGAGACATTACTGTTGTTGTTACTAAAGTATCATCCTGAAAGCTTTAAAACAACCGGGCGTATGTTTCGAGATCTAATGAATTACAATTTTCGAAATGCATCTGGATGGATAAAGATGCTACCATCTGGTGTTCGTTGTCGGGAGTTGATTGATGGTATGCCGGAACGTTGGTTATTGGAAACGGAATTAACCAGAAATGTGCATGATGCCGGATATACACCATGGGTAACTAACCTGGATCGTTTTATGTTAGATCATAAGAATTTATATCTGTACATCCAACGCGAGATTCGAATTATCTGTCAGGCAACCAATAACCAGGAATTGTATGATATATTTGTTATGTATTGTTATGGATTTCGTGATACCACTGATATATATTCGATCCAGCGTATTGATGAAATGGTGATGCTACACGGAATAATGCTAAATCTGATAACATCTGGGATTAAATTAACAATGCGGGAGTTTATGGATTTATGTTCAATTGCGAATGTTAAACGTGAACCGGTGATGTATTATCGAACAAATATCGAAGGGTTGACGACATACGGAACAGTATCCCGTGTTATGGTAAAAACATATAGTGGTGTGGAATATCAATGTCTCGGACATGACCGAATGGATGATCAGTTGAGTGTTATTCACGGCGGACGTGTGTTTCAGGTGAAAAACATTAGGGGTTCTGTATCACTCGTGTTGCATAAACTGCGAGAAACCACGGTACATTATCAAGGATTAGTGATACCGTTAATTGAGGAAACATTTCGAACCAACTACAAGAAAATGGTATCCGAACACAATGATATTCTGCCAATGTTAAGGTACCAGATGGGAAAATTTGTTACATTATATCGGGTTGGTAGACAAGCAAAACATAAGCGATCGAAAGATCAATCACCAGATGGCGAATCACCAAAACGACTATCACCGGATGCGAGTGTATTTAAACCATTACGGTTTAAAAAATAAATTAAATATTTTATTTATTTTTTAACCGTTTAACTGTATTTTGCCAATGCCCAACGCGTTTGTACACGTTGGGCCACATATTTCGGATTTATACAACAAAACCCAACGGGATTGATATCAGGTTCCATCCAACTGAAACCAAGATAAGGCATAGTCCATGCCCATAACAACCAGGGTAAACTACGTTTACATTCACGGGTATCAAGCAAACGCGTTAGAAAATAGGTACCAATTCTGAATAATGTTGCGGATCGTTTCCATCCAGAAAATGCAATACTGTGGACATATGGATGCCAACCAATATAACGACCATTATCCCAAGAACCACCATACCCACTATATAACCAAGCGTTTGCCATAATACGACGAGATTTGGGTGTTAGCCATTCCATTGGTGTGTCTACTATTGGTATAGTATAGTGATGAGCAAGTAATATAATAAGATGTTCCTGGATTATATTCCACGTATTTGGGCAGGTGCCTTCAATACTTTTATGTGGGCATAATGATATTAGTGTGTCCAGAGTACCGCGGTTATTCAGCACCAGCAACAAAAAGTTATAATCACATTTATAGTCATCATAAAAATAACTATATTTTTCCCCGAAAGCCTGAATCGCGGTGCAGATATGGTCGTAATGGTCATTATACCCAATGAACTCAAATGCGAGGAAATCGAGAAAAGAATCAACAAGTACATGGGAATTATATTTAGTGTCACTGCATAGTGATATGATTTCGGGATGTTTAAAGATATCATCAATCATTTCCGAATCACAGACATTTTCGTGAAGTAATAGAATTGGAAGATCTGGATATTTTATTTTTGTGGAACGATTGATTAATGATGTAAAAATCGCATTACGAAACCAATTTTTGGTGAAATACTGGGGAAAAGTATTCTTGGTTACAACAAGATATTGACGGTTTGCTTTTCGGGTTATATTACCCATCCATGCAATACTTGTATCTCGAGTAATATCAGACATATATAGTTCAGCTGAATCATCAATGACTTGAAAAACATTTAATGCTGATATTATTGGTGTATCACCCACAAGTCGGATTATACCATTTGGTTTATTCTGAACTAATTTGATAACATCACCAATAAGTAGATCACGACGAAATTCATGGTCACCCGGATACATCACCCAGCATTGATCGGTACATTCATGTAAAACAATGGTTAGATCACGTTTGGTATCAATGCGTTTACGGCTACTCGCATGTATTATATAGAGATGTGAAATATCCGATGATACATCAGTCCGTTGTAGGAATTGGTACAACGGTTGTATGGAATTGAATGATAATTCCGGAATAATGTCTGGAGCCGACATGATGTAATTTCTAATGAATCAATGTAATATTCAAAATTAAATATTGAATAAGTTTCGGTTTATATAAAACAGGGTAATTGTCCGAGTTTAAATAATGTCAACAGGACACAAAACATACCACGAAAAACCGGAATATGAAGAAGAATTTAAATTGAAATACGGTTTTGGACGTAGTTATGCAATGTGTCGGCGTGCAAAATATACCCCACCAGGAACATCAAGTGAATATTTCGAAAAATTTAATACATCATTAGAAGCAGTATTACGCACTAACCCAGATGCTCCAATCGAGGGTGGAAGCACTGTTGCACATATACCATTATTTAAAAAACTATTAAAACCATACAAGAAAAAGTCAATTTTGATTGCTGAGATTGGATTTAATGCAGGAACATCTGCGGAATGCTTTCTGAAGTGCGCACCAAAAGCAAAAATGGTATCATTTGATCTCATACATCATAAATATATAATGACGGCAAAAAAGTATATTAATCATAAATATCCGGGGCGACATACATTAATCGGAGGGAATTCACTTGAGACGGTGCCCGCATTTGCTGAAATGTTTGGTGAACAAAAAATGGATGTAATATTTATAGATGGAAATCATTTATATGATTTTGCGGTTGGTGACATAGTAAATATGAAAAAACTGTCAACCAAGAAAACATTAGTGATATTGGATAATGTTGCACCACACCGAGGATGTTCAGTCGAGGTGTATCTTGCATGGTATCATCTTCTTAATATTGGATATATTAAACATATCGGGTTTGAGGAGTTGAACACATATGATATCACATTAAAGGAAAACCCAAAGGTGAAACCATTTATTGATGGTGGGGCGTGGTTTTCATATAATATGAAATATGATGGTGATATAAAACGGGACATTAAAACGTTTGAAGCGGGTAAGTTACCGATTCCGAAGAAGTTACCGGATTTTGATCATATTAATCGTATAATTCCTGGGTGGGAATTATCGAAAAAATATCAGGCATTAACAAGAAACCCGAAGGCGGATCAACGCGCGGTTAAAGTAATAAAAGCAAAACTTGATTATTTATACAATAAGACAATTCAGACTGGTGTATATTATGTGGATGATTTTTACAAATCAAGATAAAATTATGGTAATTTATAAACTGTTTTTTTATCTGGTATAATATCAACACTTGCGGGCAAACCACCAACAGTTGTTATATATAATGGACATGGATAAATTATATGTGTTGGATCATTTGTACCATAGAAGCCAAGTTCACCAGATGGATATGCGAACGTGTGTTGTTTTGGAAATTCCATAGCATATTTAAGTGGCAGATATGGTGGATATTCTTGAATGTCGATATCGTATCCCATACTTTTTAATTTTTTACGACCTGGATTATCCCAAAGAGGGTAAACAAATACGGCTTTGACTGGTATTCCGGAATCAGCTATATCTTTTAGACGCGTTAATGATTTTTCCATAATATCATTAGTGAATGGAAAATTATAATAAGTAATCCCTCGTTCAACAATCACATCAAAATGATTTCCAACTGAACCGAAATATTGTTCAACATCTGGAAATAAGCTACAAAAACGATCGGTACCAGCATTGAAGGCATTTCCGAACATCTCAATTTGAACACCCATACCATCATATAACAGTTTACGGACATCATCTTCAAGTCTAAGATGAATAGAATTATCAATAGGTAACCAAACACTTCGATACCGAATAAAAAGACACCAAATTAAGTAATTTACATCAATTCCTGTAAAATCCAGTTTTGACAATTTTTGTGTTTTTTGAAGCGTTTAATGAGCGACTTAAAAACTAATCTATTAATAGTGATTGTATGTGTTAGTCTTTCTGTTTCGATTATAATGGATGTGCCAATTTTTGTTTTTGTTGTTGATGTTTTTATGGTTGACGCTGGTGGGAAACGTGTATGTTTCTTGAAATAATCGATAGTGATTGCTTTTATTTTTTTGTTTTCAATAGTTTCTGGTTCTGAAAAAACTGGATCATTTGGTGGTGTTCCATGGGTAAACCATTCTAATACAATTGCTTGTGCTTTTTTTTTGTAGTAGTGATATTGCGTAAACATTTTTCTCGAAATAATTCCCGTTCCGGGTCTGGAATAAATGGTTTAATTGGATTTATTGATGTTATTTTAACGGATGGTGGTCGTTTAGTTTTTATTGGAATAACATGTTTTTTAGCGGATTTAGTACTCATGATTAGATGATATCCAACAACACCTTTTATTGAATGATATTTTGTATTCAAAAATAAAAGTAACAGAAATATAAATTTGGTATCTTAAAAAACAATGATATCAAAAATTATTTATCTGATAAGAAATAAGGTAAATGTTGGTACATGTCGATTAGATATTGAAACACCATAGCCCTTAAATATGTGACTCATATTGAATTTTGTTTTGTTTTATTTTCATATATCAAACGGATATTTGAGTGAAAAAAAAACCCTAATTTAATTATGGCGATCTCACTAAACGCACCTTTTTAACTCCAATGGGGGGAGCCAGAAATCGGCAATAACAACAAGTGGTGCCATCTTACCCACATCAGTCGTTTGTGTTATAGTCTCTCCGATAACTACCTCTCCGACATTAGCTTCTTCGGACATGGGATCCGCAGTTGGTGGGGGTAGTGGAGACAACGACGACGTAGTAATTTCCATCATGCAATATAACCATTCTAAATGTAGATCGGATATATTCAGTTTTGATACATATTTAAAATTAACAAAATGAGAACCCAATAAAAAAATGGATAAAACAGAAATAATTTTAGCATTTGGAAAACTGCGGGAAATTGAAAAACATTCGGAAACATCGACGGCACAATATAAAGTACGCGCGTATACTAATGCGATCAATGATCTCAAGGCGTTTCCGAATAAATTAGTTAAGCTTGAAGATGTACCAAAATTAGGGATGGGTGACAAATTAAAATCAAAGGTAAATGAAATGATTGCGACTGGGAAAATAAGTCAGTTGGAACAATTGATGAAAAAGAAAAAACCGAAAGCAATATTAACATTTCCGAATATATTAGGATTTGGACCGAAATTTGTGAATGAACTGTTTTCACGAAAAATATATACATTGACACAATTGCAAAAAAGTCGAATAAAGTTAACAGACACACAACTTATCGGAATAAAATATAATAAAGATTTATCACGACTAATACCGCGTTCAGTGGTTAAACCATCAATATTTAAGATAACCGGTTTTGATGTGATGCTTTGTGGGTCATATCGACGAGGCAAAGAAAAAATGGGTGATTTGGATGTGTTGGTTATTCCAGATAAACTAGTACCAACAAGCTATACGAAAAATATTTCTGCCTATTTGGTAGTATTGGTAAAGAAACTCAAAGTGCCATATGTATTAGTGTCGCGTGGTCCAACAAAGATAATAATATTACTAAAATTAGATAAATATTACAGACATGTTGATATACGATTTATAGAACCAAAATCAAAAATACCAGCAATGATATATTTCACGGGATCAAAAGAGTTCAATATAAAAATGAGATCAACAGCAAAAAAACTTGGTTATAAGTTAAATGAATATTCATTAACAAATCTGAAAACCGGAAAAACAGTAAAATTAAAAACAGAGAAAGGATTATTTAAAAAACTCAATATGACATATTTAAGACCGAAAGATCGCTAATCTAATTTAAATTCGGACTCGAGTATTTCTTTCAACCCGGGTAATGGATATTAACCAGAACCAATGGAATATGTGTTCCGGTATGCCATATATCAAATACATCTTTACTGAAATGATCATTTTCACTTAGAACATCATCCATTGTTGGTTCATCAAACTTCAAATAACCAACGACATTCGGAAATTGGCTAAGATCAATGACCATTGTTAGTGGTGTATGAAAATCGGGTAGATGTATTAAATCGGAAATAATTTTATTTTGGGTGGTAATTCCCGAATACCTTTAAATGGTACTCCAATTGCGATAGCCACCGATAATGCTGCATCTGCCGTTAATATTTTACTGACATTATAATGAATAAATAGTTTACTTTTTTTTGTTTCTTCAATATGGCATTCTATAATGGATGGCGTAAAGGTCGACATATTATATCTCTTTTTTGATATATATTAAAAAAAGAAAAAGTCCGTGGCAGTATATCAAAATGTGGTGCCATAAAAATATGCCCAGTATAGATATTATAAATTTGAATGGACAGAAACAATTATTTAAAAAAGCCATTCTATATGATTTCAATGAAATTATGTCGAAAGTGCAATATCGTGAAGATGTCAAATTACGCGCTGGGGATGAATTTTTGGTAGAACTGGCTGATATATGTGATGTATCAGATTCGTATGTGATTGTTGGATTAATACCATCACCGAGAAATCTATATCCGAAAAGACTGCCATCGGGTGCATGGAAGATAGATATCAAAAATGGAAACACAGTAAAATGGTTTGGAACACAATATAATCAACCAGATTTAACAATGAAATATATAGATGGAAAATGTATCTTCCAGATTATTGGTGTGGATCCAACACAAACATTCCCGTATATGATTGGTTCTAAGCCACGAATGACATAAAACATTAGTATGTTTTTTTCATAAACTTATAAAAACTGAATACAAACGGTACAAATATAAAAACATATATCCAACAATGTCGGATATCATAGATACTGTCGAGTTTGTAACAAAGAATGTTGGTGATATCAACAAGTGTGAAGAAGACATAAAATTGATCAAAAAATGCTGTCGAGAAATGTTTCTGAGACCGAGAGACTCCGTATTGCCAATTGATATTGATGATGCTTTATATGTCGACGCATTAACGGATACCATTCTACCTCTGGCTATATGGAAAACAGCAATCCGCGTGCATATACGTACTGATATGGAAGCAAAAAAGAGATATGATGATTTATTACAAGAAATCGAAGATACCATTAGGGATGCATATTCTCGTATGGGACGTTAAGGTGTATTTGCCGATCAGCACCCGGATAAGAACCAATAATGCAGGAAACAAATGCTGGATATTCTTTGTGTGAAAAAACTATCGATCAGAGCCAATAAATCGAATGATTTGTCTAATTTCATATTTGGGAAGTGTAGCTTCATATAGTTTTTTTCACCAATCAAATTAATTGTGTGATTTCCATAACAATGATCACAACGCCAATGGTTATATAATTCTTTGGATATTATTTGACGTTGTTTGTAAAGTATATTCATCCGATTTTTTTTTTCAAATCAAGTGGGTGAAACATCATATAAATACAGATAATATAAAGAGTTATCACCACGAACTCATAAAAATGGATAAAAAACAAGCAAAAATCATAAGAAAAAAGTGGACTGTTAGTATGGGCGTATCTGGAATTTTTGGTTCTGGTAAAACAACAATATTGTTATATCGTATAAGACATTTGATGAGAAAATACAAAATTAGTTCAGAGGAGATTCGGATTTTAGTGCCATTAAAATCAATAAGAACAACAATAGACGAAATGGCTGAGAGTCTGACACCGGATATACATATTAATTCATCAACATTTGATAATTTCTCGAGATGGGTGATATTAAATAGTGAAATTCCGGACAGTGTTGTAATAAACATGGATTTCACATATAGACTTGTTCAATATCTGAAAGCGAATAAAACACCGGAAATACAGCCAGGAGAGTTACATCCGATTTTCGGCGAAGTCAAACATATTTTTGTGGATGAATTTCAGGATATAAATATACAACATATAACACTTCTTATTGAATTATATAAATTAGGGATGACGATAATGTTTGTTGGAGATTCTCAACAAAGCATTTATGGTTTTCGGGGTGGTTCACCAAATAACTTTACTATAATAAAAAACGAAACGGAGAAATTAAAGAAACCGATAAAATGGTATGTTTTGAAAACGACATATCGACCAACACGAGAGATAATGGATTTTGTTACCCCAATATATGACACGATAACGGCGGATCTCATCAAACAGGGGATGATTAAATCAACTAAAGCAAAAATCAAAACAGTAAATGGGTCAGCGGTAACACCAATAGATAAACATTTCAGGAATTATTGGGTATGTGGAAAATACGTATTAAGGAAAATAAGGCAATATTGGAAATATGGCAAAAAGAATATTTGCATTTTGAGTCGTTTTTCATCAAATAATATTTTAATAAATGTGATCAAGAAATATCTGTTAAAATACGATATACCAGTAACCTATAATGGAACACTTATTGAAAAACCTATAATATTCGATGAAGATACAACGGATGAAATGATGTCTGATATAACAAGTGGTGTGATTGAGTCTGATTCTGTTGAGATATCATCGATACATAGTGCAAAAGGTAAACAATGGGATATAGTATTTTTGATAGATGTAAATGATGGTACTTTACCATTAGAGTCGAAGGGCGGTATAGTTGATATTTCGGAAGACACACGACTGTTTTATGTTGGGATAACCCGTGCCGTAAACGCATTATATATATTACATAATGATTTTACACCAAGAGGTCATATTGGGAAGTTAACAAAACCATCGCGTTTTCTGTACAATATTCCGGTAGATATGTATAGTGGGGACTTACCGGAATACAAAGATGATATGTATGCGAAAATGAGTAGCATCGATAAAGATCAAACAGCATATATGGCGACAACAAAGATAATAGGAACATTAGGAACAAAGGATTTTGATGACATTATTGGAAAATATCCGAGTGAAATAGAAAGAACGCAAATTCATAAGCCATATTCATATCCATATGATATAATTGAGTTTGGCTATCAGACATTATATGGTCAGTTTATCGAGTGTTTAATAATTAAGACGTATGCCACCAAGGCGAGAAAACAAATTCGGGTATATCAAATAGATCAAATATTAAGATCGATACCAGCAAAACATAAATTAGAATATGAGCAAATAAGTGATATGGGAAGTGCTATAATAGAACAGTTGAAGGCAACGAAAGATAAGATCAAGAAAAAGCATTTGAAAAAAGCGTTTAATAAGATACATATAGAATTGAGTGATGATTTATTAGAACATTTAATATTAATAGTCAACATATATGGAAAATTGGATGCATATCCAATGTATGCCGATTATCCAAATGGACTTAAAATAGCAATACATGGATCATACGAAAAATTCTTGGATGTAAAAATAAAACCAGAGAAATGCTATAATGATATATTAAGGGTGGCGTCAGGCATTGCATGTCATGGTGAGGGATATTCGGCAAAAATGAATTTAAGTGGAATAAAAGAGTTATTGAAAACGAAGACAAAATCGCATAATAAATTAGTGAAAAATATACGGAAACACTTTTTGCCGAGATATAAGAACTTTATGTTTCATATAACAGAAAAATACGAGAATGAGAAAGGAGATATTTTGGTTGGTGAAATGGATTTGATTGTTGATAGAACTATTATTGATATAAAAACATCAGTAAGTCAGTTATATACAGATAATTGGTGGATGCAATTGATGTCATATTATGCGATAATGATAAACGCGAAAAAGTCAAAAAAGAAGAAATACGATAAAATAGTAGTGTATAACCCAGTTGGTGGCTATATTGATCAAATGGATTTAGCAGAATGGGATGATAGTGAGTCATATATATTGAAATTAATGGCAATAGGAAAGGATCGATTGAAAATTTAATAAAAAAAAATGAATAAGATAGGAAACAAATCAAAGGAGTGAAGTTGCAAATTAAATAATTGTGACACATATTCAAACATTGAACAAAATATTTAAGAGGTGTTTGGATAAATATCAATTAAGTTTGTTGTTCATCAGAAAAAATGGATATGGATAGTTTGTCGGATGGTATTGTTTTTGATGAATGGGTTGATCAGGCTTTGATTGATGAGTTTCATGTTGATGTTGGACATAATTCGATTAAGTTTCCAGAAAAGAAACCGGATGAGGAATACCGGTTAGTATCTCCGGATGGGGCAAAATTACAGTTGTCGTTGTATGGTATGGAAAAATACCAAACAAAGAAACGTTTCACAATTCAGATTGGGGATGAGCCATATATAGAAAAAATCCCCAAAGGGGAAATTTCATCAGGATTAGTAATATTATCTCACGAATTAGGATATTATTCATCGGATTGGGGTGAACTTTGTGACGGGGATATGTTCATTGAATGGATTAAAAAATACAATGAAAAAGCGGAACACGATGTTCATTATGTGAAAATTTCGGAGGAAGAACTATTGAAATGTTTGGAAATTCGTTATTCCCAAATTAAACGCAATAGTCGTATTTTATTGAAAATGATCAAATCAGAGAAATATCCTCAATTATTGTTCACAACTGATTCTCGTCCAGTATCAATTGCTACAACAAAAAAGGGCACACCAGTAGAGACATTGGATTTAAGTACGCGAACATGTCTAGTATTAACGCCAAGTCCAACTAGGACACCACGGTGTATAACACCAGGAGATGGTGGTGTATTGGGAAAAGACTACCACTATACAACATCGGATTCCTGGGGCTATGAGGGTGTTGAGTGGCGACTGTCACCTAAAAATATGACTAGCGGTGAAGATGATATGTAAATATATATATATATTTTTTTGAAAATTGAATATATAATCAGATATATAAAGAAGGTGTGTTGAAAGCCAACCGATTAAACCATGAGAGCCGAAGATATGGTTGGCGGGATGGTGAGGCAGAGCAATGCATCATACCCAATGGGTGCCAAATTATCAAAAATGACATCATGTCATATTGCAAAGACAGCAACGAGGCACGGATGTGATTTTTCAGAGGTATCCAGTGGTGTAAACCAATGGCGGGCAACACGTGATACATCGACATCACATGCTGAGGTATCGGCAATTAATACAATGCGACCGCGTGGTCGGGGTAAGCTGAGGTCAATTGTGCTATTTGTCATTAGAGTTAATGTTGGTGGCACCTTGGGCGAATCACACCCATGTTGTGAATGTATGAAGTATATTCGATATACGGTCAGGAGGCGTGGTTATATCATCACAAATGTGTATTACTCAACACGTGGTGGATTGATCAAAAATATGCGTGTATCACAGATGACACATATTCATATCCCCAGATGGATGCGAACAAGCAAGGAAAACACCGATAATAACACACTGAAATCAAAGCGCCATAAGTGTAGGCGTGGTAGTATTTGTCGTCTAAAACATTAAAAAATTGAATATATCAAATAGCATTTAAAAACAAGAAACAATTCGACTGATATATATTCTGCCTGAGCCATGACTAATTGCACAAAAAATCCGAAAGAGTGTAAAAACAGTGTAAGTGAGATAGTCAAAACACAGGAGAACTGGGACGATGGGTATTACGGCAGTGATGATGACTGATGGGTATCATTTGTGCGTTAGTGTGACTTTAATTGTTATTGGTTGGAACAGACAAGGATGTTTTTTTTTATATTTGTTGGTGGATAAATACATAAATATATAAATTCGAAAAAAATGTATATAGAATGCTTGTTGCGATAGGTGTTGAACAAAGGGTATGCAGTGTATTATACATATACACAATGTATCGAATAAAGGTGGGCGCGACGTATTAGAACAAGTATTAAAGTTATAATTGATTATTTTTTTTCGAAATATTTATTTTATTTATTTTATTTAGTGTCTCGGATATAAAATAGTTATCCGAAAAAAAAATCAAAAGTTATGTCTATTCAGACACCCGTATTAATAATGAAGTCAAAGGTTGCACTCAAATCAAAGGTCGCCAAGGATGAAAAGAAAGTGAAAACCCTCGAGAAGGAACTCAAAAAAGTGAAAAAAGAGACAGTGAAGGATAAAAAGGCACTAAAGAAGTTGGCAAAAACAACAAAGGCCACCACAAAGGGACCCAAGAAGGTCAAGGCGTTGGTGAAGAAGGCGAAGAAGCCGGCGAAGAAGCCCGCCAAGAAGTCAGCCAAGAAGCCAGCCAAGAAGTCAGCCAAGAAGACAAAAAAGAAGTAAGTAAGTAAAAAATATTTTTTTTTGTTTATATCGGGAGGATATCAATAATATCACCACCAGCGTCAACAATTTCAACGGTGCCTGTACCATCGCCATTATAACGAATAATAGCTTTAACGGTTCCACGTACAAGTCTAAATAACGGTGTAATAATGATAGCACCTAAGGGCTCCAAAACCAATGTTTTTAGCAAAATCATTGGAACCCTAACTACGATTTAAAACCCAATCTTAGGAGAACATATTTGAAAAACCACATCATTGGGGATGTCGGTTCATGGATAACAGTACCCGCGGCAACCAAATCACCATGCAGATCCTCTTTAGTGATAGACATTTTAGGCATACGATCCAAGAAGACATCTTCACGGATGATGGAAGATACCTTGGAACCAAGATCGGTAATCCAGCGATCATGTTTGTGTTTTTTGTATAAGGCGATGAGTGTAACATTTAGTGTCTTACTTTCAATCAAATCGTTTAACATAGTCATATTGGTACCCTGAAGCCATGTTCGGGGTTCAATCTTATTAACATTAAGATAAACAATACGTTTATCGGATGACGCCTTAAATGTATTTTTAGCAACCTCAGTTATGTTGCGGTTTGTGAATAAATCTGTTCGATATTCAAGCACTTCGTAGGCATAGGACTCGAAGATATCCTTAATGGCTTTGGAAAGAGGGATAGAAGCAACACATACAATGATGTTTTTGCCTTCCATTTTGGGAAATTATTAAAAGAGCTATATTTTTATGTTACAATAAAAAAAATAAAATTAAATAATATTATGCTTTTCCATATTCGATCTTGGGGGTTGGTCCACTGCTAACCATTACAGCTGGTTTCATCACCGGCATTGGTTGTTCTTCTGTTGGTTGTTGTATGGGTTGTTCAACAGGTGGTTGTATTGGTTGTTCAACGGGTCGCTGTATTGGTTGTTCAATATATCTAGTATCTCTATATGTTTGCTGATAACTTGATTCAGCCCGAGGTTGTTCACTATAGCCGGACATACCATATATCATTTGTTTTTGCTGTTTTTGATAATATACATATGCATAGATAACAACCCCAAGAAGGACAATAATAAACAATAATGTCATAGTATTTGATTGCTGTGTAACTTTTGATGACCAATCATTATAGGTATAGGATTGGGAAAGAATGTTTTGCCCGGCTTTTTGTATTGCTTCCGTTACTTGTTTCATTTGTATATCAGAAACGGTGGTATTCGGATCAGCATCAATTTCTAAACTTTGAACGGATTGAATATTACCAGCAAGTGTTTGCATATATGTTTGAACCGTTTCAATGGTTATCTCGTTTTTTATTTTTTGTGTGATATCTGAAATACTGACCCCAGTTGTGGAAATTAACCCTTTTGATGCCCCACCTGCTTGTGTTAATGCATTATCCAGTGAACCTTTGACAGTCTGTGCCATTTTTACTGATTGCACGGCGCTTACATCAATTGATGTAACTGTATCCATACTGATGCCATCAACGGTTGATCCTGTTCCGGCATGAATGACAAGCTTTTGTGTTGAGTCTGTTTTAGTCCGCGCGCTTTGAATAACGGTTGATACTGATTTGTTGGAGTATGAATTTATGGTATCCAACGTTTGTTTATCTTTACTATATAAACTGAATCCGAGGATTGACATATTGTTTGTTCGAAAATATTAACTGTTTTTATATGAAAACAAATTTACGAAAAAAAGGGTTCAACCCAAAAACGGATATTGGTGAAATGTGATATTCTAAAATATTAACTGTTTTTATATGAAAACACATTTACGAAAAAAAGGGTTCAACCCAAAAACGGATATTGGTTAAATGTGATATTCTAATTTAAAAAAAAAAATATTAGAGTGCCAATGTAATATTTTTTTTGTTAGATAAATTATATGGTAATTTACAACAATCTTGATCAACATTCAGTGATATTCAAACTACATTTTTTTTGTTTTTGATGTATGCAAATGATACATCACAACCTTAATGAGTATTTTATCACAACCTTAATGAGTATTTTAACACAAGCTTAATGAGTATTTTAATACAAGCTTAATGAGTATTTTAATACAAGCTTAATGAGTATTTTAAGAATATAACTAAGTTTGGGTATGTGAAATAACGAATATATAGACAATGATAATAGATATCCAGTTATGTTGTATGAACTGCCATCAGTTTTGGTGAACGGGTATCGTTTCGGGACATTAAATTAGCCCACCAAATATGTGATGTCACTATAGGCTCACGTGGAACCAGTGCGAACATAACATACAAAACCTTCAATCAAATACAAAATATATATCGAACATATCCGTTTTACCGAAATATATTCGACTAACGCCTTACATAAAATGCACCTTGAGTCCGATATGCTCGAAACAGTAATATGACATCATCATTGGGGTGGCAACCCAATCATGGACCTAAGTCGATGCGCCCCGGTTTCGACTTCGTTGTTTTCGGTTGACGTGATACATATATCACGGCGAAGCAAACCCAACGAATATTGATGTGAACGGTGTTTACCACATCATCAGCATTATGGAACCCTGTTCCCGGTTATCAAACCAATTTGATAACCCGCCAGGGGTAGGGGAGGGTACAATGGGACTTATCGGCACCCAAAGCCTCCCCTACCCTTACGGGTAGAGAGATGCTAATTGAAAAATCAACCATACATCATATGGCAGTTAGGCGTATTCAATTTTAGGGAAAACAAAAAAGTAGCAACCATTCACCGGACGGCGAACGACTGCTACTTCCATAAGGTTATAAGTCATCGAAATAACTTAAATCCATACGTTTTTCATAAAGACCGATGTTGCAGGCAACATCATGTCTATATGCTTAGGATATTTACTGATTCATTTTTTTTTCTGAAACAAAAAAACAAGCGGGTTATAATATGGATTGGTATTCAGATGACCCTTTAAATATATTCACTATAATTTCGACTTATCCAAGGGAATCAATAATAGCTTTACCTTTTTCGAAAACAAATCGAAGTTGTTCAACAGAACGTTCTTTCGATGCTTTTGTTATTTTTTTGATAGTGTCTTCTGTTTTAAAAGATATTTTGTCAACCTCAATGGAATGATGTGTTTTTGATAATTTAAATATTGGATCGATTAATGCGACAAAATAGGTCCAGGTATATTTTTTATAGTTTACCGTAAAGGTTAATACAATTGGTTCATCCGGTATAATTCTAATTATGTTACTGGATATTAAACCAGTTTCTTCGGCAAGTTCACGAAACGCACCAATAATAGGTTCCTCTTTTGGCATTTTTTTACCTTTTGGTGCTTCCCAAACACCGGCTGTTTGTTTAGCAATATTATTTTTAATAAGATATTTTGCAATCTTTTTCATTTCTGTGAAAACAGATGATGAAGATACATCTGAGTCATCAGTCTCCGTATCTTCATCATCATATGATTTGGGATAAACACCATCTATCATTTGTAAAATATTCTTAGGTGGGAATTTAGGGGGTAAAAACGCGGAGAATTGTTTGGAGTATTGATAAAACGAAATACATTTTCTCATAGATTTAAGTTCTGATAATTCCATGATTTGCATTTTTTCTGAGATTTCCTCAAAATTTTTTAGTTTAAAATAGAACAGATCAAAGAGACCATAAGATAGTGCCCGTCGAACACATAACAATTTAAGTCTACCTAAATAGCCATCTTTTTTAATTTTCCGTTGAAAACATGCAATACCGTATGAATGCTTATGTGCCATATGAGCGAATTCAGACATCTGACTATTTTTAGTTTGAAAGACCACTCTTCAATTTTCAAATGATAAATTTATCGAAAAATAGTTCAGAATAAAATTGAATAGGTAGTGGGATTACATAAATATCAAACAAAGATGGCGGATAAAATAACTGTCAAAGATAATACCCTTGGTTATGCAATTATACCCAAAACACCAAAAGAATGGATAAGACATCATTTAGAATCATTCGATGATTTCATTGAGACTGGATTAGACGATATAATTGTACATGGCTATGAACTTTCAGCAGTAATACCGAATAAAACACGAAAAAGAAAAACAGAACATAATCCGGATATTCAGACATTTCAGATAAAAATAACATTTCCACATGTGGAACTTAAACCACCAGTATTTACTAATGAAGTTGGTAAAGAATATCATTTAACACCAACAGAAGCAAGAAAACGAAGTCTTACATATGCTGGTCGATTATATATTGATTTTGATGCTAAAATAACAGCAATAAAAAAGGATGGAACAACGGAAGAACAGACCGGATCGGGTAAAAATGCATTTGTTGGTTATTTACCAATTATGACTGGTTGTTCATTATGTCCAACAAAAGACAAAGATCCAGACACATTACGTGTATTGTTTGGCGAAAACGCATCAGAGGCTGGTGGGTTATTTATCATTAAAGGTAAAGGTTGGGCGGTGAATACAAATGATTCAACAGTTCATAATAAACCCTATATAACATTAGATACACACGAACACTCGGTGGCGCGTATGATGTTTTTATCGAAACCGGGTGATGGCTATGAGAATTCATATCAAACGATATCACATTTAATGGATAATGGATTAATAACAATAAGTATAACAACTGGTGAATTATATGGGATAGATGTGCCATTTCAGTTATTATATAGAATAATGGGTATCATGTCAGACAAAGAGATTTACGAATATGTATTATATGATATAGATGATAAAAGTGAGATTAGCTCAACATTATTACAATATTTAGATGATTCTTATGATGCGATATTAGGAAAAACAAGTTTATTTCATGATATTATGCGATCATATGATACGGATGAGATATTGATGACAATTGCGACACATATATGGAAGTCCAACCATGAAGATGATATGGGTGGTATGGATGAAATGGATGAAATGGATAAGTCTAAGGCGTATGATATGATATATGAGACATTAAATAAATTTTTCTTACCACATATAGGAAAAACAGCAGATTCATATCGAGAGAAATTAATATATATGGGGACACTGATTAGACGAATGATTCTAACGAAGGCTGGTTTTTATCAGCCGACGGATTTACATTCATTGATGAATAAACGAATGCATCCGCCTGGATATGCATATGCACGTGGAATAAAAAATGCATTTATGGGAGTAATTCGCGCACTTCGGGGATATGTCAAGAATTCATTAACGACAACAACATTTTCACATGTAAAAATCGAAGACATAATCAGGAAAACGTTACAAAAAACAGATTTGGATAAGACAATGAGACAATCGATTGCGACCGGAATGACACAATTGCGATCTGGTTCAATGGTTATTTCAAATCGTATTTCGTCACAGGCGTTAACTGTGAAAAATCAGATACAGATCATAAGTGTTATGAGAACATTAAATAATGTGGTGAAAGGTGTTGCAAATTATACAGCAAAAACACAAGTAGCACGTGCAGTAAATCCGTCACAGTATGGATTCGCGTGTGTTGGTCAAACACCAGACGATGAACATATTGGAAAAGTGAAACAATTGGCGTGTAGTGTTCGTATAACAGGACATGGTGATATGAATGCGGTATTAATATTGTTGGCAGAGAACCCAGATATCATACAATTGGCAAAAATACATTTTCCAGATGTTGTCCGGAAAACAATGTCGGCAATATATGTAAATGGAACACTGTTCGGATTTAGTGATATAAATGCATTCCGTTTGCGTGACTATTATATTAATAATTATAGACGGAAAAATCATCGTATTGGTAAGTTTGTGACGGTTTATGTTGATCATGCATCAAATGAACTATATATCTGGGATGATTTAGGTCGAATGGTTCGTCCGATATTACGTGTATTTACAGATGATGCAAAGTCGCGAACAAGTCCACAATACATAAAAATGACATCAGACATTTTGCATCAGGTTATGGAGGGATTATTAACAACTGATGATTTATGTGATATGGGTATTTTAGAATATATATCACCAGCGGAACAGGATAATTGCTTGATAGCACGAAATGTGGAAACACTGATGGCACATAGCAGAGACCCATTACTACGGTTTACACATTGTGATATTTCGATTTCACATTTTGGTGCACCGATATTACATGCACCGTACGCCCATTGTTCACAACTCCAACGTGGTGTGATGTTTTCAAAACATGTTCGTCAGGCATGTGGTTGGGCGGCATTGAATCTTGGTGGAAGATGGGATCGCGAATTTTGGTTACAATTATTTTGCGAAAGTCCAGTTTTACGAACTATTATGACAAAAAATATAACACCACCGAATGGTTTTCATATGACAATAGCTTATGTGGCAAACACCGGGCATTCGCAGGAAGATTCTGCATCTATCAATAAGGCATTAGTTGATCGCGGAGCATTTGGTGTATTAAGTTATACATATATAGATACTGAACGGGAAACCAATGAGGAATTTGGTGATCCAGTGAATGGTTATAGAGACGTAAAAAGAATAAAGGTATCTGCAGATTATACGAAATTAGAATCAAATGGATTAGTGAAAATAGGAACATTAGTAACGGAAGGAACGGTATTAATTGGTAAAATCCAGGTTGAAAATATAAAGGGATCATCGGAGAAAACACGAACGGATCGATCTGTTGTATATAAAAAACCCGAGCCAGCAATTGTTGACGATATTAGTATATCAGAAACAAGTGAAAGATTTTTATGTAAAATAAAATTACGAACATTACGGTTAGTCCGTGTTGGTGCGAAGTTTAGTTCACGTGCTGGTAATAAGGCTATTTGTAGTTATAAACCACAAAGTGCTGATGCAATTTATTCAATATTATCTGGTGTCGAATGTGGTATGGAGGTTAATCCGCATTCAATACCATCGCGTATGATTATTGGACAATTACGAGAAGCGATAGTAAATCAGTATTGTGCATTACTTGGTATTGAGATGGATGGTACTATATGTTCAATTATCAATCCGGAAGATTTGCATGACTATGTTATGGAAAATAAAGAAGCATTAGGTATAACTGATGAAGAATTAGAGTTTACCGGATTAGCGCGTATGGGATTCAATTGGACGATCAATGGAATAACTGGTGAATTTATGCGTAAACCGGTATTCATGTGTCCGAATTATTATCAGAGATTACAAAAGTTTATCGAAGAAATTATTTATGCGGTAAACAGAGGAACAACAAACGCTTTAACTCGACAACCATTACGTGGTAAAAGTTCTGGGGGGACAATGAAAATGGCGGAAATGGAAGGAAGTTCGTTGATGGCACATGGAACATCCGCAGCATTAACACAAAAAATGATATTAGACTCAGATGGAACCAAATTATGGGTATGTAAATGTGGTGCTTTTGCTGATTACAATAAATACAAGGATAAAGAAACGTATTCATGTCCGGATTGTGGTGAACATGCTGATATCGGCGAGATACAAAGTTCTTGGATAACAAATGTGTTACGTCATTTGTTTGCTGGTATGGGTATAAGCATGAAGGCGATAATACGATAAAAAAAAATATATCGTATAATATTTATTTTTTGGATGTCACTAATTTCCATGTTTCTTTGACATGTTTCAACAACGATCCAAATGTTTCTTTATCCGAATTCATATATTTCCATAAACTCTTAGCAATTCGTTCTCTTTTTTTGAGTTTCATATCACATAGAAATTCAGTAACCTCTGTTGTATTTGTCAAATCAACATCGTCACCACCTTTGATTTTTTCAAACAGTTCTTGAATGTGTTCTGTCGATTCAGCAAATCCAAGAAGAACATCCATGAAATATGTATGAAAACATTCATAAAACATCGTTTTTCGGTTTTCAAATTCACCTTCCGGTAATGGATGCTCAGGTGCTTCTTCCTCAGAGGCTTCTTCCTTAGGTGCTACCTCCTCAGGTGCTTCTTCCTCAGAGGCTTCAGTAATTATTGCTACCTCAATTACCTTTTCATCAATAATCGGTTTATCTTCAGGGTCGGGTGATTTCTTGGGGCTATCCTTAACCGTTTTGGCTTTTTTAGCTTTTTTCTGTTTCTTAGTGATTTTTTCAGCGGTACCTTCTCGAACGCTTGATTGTGCATAATTCATACTAAATGCATCAACCTTACTACCAACTGTTTCGATTTGATATTTTAAGTCACCAATACTGGATGACTGATCAGCAATTAAATCACTTGTTTTTTCGACCTGTACCAGCACGGTTGATTTATCAGCGACAATAGCATCCAATAATTCTGTAAATTCAAGTAGTGTTTCTTTTACGTTTGTCTTTAGATCACTAATATCTTTTTTGATCGATTCGACGATATCCTTGGTAGTACTCATTTTTATTGCAATATGTAATGAAATAGCTTCACGATTTAATAATAATGTTCATGTGTTCAATTTTTAATTAAGTTCATATATCGATTAATAAATACGGCAATCTAATCAAAAACGGGGTTGTGAATATATTATTGGATATGGAATAAACTGTCACCTGGCGAATCAGTACCCGAAGCAGTATCAATGGTTGATACACTTTTTTGATCAACAAAAAAAAAATTGCCAATAACAATATTTACAAAGTAAATCTGATGTCTGGTACGGTGGTAGCGCACACGTATTAATGGCTTTCGTTCGAGTGTCTTCCAATAGATGTTTTTTGTTTATTTTGTGATAAATTTGAAATGTGAACAAAAAAAAACTAATAAAGATGGATACCGATATAGAACTCCATGATGTGTCTGATTGTGAATGTTATGATGAAGCAGAATTAGAAACGGATAGATTATTAGACATCAAAATAGGTGGTTTTATATCACCAGAACAATGTAAGGGAAAACGTATAATATTTTCTGATGGGAAATATTGGGATACGGAAACAGAGGATATATCGAAATATAAAAAAGAAGTTATTAAACAGTCTCAACCACAAAAAATATATATACCGGTAGCCAAAGGTGCAAAAGAAAGTACAGTAAAAAACATAATATGTGAAAAATATAATGAATTTTTCTTTGGGAAAACATTCGAATTGTTGACACCAGACGATATTGAAACATGTAAACAATATAATGAAAAGAAAAATATATTGTTTATTATCAATAATGGAACATATGTTAAACATGCCGGTTGTACCAAATCATTTGTTCGAGAACTACGCCAAACATATAAAAAGATTGATATTGCAGAATTTCCGAAAACAACATATAATGAAGGTACAACATTTATAACATTAACAGATGACGATACCAAAGACGGAACTAAATGGTTTATGTTACCGAGTATGTTAAATATAAGACATAGTTCCGAGGAGTTTGGTATAACCGATGTTGATATGGATGAGGTATGTGGAAGAATTCAAGAGGAGTTTGATGATGAAATACAATTAGAACAACAAATCAATAATTTCTTTATATTTGAGGGAACTGCAAAATATGAGATGAAATGTGATATTTGTGAATGTTATCATAGTAGAATAATTATAAAAATGAGACATAATAAGGCATATCTATGTTGTCCAACAACAAAAAAAGAGGATGTTATTATTAATGCAATAACCGGCAATGGCTATGCAGTTGATTTAGCAATAGAAAAAGCAACAGATAGTGATTTTGAATATGAGGAACGTGGTGAATTATATAAAATAAAAAATCGAAATATTTATTCAAAATCAACGGGAATGAAACGTTATGAACGCGAACGAACATTATACGTGAGTGCACAGATGGGGGTTGGCAAATCGAAAGCAATCACCAAATATCTAAAAAAACATTATTTCGATGATGATTATCGGATTTTGATTGTGACATTTCGTAGAACGTTTGCATATAAATGTCATGAACAGTTGAAAAAAGCAGGTTTAGATTTTACATTATATAGTGATGTAGACGATACGATGATAACAGATCAACGCGTTATAATACAAACGGAGTCACTTCACCGAATACCGTTATTTGATGACGATCCACCAGATTTAGTTATTCTTGATGAATGTGAGTCTATTTTCGAACAGATAAACTCTGGTTTATTTGGTACACGTTTTGGTCGTTGTTGGGATAGATTTCATCGATTACTAAGAATATCAGAAAGATTAATACTGTTGGATGCTAATATCGGTGATAGAACATATCATATAGTAACAAAGGCAAGAGGCGATCAGGGAGAGTTTTTCCATTGTAATACATATACACGTGCGATGGATGATGAATATCGGATAACAACGAATCCGAATGTATTAGTTCAATATATGATAAAGGATTTGGAAGATGGTCGGAAAATAGCGGTAGCTGGAAACACCAAGAAATGTATAAAATCGATGCTTGGAATTTTGAAAAAGAAATTTGGTGATAAAAAACATTTTGGTTATTATGATTCAGAGACACGAGAAGACATCAAAGCATCGCATTTTTCAGATGTTGATACCTATTGGAAATATGATTGTTTGATGTATACACCAACTGTTTCCGCCGGGGTCTCATTTGAGGCTAAACATTATGATCGCGTCTACGGTGTTTTTACCCCACATTCATCATCAGTTGAGTCATGTCAACAAATGTTAGGAAGAATACGCGATGTAGCGTTAAAATCGTATTATATATATATAGATCCAATATATATGTCATATGTAACAGATCGCGGTAAGATTGTGAACGCATTAAAACAAGAATATTCAGAATTACAGAAAGAGATTGCGGATGATCAGTTATCAATTTCGTTTGCGAGTGAATGTAAATATAATGGAACAATGGGTAATTTTGGTAAATTTGAGAGTATTGGATATAATAGCAGTGGTGTATACAACTCATTATATTTTGTATTATGGGTTGAAAACACAAGATCGAAAAACTTAAGCAGAAACAATTTCATGTTACGGTTTATCCAATATCTAAAATTATATGAGGCAGGTATTGAGGCATTGCCTGAAATTAGCTATGACGAAAAAAAGATAGATGTTCTTGGTGGAATGTTGGGTATTTCAAAGAGACAGCGTCGTGATATTGCGGAAGCAGAAAATATCACTGATGAAGATGCTCATGAAATCCAGAAAAAAATGGATGCACAGGAGACAGTTGATAAAAAATCATTAGATAGCTTTAGGAAATATAACTTAGCCTGGTTTTATGATGTTGATATGGATAAAATAGATCCAGATTTTGTAAAAACATGCCAAAAAACAAAAACAAAACAAATATATCGTAATTTGGAGATATTATCTAAATATATCAAAATGGTAGATAAATCATTATGTGGTATACCAGGAGTATTAAATCCATTAAAACTGGAACCATCCGAACAATGCATAAATGAAATGTTTAAGGAGATGAGTAACCACGATAAAGACGTTGTGGATGATATGAAATGTCTTGGATATAACAGTGACAGTATTGATAGATGTTTACTTGGAACCAGATTTAAACATTCACGTCATTTATTATTACATAGGTTATTGCAGTTGTGTGGGTTCAACAAGGGATTATTTGAGAACACAATGATATATGCCGATATGGTATATGGAAATATTCATAAAAATAAAAAACAGATAAAAGCGATAATAAATCAAGCGCAGACACTAATGGGTATCAGTATATCAAGAAAGAAAATGGGTGTAACAACATCAGAGTATTATTTTAAATCAATTCGAAAAATAATAAATACATTTTATGGTGGATCAATACACGTGTCGAAAGGTGACGGATCAAAACGCTATGAAATACATAAACCAGAATTAATTGAATACTTAGATAAATTTAAAAAATTGAATTGGGTAACCGAAAAGTAAACGATTGATAATACATTTATATCAATTCATTGACAATCTTTTCAGAGGAGTTAAAATGGCAACTAAAATCGCAACACTAAATAAGGGAGTTTCGGATGCAATTGTTGACTTATTTCGTACTGTACCGCATTATCTAGCGGAAAAATATACAGAAGATAAGGGTGATGATTGGTCATCGGAGTTTGTTGAGTTTGAACATGTATTAAAGAAAAAGACCGATGTTAATGTAATCGGTAAGAAAAAGCCGTTTGAGCAATCAGCACCAAATGAAATCCGTTTTATTTTCACACTAATTCTTGATGGATTAGCAGAAGGAGATCAAAAAGAGCTTATTAAATGGATCAATAAATTCGCGAAACACTCGAAAGGCGAAATTGATGATATGGATGAAGATGCGTCACATATTAATACGGTGAAGGAAAATTTGAAGGTATATCTGATTTCAACACATGGCATCAAGAGCAAGAAAGCGGTACCAATGGTTCAGACATTCATCGATTTTATTGTCGGATTATGGCTAGCCGTTATCCCTATCTGGTATACAAAGAAAACTAAGATCTCAGTATTTGAGATGACAATGTTTCTTATGGGTCAGCATTGGGCTTTAGGTGGCGAACTATTTAATGATGATCAAATGGAGTTGATCTACAAGGCATTGAACAAAAAGATGTATAAGATTGCAGCAGCACCGCGAACACGTGCCCCGGCACCAGTAGTAGTAAGGACCGCCAAGAAAGATCCCGAATCGGAATCAGAGTCTGAGGTAGAAGAGGAGCCCAAGAAGAAAAAGAAGACAAAGAAGGATACCAAGAAGAAGGATACTAAGAAGAAGGATACGAAGAAGGATCCCGAATCGGAATCAGAGTCTGAGGTAGAAGAGGAGCCCAAGAAGAAAAAGAAGACAAAGAAGGATACCAAGAAGAAGGATACTAAGAAGAAGGATACGAAGAAGGAACCGGAACCAGATTCAGATTCAGATGATGAGGAAGAGTCAAAAAAAGAGATTGATACTGATACAGACTCCGATTCCGATAATGAACCGGCTGGTTATGTATCCGAGTCGGATAGTGATTCAGAGTAAAAAAAAATATGTTAGAATATTTATTTTTTTACTTCAAGGCGTTGAATACATTTTTTGCACCAGAAATTAGTGATGTCTTTGTGATCTTAAAGGTGCTTAAATTGGTAGGAGTCATTAGACCAAATTTACCCGCAACCAATTGAATGGTACCGAATGCCTTGGGCTTGCTAAGCTTGTCAATAATACTAGATAATTTTTTCTCATTAAAAAGACCCATTGCCCGTTTTTGGGAAACACCAACAATAATTGTGTTACCAACAACCTTAATTGCTATATCCTTTGATACCAAGAACATAATTAATAAGGCGAGAACACCACCGTCAGATGAATTAAGAGTAACATTAGTTGTTGTGGCGGGGGAAATAGTCATCGAAATTTTATCCGAACCCTTTTTAGCCTCGACCGATTTTAAACCACCAAGAGCTTTTTTGACATGAGGGTTTAGATAATCAATAAATGTTTTTCCGCTTGGATCTTTTTTATTGATTTTTTTCATAATAGCCAAAGACATATCATTTGTGATAACCTTTACTAGTTTATTCGCCACACCGGGAAAATTCGCATTCGATGCCTTTGTTGGTACACTTAATTTGGTTGCCATCAAGACGAAATTTGCCTTACATTTATGTGGCTTCATGGCTTTGATAGCACCAACCAAAGTGGAACGAATGGCTGATTTTGTTGGTGGACAACCGATTGTAATAATAAATACACCATTGATGTAATTCTGATCAATGGACTGGATTGCATATTTTGTGGCATCACCGAGTTCGTTTTTTACACGAATATATAGACTGGCTAAAAGGATAGATTCCGGAACAGATGTCGTTGATTGTATTGGGGTACCACATAAAAGATGTTTAATAATTGACGCATTTCCCGAGGTCTTGAGTCCAATAACGATCTGTGCGGTCCCAGTCTTACTGGGGATAGGTATATATTTGATGGACATATTTTTTTTTCTTGTTTTGTTTTCTGGTTTTGTTTTATATGAAAATAAAATAAGAAAAAAGAATTGATCCATAATCCCATGATTATGTACCAATTCTTATAATCCGACTTATCAGGATAACCACTCGTGACTGATGTGTCACAGGCTGGAAAATAAGTCCGGATCTGGACCATGTAAAATGCATTTGGTAGTCGTACCATCCCTAATCCGTGGCATTACTCCTTTCCGATAACTATGATCATTTAGGTAAACCAGTGCAATTTATACATTGTCTTTTTTTTTATAGTGTGTTACTTTTGTTTAGTTAATAAATAAAAAAAAAATGAATTATCCTAAATACAATTTAACAGACCAATTATCTTTTGTAACAAAACAATAATGGCTCCGAAAAAACATTTGGGCGTACGAGAGACATCCCAGGAAGAGATATTTACCGCATTTGGGTATTATCCACATCAGCCCGTATCCGAAAATCCAGTTGGTGATGGTTGGGATCAGCGTATGATCAATATGGATGGCGTAAAAGTAGAACTGACTATTATACCTTTGCGGGATCGCGAAACGGATATACGTGTTACGGTGTTTGTAAAAGACACAGTACATAGGACTAAAGTACTATTCTTTGAACGGTGTACATCGGAGTTATTGCCGGTGGTGTGTGAAATGTTGGGGTTTGGTGTTCAGCATTTGGATGTTGTGGCACAAAATTTGGTTGATGTTTTCACGTGGTTTGAACGTTTTCCGTTTGTGCCAACGGTTGATGATCCCGAGCGTACATTATACGATGGAACTCAACGGGCATGGGTCGAAGAATTAGTCATAGACTGGTATGAACGATTAGTTTAAGACTGGTATGAATACAAATAACCCAAATATATTGAAAATATCTTTTTTTTTACCGAAACATATTATATTAAAAATCATTTATATTAAAATAAGGATACCGGATTGAAATGATATAAAATGTGTCATCTGGTGGTCATACAGAAGATACATATGCTGGGTTCTTTGTATTTGCCGATTTGATGGTAGTCTATACATCGTGGGAGGAAGGCCACGATGAAAAAAAATATTAGACAAATTATTATATCATGGAACGTTTACCTTTTGGTCCGCGTTTACCTTTTAATTTTGGTTGTTCGGCATCGATAGGAAATATCAGATCGTGTTTTTCGAAAATTATTTTTATTGGATTCGATTTTGATTTTTTTGTTCTTTTGATGATTTCAGTTGCTAAAGGAATAAATGTATGTTTTTTAACTTTACATTCTTTGTCCACGGTAGCCACTGAAATATCAACTCCTAATGATCTAATTAATAACCAAATAATAGTAACACATTTTGTTAATGATTTACTTTGACGGATTTTTGGATATACATGCAACGCCTCCAGACATTCATAAACAATAACCCTCAACCGATCATCGATACCAAGTGTTTTGAAAATACGATTTACGTGTCCTTCGGTTGGACTGGCAGATACATCTAAATCAATAATAGAACGAATCGATAACCCACGAATAATGCGATCACCTTCAGTGAAACCAGATTTAGATAATTGCATAAATTCGGAAATATCTTTATCTCTGATAGTTACTTTTCGATTAATACATACATATTTAATTGCTGCCGCAAATATTTGTTTTAATATATCACTTCTGTTTGTTTGTTCTTTGAGTGATTTCTGAACAATATCAATAACTTCAGGTTCAATTGAATCCGGAATTAAAGCACTTTTAGATTCATGCCAATAATATCTAAACTTAGCCGAAAGGTTAGTTAGACGTGTGATACTATAATCTTCACAACAGGAAGCATTTAATTGTTTTGTAAATTTATATGCGTTTTTACCTAATGCGATAGGTCTACGTTGTTTTGGTTTTTTGTCATCCTCAACTATTTCATATGTCATAACTTCGATTGCGGAACATTTAGAACACACAAACTCGATAGGGGTCGAATAATCCATTGGTTTCCCACAACATAATGGAATACTCGATTTTGTTTTTGAAGGTAATGGCGGGGCTTTCGCTCCCAATATACGTTTTAATAAAGCTGCCGGACGCGGTTCATATTTCTTTGAGAATGTGGATGATGATTTTTCATCCATTTCTTTTATTTAATATAAACGGATTCTTATTCAAATTTAAAAATCTTACACAATAAAAGAGAGAGATAAATTACATGATGCCAAAACCGACATTATTTATTGAAGGTTCTTTGGTAGGCGTAGATGAAGAAACAAACAAAAAGGTCCCAATAGACCACATACTTGATACTATTGAACACATCAGGGATGATCCAAGTCAGAGGAATGTCTTAGTACTCAAAGCGGAAACGGGTGCTGGAAAAACAGTAACCGTGCCTGCTGAATTATATATGCGTTTTAAGCAACCCCTGGTATGTACCCAACCAAGAGTGTTAACAGCAAAAGATAAAGTACATGATATATTAAAAATACCGAGGTACGCTGAACATTTAACACTCGGAAAAACAATAGGATATCAAACAAAGGCATTTACCGATTTGGGTGCTAGTGTGTTGTTTTGCACCATTGGTATATTATATCAACAATTGTTAAATGATTCCACTGGGGCAATATCAAGAAAATATCAATTCATTGTTATAGATGAAGTTCATGAACGTTCTGCCGTTGTTGATGGAACATTATTATTGTTGAATAAAATGTTGGATACATATGGAAATGCATCACCATTTGTTGTGGTAATGAGTGCAACAATTGATGTTGAAAAATTTACAAAATATTTAAAAACAGGAAATTCGATTGATGTTATTGGTGCGGTTCCAAAAATTGTGACTCGGTTTTTAGAATTTGATGCAAGTGATGCAGTACAATCAACAATAAAAACAGTTGAAGAAATAATCATGAAGGATGAAAAAATATCAGAGGGTAATGACATCATGATATTTATTCCAGATACACCAACAATGAATGCGGTCGAATTAGGTCTTCAAAAACTTCAAGAAACAATCGACGAACATTATAAAATTTTAAAAATAAGAAGTGCCGAAGTCAAATTACAAACTGGCGATTACCATGACTTTGTTGCAGAGTCATTAGATGATGTTATTTTAACAAGTGATCCAGATACGGGTGAAGTTATTCATCCAGACCGTTTAATTGTTATAACCACAAATGTTGCCGAAACAGGTGTTACCAAACCAATGTTGCGTTATGTGATTGATTTGGGTTTTCATCGAAGTGTTAGTTATAATCCACAAGAACACGCATATATAGATTTACCCAATATGCCAACACCCAAAAGTATGGGTATTCAGAGACGCGGTCGTGCTGGTCGAACATTTCCAGGTGTATATTATCCACAATATACAAAGAAAACACATGACGCCCTACCGGACATGCAACATCCTGAAATATGGACATCGGATATAACATCACTATTATTAAGCACATATATAATTATGGGGGTCAAACCATTAGATGTGTATGATATTGATTGGCTTGACCCACCATTTATTGAACAGATAGAAGAGTCAAATACGAAATTGTTGGCACTTGGATTTATTAATATTGATGGACCAACGGAAATAGGAAAAACATTCGGTAAAATACAAATGAGTCCAGAAAGCATTAAAATGATCTTAGCTGGTGTATTACATGACATATGTATTGTTGATTTGATTACTATTGCGACATGTCTGAACTTCTTCTCAAGACCACAAAAACTACCAAAGGGTACAATGGATATTCCAGATGACTTTATTGGGATGTTGTATTATTTCGAAAGACAAATAACATTAATTATCAGTGGTGATGATCACGGGACAAAACAAATGGAAGAAATAGTTGAGGCACGCGATGACTATATAGAGGGATTTATTTCATGTGGATTAAATGTTTATTCTGGCAGGACTCTTATTGATGACTCGTTGACATATCTGCAACGTCAACAACTTGAGTCGGACTATAAAAAATGTATTTTAGATGGATATTATCTGAATAAACTTCGTATTGTGATGCATTCATCACCAGAATTGTTAACATTATCCGGGCGGAGCGTAGCATACGACAGAAAACGTTATGAACCATTATTTAGGTTTGTTGCACAACAAACACAAACAATGCCGTTATCACCGACTATATTTGTGATTACCGATAAAATAACAATAAAAAAAGAAACATATTCCGTTCGTCGTCGTGCCGGTTTGATATCAACTGTATCTATTGATGGACGTGGTATTATTTTTCCATCAAGAATGAATTTATTATGGTCATACCCCGAGACATTTGCTCCTGAAAAAGCATTGTCAATATGGAACAATTTTACTAAGTTGCTGTTTGCAGAAGCAAAGGATACCCCAATAACACTACGAACCCCCGTCTCAATTAAGTCTACAGAATTCGGGTTTGCACCAAAAAAATATGATAAACATGACAAATATGATAAACATAAAAAATATGATAAACACGATAAACATGATAAACATAAAAAATATGATAAACACGATAAACATAAAAAATATGATAAACGTGATAAACGTGACAAATATAATAAACACGATAAACGTGATAAACATGACAAATATGATAGAGATGATAGACATAAAAAACATGACAGAGATGATAAACACAAAAAACATGACATAGATGATAAACATAAAAAACATGACATAGATGATAAACATAAAAAACATGACAGAGATGATAAACATAAAAAACATGACAGAGATGATAAACATAAAAAACATGACAGAGATGATAAACATAAAAAACATGACAGAGATGATAGACATAAAAAACATGACATAGATGATAGACATAAAAAACATGACAGAGATGACATAGATGATAAAGCATATGGTGGTGATGATTTTCTGGATACAAATTTAGATGAAAGTGATCGGGAGATATAGTTTGTCTATGACGTTTGGACTGGCACACATAAATCCGGAATACTAATTTCGACGGATCCATCTTCGTCATATTCGTCATCTTCTGGTTCGATAAGAACAATGCCACTTAAGTATTGACGGTTAATACCATTTTTGTCAGCAATAATACTTATATATCTTTGGAGAACACTCATTTCTAATTGACTAATAACATGATCGACGGTATATTTTCGGGTAGGATCAACTCGACGACTAAACCAACGTATATATGCATACGCAACATCTTCTAATTTAATTTTTATTGTTGTATCCTTTTTATCTTTTTTGTCATCTGCGAATTTTGTGTAACAATATGATCCGATAAATTGTGAGAGACGATCAGTCTTATCACGGAACTCTTTTGTTTCTTTCGTTATTGTTTCACCACGAATGTTTTCCATTTTACCATCATATTTCTGATGGAACTTTGTGTGATACTTGACTATAATTGATAAGAATGCTGATAAATAATCTGGATCATCCGGATACTCATTAATAAATTTTGTATTCTTAGGCATGTGTCGTGGATTGGTTGCATCGAACTCGCGTTCATCCTTAAATTCTGTTTTAAAATGATAATACATAATACGTCTCCAGATTGCCGGATCCATCGACTCCATCTTTAATGTTGGATTCAGACATAGAAAAATCATAGTATGCGGTGTAAATGTTTCTTGTTTACCATATAACTCTCGACCTGATACGGATTCCTGTCCTAATACCTCTTTAACTCGACCCATATGAAGCTCCGGTGCCTCGCCGGCCTTTGCATCTGGCTCTTTACACGTTGCTATCCTAGCTCCTTTCAAAGCCATAAACGCACTATTTGCTTGACTTGATGATTCGCGTTTACCGACTAAAACACCCGCTTCGAGTGTTGCACCAAGATTACCAAATACCGTTGTCACGAGTTTCATGAGACTCGATTTACCGTTTGATGCGGTTCCTTGTAAAATAACAAGTTTTACCTCATCTGCGGATTCAGTTAAACAACAAGCAATGGACATCAAAATTGCATCCCGTGCATCTTTTTCTTTGATAAGATTTTTAAGAAGTTCTTTTTCGATGATTGATACATATGGATTAGTTTTATCATATGGAACATAAGAAACGGTTGTAAATCGTGATATTCGATAATTATTATACCGATCAATCAACAATGGTTCTTTATCTGGTCTCATCAACAATACACCATTACCAACACCGAAACAGTATTTGTAAACATCCAGTGTTTCAATAAATCCTGGCATTGATAATTCATGACTAACCGCATGAATAACACTCATAACATATCGATCACAATGAAGTTTACGTTCTGAGGATCGAAGATTATATAAGAGTTTTTCATATTTTTTCTCGACCGGTGTTTTCTTCTTTCCAGTTTGAACCAACAAAGAACCAATACCACTCGTCGCTGAAACATCGGCACCACTATCAGTCATTATTTTTTTATATTCTAACTCAAATTGTCTCTGGACATCAATATATAAATGAATAAGACTATTACGGACATATTTAAATAAACCAGTACAATGCTTTGCAATTTCCGTTTTTCTCCATTTATATAATTCACCGGGTTTTGTGCAATCCTCACCTGTTATAAACTCAAACCAATATTGTTCATCCCGAACATATTTATGTCCAACCAAATAACCTAAAATATCAGAAACAATACCATCCTCAATCATCCCACCAAATCTTTCCGCATAGTGATGCAAATGTTTACGTGCTGTTTGCGTGCAACATTCCGTATAACCACTTTCTAAATCATAATATAAAGCCATCTGTAACAAACTAACACGTCCATATTCCGCACCATATGTCGCTTGCCACATTTTATCAAGTTTCTCCTTATGAATCGAATGCATCGAAAACCATTTCGCGATTGGTTTATAGTTATAATTAATACTACGAATAGCAAGAATTATTTTTTTCCAATCATCTTCATCATCTCGTTGACACAAAAGTAATTTAATAATACCAAGATAAAATTCAACATCCAATGAACGACGATCATCCTTCTTAAGTTCCTCAATCTCACTCATGATACTATATTCCTCAGCCAGATCACTATCACTGACATCCTTTAAATGTAAACACTCATCAAGATATTTACTTTTTACATTTACCTCTGTTGTCGGGAATTGTGTTGATGCCAATTTCAGATGTTTTTTAGATAGTGGTTGATCATCAGTGTCGATCGATATATCATCACCATCGGTTGTTATGTCACATGATTTATAATAATCCCAAACAGTACCAATTACTGGTAATGTTTTATATGCCGAATCTGGTGGTATCGTCACTTCGGTCGTTTGTGTATCACTTGATGCTAAATCCATCGAAAAATCAGAAAATCGATTGAGAAAACCATGTGTTTGTTGTTGTGAAATAGCAAGATCCGAAAATATAAACCGTATACGACGTTGATGATTTTTTGAATCCATAGGAGATAATGGTGTTTTAAGAATACTAACCGTAAATGTATCTGGAACATCAAACATATCATTAAGGGCAAGTACTATTTTCCGTAGAAGTTTTTTATATGATTTCGATGACATTTCTTGTGCATGGTTTTGTAATATTTCACATTCGATGGCTAATGCCGTACAATCACTTTGACATTCAGATAATTCAAATAATTTCGGGAATGATGATATATGTTTATAAAACTCATCCAGTTCTGGTATATTTACAAATAATTTATGTACATCATCTGTGATATTTGCTTTTGTTTGTGTTCTTACACGACAAGATCTAAGATAACTAACTAAATCTGTAACCGACGACTTATCGACGAGTTCCCAACGCATATTTTTTATCAAAATTCCAACATCCTTTTATAATAAAATATATTTCTTTAATTTTTAATATGGAAGAAAGATTCATTCAAACTCATAACTGGAATACACTTTGGGCGTTTTTTAAAATCAATGGAAACTATAGCTGGGTAATATCATCATACGATCTTTCAACGAAAAATAAAATAATGAGTGCTGTTTTACGATTGATGTAATGGTTTTATTGAAAAAAATAGAAATTAACAAAAAAGTTATCACCTAGAATTAAATAGTTGTAAGTATTGAGATATCATTTCTATCGATCTGAAATATGTAGGGTTCAGAAATATTAGTGGGAAAACAGCGAATGAGTCTGGTGTGTATATCAATAACCACAAAATTATATTTGGGTGAATCAATATAAAAGGAAATCTGGGTGATTTTCTTTTTGTCACAGTTTATTTTTTTTGCGATATGTGTTGTTAGATATTTCAGATGATGCTGTTTGGTATATAAAAACCAGATCAAATCACATCTTGGGCAATATTCAGTAGTAGTGTTTTCTATGAGTTCTAATGATGGTAAAATTGATTGATCCCAATCTGGTGGTGAATCCTCATACTCATATTGAACGGCGGATTTATATGTTATTCGAAAGTAATCATGTTTAGAATTTATATGTGAGTGCCATGGTATAACAAGCTCCATTAATGGAACCAAATATTCATGAATATTCCATTGATAAATCAAACAACCGATAAATCGTGTTATGCGTTTTATTCGGTTCCAAATCAAACCGATCAACAATAATATAATTTTCATCATTGTGATTTTTTACTTTAAATGTTTTTTTGCTTAAATAAAAATTGAAGGAAGATCTGAATATATTAAAAATATAACAAAAGAAAATGTCCGACTCCGAAGAGGATGAATATGGTAGTGATAATGAAATGATTGATTATGAAAAATTTGCGGGCGAAGAAGCAGATAAGATCGATGTATATGATAAAGAGGATATCAAACACGGATTAATTGATGCTTTTGATGCGACAGCTTTGACTGATGAAGATGTAATTCCGCCAGAGGACGGTATTGAGACATATAAGGATGAAGTACTAAGTGATGAATCATTACTTAAAAAAGATACATCTCATGAAGAAATACGCATACCAGATGATGAGAGGCGAACATCTGATTATATGGATATAATGGATTGTGCAAACAAATTAGCTATTCGTGCATCTGATATCGCCAAAACCGGAAAATCACTTGCAATGAAAACAGATGGTTTTACGGATCCATTACAATTTGCACGCCAGGAAATGATAGAAGGGTGTTTTCCGGGATACGTGAAAAGATATGTAGGACATGGCATGTGTTATTATGAATTATGGGATATCAATGAATTGACCAAACCGGCGTCACTACTGCAAGGGTAAAAAATGTATATGGAATGTTTTTTTTTATTCAAATGTTATATGATGTGTCTGATAATCAAAAGGCGTTAATTTTGCCGGATTGATGACCGGTTGGGTCCAAGAATCGGTGTCACCCATTATTTTATCCCATTTGTCATCAGTTAGTTTTGTTTTTTTGCTGATCACATTCAAGACATTTGTTCCGATTTCGTCTGGTAGTATATAATGTAATGGGTCAGAAATCGTTTCGATGGCAACATGATATTTTTTTTCATCAATTAGTTGAATCAACTCGGTAACTTTTGGTGGTGCAACACATTCCTGTAGTTTACGCGTATGAATATCAACCATTGAGATCTTCATACTTTTTTCTGGGGAAATTATATATGATTCATCATTTACAACAATTGCTGATCCATGGAACGCCCCCTTCATTAATAGGTTAATCGCTTTTTTGACTGATCCATAACGATAATCATCTCCAACAATTATTGCACCCGGACACATTTTCCGTATTGTTTTCAAAAGACTAATTAATGGCTTCGTTTTTTTCTCACAATCTATATATACCATATCGAAATCATGGTCTGATAATAATTCTAATCCATCTAAAATAGACATCTGAATAGTTGTCACGCCAATATCATCCACTGAAATATCTGTACCGGAATATCGTTTATCATCTAATTTTTTATTTTTAGAAATCTGAATTGCAATATTACGATGAAATGTTTCTAACCGTAAATGTTGTTGAAATAATTTATCACTCGGTGAAAGTTCATCCATATCAATATCATAATTTGCGTTATTTTTGAAGTAATCAATACATGTCAAATGAGCATCCGGTGCATATTTTTTGATAAACGACGCGCTTAATCCATACCATGACCCACATTCAAGTATTTTTGTTGGTTTTATTATTTCGATTGCCGTTAATAATGTTGCCTTTGTGCCAGTTGTTAGCCAACCATGATCGCATGGTGAAACAAAGTGAGTATCCTGTGGATAAACTGGTAATACTTTACCATTTGTGTAAATACCGTCAGATAAAGAACTGATACCGGATCTGTGATACTTTGCATCAGGAGTTATATCAACTGGCGAATAAGAATCAGTAGTTATCATAGCACCCAGAACATATGATGTTCGATTGATAATTGATTGGATAATTTGTTTTCTTTTTGTTGCTAAAGGATCGATACCATTTATTTGTCTAAATAAAATAAGTGTTAGCACTATGACGTCCTTTGTGATAAATATTGGGTATGCTGGAATAAATGAATCAATAATTAATCTACTAGTGTCTTTTGGATCACGCATATCAATGACAATTAAATCTGGATGTGATTTCGTCATTTGTTTCCAGATATATTTATTGATTTGTGTACCAATATTTTTGGTTATCTGCTTAATTGTAATAACATCACTATCAGATCCATTATAATATATTCGTTCAATGTTATCCGACAATGAGATAATTGTTACCGCTTTTCCACGGATACCATAATAACGTCTGATCAAAGAATCTTCAAAAATAGTCATGGTGTTTTTATGTTTCGATGTTGACGGATGTGTTATTTTTAATTTGTATGTATGTTCTAGTTTTGGTATTACATCAACATCTTGAGGCGGTGGTCTATATTGATACCACAAATATTTCGAGATATGATCAATACCCACAAGATATTCGCTAACGATGCCATTATTTGGATCATAAAACTTTCCGGTATCCAAATATTTATTTTGATTATTCATGAAATCATCAGAAAGTATCTTTTTATATTTTGAATCAATAATCTGTGCACGAGATGCCTCTAACCATTTACGAAACAGCATATCTGGTTCCATGATAATAGTTAACATTTCATCATGACTGCCAACAACGGTCACTTTTTTTGTTGGTTTTTTTGTTTTGGTTGTATAATCAACAACACTCGGTTTTGTATTCCATAAAATACTTGGATCATCAATATCTTCCGGAATTACAATATCCTGTCTTTTGTTACATTTTAAACATACACCGGTAACCTGTGCGTCACCAACAATCATAACTGCCATATATTTATTTTTACAATATACGCAGGGAATATCAATTATTTGTATTGTAGGATCATCAGCGACAATGGCAATCATTGTATCATAGCTGATATTAGTACGTTCACTATGTGAAATCAATGTTCCTTCATCAGTACCAATTGTTGTTTTTTCGCATCTTGGGCAGTGGAATGAGTATTCACCGTCTGCCGGGATGATATCTAATTTTGCGTCGCAATCGCAGAATCTCATTTTTGACTGATAATGATTGCCTCTTTATTTTATATCTCTTAACTTTTAATTTTATCTTTCAAAAAAAAATCTGGGGTAATTCTTTATATTATGTTGCCTTAACCGTTATTGGCACTAAAGGTACTTTTCTGATATCTATATCAGAATTATCAACAATACTCATAAAACGTTGCGATAAATAATCAATTGCATTCGATATAATATCCAATGCCTGTTCTTTTGTCGCCCCTAATAACATTATACATAAGTCGGTATTTCGGAGATCCAGATGATTATTATAGGTAACAAGTGGTATATCCGGCACCATCTTGGTTATGGTTTTTTGTAGTAAGCCACCAATGGTATCCGTCTCATTCGGTATTGATAAACGATATTCCTGTCGAGTTATATCATCATCACGGTCATGATAATCTCTTACAGTCATTGTATCATATAAACCTTTAATTACCTGTAGGCGCTCTATCAACTCACTTGATGCACGCTTAAAAGTTCGGAACGGATCACAACCACCATTTGTGACCATTGTTAAAACAAAATCTGTTTCGAGATTAGCCTTGATGGGATCAAACGAAGATAAATCACTAGGCATACCCGTTTCTGAAATACATGTTGGAAATGGCATAAAAGTACAGATGGTGCTTGCATTTGCATTTACATAAGGATAAATTTCGATGACCTCCATTTTGATAGTTATGGCATTTCGGCGTGGTAGTTCAAACAATGTAAATCCTCTATTAAACATACGTGTTGGTGTTACCATTGAACCCTTTTTCTGTGTTTTGATATCATTTGTGTAGATCATCATCTCTGTATCGGTATTGTTTGCCACCTGTATGATATATTCTTTACCGGTATAATCTCTTTCTTGGCAAATTGGTATTTGTTGTATTATTAGATCAATTAATTCTGGTGGTATATTTTTACTTTGAACGGAATAAATACCGACTTTATCAGCCTTAGTTGGACCAATGGAAAATGATGTGGTTTTTAGCATTTTCATTTTCATTTCATCTTTAAGTGTTCTCCTAAGTGCATTTATTTCCTCAATGTGGATATATTTTGCACGAAATTTAACAGTTTCCGGAATATATATTAATGGATGTCGTAGATATTTTGCGGTATCAATGCCATAAATAGTTTTAGGAATCAATGGACATGTTCGGCTGATTACCGAAATATCCATATTAGTTTCACCACTAAAAGTGGCAAGAGATGCTTTCTTCATTTTTGCTGTTTTTTTAGTTTTCGATTTGTCAATGGCATCAACTAAATCTTTTTTCGTTTTTGGTAATTTTCCACCAATTACTTTTTTGATTGTTTTTTCTCTTGGTATTGGTGGATATTTATTAATGAATTTTGATAAACCCACCAAAGGTGTACCTATTGCTATTTTGTCGCCTATATGTATTGAAATATATATTGGTTCACTATTGAAAACGGATGTTTCGCCAGCCATAAAAGGTAGTGTTTTTCTCGGATATAATAATGGAAATTCATCAGATATGAAATATTTATCAGGCAGTGTCTCAAACCGTAAATGTTCCCAGTTGTATTTATCTGGATAATGATGTTCCATTTCATATTTATTCACTAATGCTAAACCATCATCATCGATAATTGGTGTGATAATACATATTTTTATTTTGGAATCTGATAGCCATTCATCATACTTACTTTGTAGCGCCTTGAGTATTCCCATATCTCTTGATGGTGGGTAACATAAATATGAACCAGATAATAGTTCAATATCAAAACAATTGCCGACACTACCAAAATATTGTTCAATGTCCGGAAATAACCCACAGAAATATGGAGAGATGGTATTATTCATTACACCATAAATAGATCCAAATAAATCCATATGTTCTCCAATTATTTTTCCTATGTTTTTTCGGAGTTTTTTATGAATATGATATCCATTGTATGATTTATGTGTATTACCCAAACCTAAATATTTATATCGGAATAAAATAGCCCAGATGAGGACATCGGTTTTGATTTCTTCACCCGCATCTAAATCCATTTCTAATATATCATCTGATGCTGGTTTAACAACTCTTTCTATTAAATTATCATATTCTTTAATACTTATTCTGATTATTGGATCTGTTGAAATTCCCTTTTTTATTTTTTTCGGGAAAAAGGACACTACACCGGTTTCTGTATCAATACGCTTTACAATTGGAATATCCGTATCTTTTTTCTCAATTATTTCTTTTCGTTTGAAAAATGTATCTAATACCTCATACAACTTTGGATCATCATATTCACTATCTGTTGGTTCCAATGAATATACCGGGTCATGTATTGGCGTCCCGCATAAATGCCAGCTTAGCACAATCGGTAATGCGTTATCGGAAAATTTCGTTATTGCCTCGAAAGTACACGCACGTAGCAATTCCATATGAACAACATGTTTATTTAGTGGTTGTATTTTTTTATACATTAACTTTAATCCATCCGTCTTAAGACGTATCATGTCATATTCGGACATTGCTAAAGTATGATAATGTCGTCTATATTTTATATAACCCGAATATCCCTTCAATTTTATTTACAAAACCGAATGCCAAATTTAATTCACTTATATCTATCATTGCATGATGACCTTTATTATGAGTATAGAAGATAGTTATGGTTCGCTGGATAATTGAATTCTCGTTACTGGTGCTTATCGGTACCTATCAATGTGTATTAGTGCTTATTTGATGCTTATTGGTATCACTTGTCTAAAAATGTAAATCATGGTAGATTTTTTCTGTTGATTTCAAATAAGTATATCAGTCAATAAAAGATCAGTCAATAAAAGATCAGAAGAAAATAACAAAATGTCGAAAATCCAAGCAATTTTATATATAGATAATGGTGACATGGGATATAATAGGGATACATTACAATTCATTAAAAGTCATATAAAAATGATATTTCGGAAATTTGATTTGACGATTGTTCCGATACAGGCAAGTCGATTATCTAGAAGACAGGCACAAATTCTTCATGACCATGAATTCCTTTTCCCATCATTGGTTTTGCCTTTTGCTAGATTGGTTGGTAAGGATGATATATGTCATTTCTTTCAAAACCCTGCATCATTTGGCGTTGATGTCGGAACACATCATAAAAAAGTTGGAAAAAAAGCTAAATCAGACATCGAAGGATTTGAAACACCTGCCCGCAAATCCGATTTATATGAAACAATGTTACAGAATATAGCGCTGGAGGGACAAACCGCCGATGATACACATGATGTATCCGGTGCACCATCAACTGATGAACTAATGCGCGCGGCAGAGGAAGAGATGACAAAACACACAATTGGTGGTGATCCAAAACCACCATCAAAGGGGTTATCGAGTTTGCGACGTGGAGCACAAGATATAGAAAAAGCTGGTGGTGTATTGCCGATAACAGTGGAGAAAAAAGATATTCATACATTAATGGCTGAACAGATCCGACATGGCGGCGAATGTACGGTGCCAGTTCGATAAGATATAAATTAAATTATTTTTTAATTTAAATGTGAAACATCATTGGAAAAAAGAGCAAACATAACGAACAAAATGACAGAGACAAAAAAAACCGATAAGTTATATCAAAAGTTCAATACTCGTCTTGGTAAATTATTAACACTTGTATCAAGTGAATGCGATGATGAAGACGATGCTGACATATTAGCGATTCGAGATGATGTAATGACATTTATACGTTCTGATCCAACAAATGATAAACCATTGAAAGATGTTGGATCGTCATTATGGAAAAATAAAAAATATATAGTTGAGGATGATGATGGTGTTGTCACAGTGGATATTAGTGGAATTAAATCGACAAAACCGGAGGACACATCGGAAGAATATGGGGATGTCATAAGAAGATTGTATGAAATTATCGATGCATCTCCCGATTCGGTAATTACGAAATCGGCACGATATGTCAAGGATCTATTGGATTATTATATTTTATATTTGATGGAACAGTTACCAAAAAAGAAATCTAAAAAATAATTATTACATTTAAGATCTATCCCACCATGGTGTTGGTTTCATATAATCTGAGCCACCAGCAACAAATCGATCATATAATGTTGCACGCGTGCGTTTATCTGCTGGTACTGCTGAATACATTTTTTTTGCATCTATACCCTGACGCATCATATATTCTCGATTTGATTCGTGAACGACCGGTTTATATGACGTCATGTCATCATATCCATCAACGCGTCTTTCCATTGAATCCAAATCATATGAACGAAGACCACCCATTAACTGTTCTCGGAGTTGAGAATGAATATGTTCTTTGGTTTCTGTTGATCTTCGTGGCATTTTTGGTAAACCATATGTAGGATCCGATGGTACCCCAGTGAGTTGACCCTCATAGATATCTGCAGATGAACCACGATAAAATGCATGTGGTCGATCTCGACGTGTTTTTAATTCTTTTGGTAATAAATGTGGATGAATAGGTTTTAATGGTGAAACGGTATCATGTTTAGTGGTTGTTGGTTTATGACCAAATAATGCGAAATCTTCTGTCGGAAGATCAACGAAACGTCCTTTAAATTGTCTTTTTGGAGCTGACATTGGTATTCTTTTGAGTAATTTGTTGATGATTTTTTCGTTTGCGTCTTCGTCAGTCAAAAGGATAAGAATTGATGTTACAGTATTTGTCAATAGGAAAAATGATGTAACTATTGACAAAGTTTGGAATGGAGTTAATGGATCTTGGCTTCTATTTACAACAACAAATAAAAATACAAGAATAGCTAATGCAATTATAATAATAATTGACAACATCTTGTTGTCTTTTTTTTTAAACAAACAAAAAAAATACAAAATAAAATTTATTTGTTTACTTCTTTTTCTTTCTTCTTTCTTTTTTCTTTGTGTCTTTTATTTTTTTTGCGAAAACTCCCGGTTTCTTTATATATTTCTGAAGTAAATCGATATGTTCCGACAATGATCCGATCTTGTTTTCATCGTCACTCGAAAACATTTTTAATATGGCATCAACCGGTAAACCCCCGAATTCCGATTTGATCGTATCTTTTTTACCTTCACCTGCTATATCACGTAATTCTCTACGACGTGTAAGCCATTCATCATCTTTCATGTTTTTATCTTTTTTTGTTACATCGCTTGCAATACTATCTTGTGCTGTTTTTGTCACACCGTCCAGGATTTTTTCAATTAATCCTGTTTTTGCACCGGCATGTGTTTTTGTTCGTTGTAATTGTTTACGCAGAAATCGTCCAAAAATAACAGATTGTCTCATCTGTCGCGCACTACGTTTGGGATCTGTTTGGGATTTACATACATCACCAGCAAACCCAGTAAGAAATGACATGGGGTTATCCGTTTCGGTGAAATCCCGATAATATCCAGAGAAACCGGATTTAAACATTTCTCCCGATGAAACTAAACCATCAATTAATTCACCACATGATCTTAATTCCGGATGAGATTTCAATGTTTCCAACTGTGAAAATAATTTATTGGCGATATCATCACTGTTGATATCAGCCGATGTGTAAAACTGATATACACCATAAGCCGTATCAAATCCGATCTGAACAATTTCAATCAAAATTTGATAGGATTGCGACTTCATCCCATCTACCGTTAATAATTCATATAAATGTTGGATCGGGCATCCAAATAAATCAAATGATTCTACTAATTTTGCAATGAATCCGATATGACCTTCCTTGATTTTTTTCTTGAAATCCAAAAGTCTGTTGCATAATCCTAAATAATATTCAACAGTCTTGCTGTGCTTAACCTTTGTTTTTTCATCAATAAATGTTTTTCTGACTTTATCGTCTAACTTTACTTTTAATGTCTTTGGACTTATTGGTGCATCTTCGATGACTTTTATACATTCATGTATTTCGTGTGATAGTTTATGATCATATTCATCAAGCCAACCAAGTATATTTTTTTTACAAGATAAATAATCGCGATCGTCTCCCATTATTTCATCCAATGATTTCATATTTTTTAATAACATCTCCGGAATTACAATCAAATGACTATGTAGTACTAACAGATGTTCTTTAACTGTTTCCGGACAATAGTTGGTGGTTCCACCAATAATCTCGGATAATCCAAGATTAACATCACCAAGCAGTGAATTCATGGAGTCCCCTCCAGCCGTTTTGATTTTAATTTTTGCTCCTCTCGGCATTGTTGCGCGAAATGTTATATGGACCTTGTATTTTATTATAAAAAAAATATCTATTCAACTTGTTTATATTCACCGGAAATCCTAGTCCGTATATATTTGTGGGTCAAATGTTTCATCGTCGTCATGGTGGAATGGTTCATCATCCGCACCAGAAAAACACATATCACCAACACATTCATCTGGGGTATTGTCACAGTCGTTTCCCGAAAATACAACTAATAAAACCATAGTTATTACGACTGCAACAAACAGAATGACATAAAATGTGGGGACTGGTTTAGATGGTTTAGATGGTTTAGATGGTTCTTGGTACTTGACATCATAAATAAGTGGTGTATCTATTTGTTGTGCATCAATTGGTTGTTTATCGATTGGTTGTTTATCGATTGGCGTTTCGGTGATGGTTTCTTTTGGTTCCGCTAAAATTTCGACGGTTTCTAATGACTCGACCGGTGTTTCCATTTTTGGTTGATAGTTATGATTCTTTTATTTTTCCAGAATAACTATTTAGTTTGATTGTCTTTTGATAAACATAATATTTTTCACTTATTTTTTTTTTATTCATATTCACGAAATAAAACCTGTCGATATATTGTGATTGCGTCATCCGGTATTCGATAATTTTTATATTCTTCCGGTTTTATTTCTGGTTTTTGTACACGGGCATTTAATATATATAATATATATCCACCACATTCGGATTTTGAATACTGTTGTCTGGTTGAACATAACTCAATAAATTCACAGTATGTGTCTGGTTTATGTTTTTTACAATATGTATCGAATTTGTCTTTTAGATATATTGCTATATTCCGTATACCTGTTTCAGCCGAAATTGGTTTTCCACTGGAATTGAAATACTCAACCGTCCATCGATGTTTTTTGCTCATGTCACAGAATATACATACCCAATGTTTTCCCACACGTTCATCCGGTCTAAAAACTCTATATGTATCTGTATTTAGTGGAATGGCAATATATTTTTTACCACTTTTCCGCAATGCTCTGACATCCAGTTTGCAGATTGGATGATTATCTTCCGGTCCCCATTCTAATACATTACTCATCGCAAATCTAAAAACCGCTAGTGATTGGTATTTCTCTGCTAGTTCCAATAATTTAGTGTGATGATCAAAATTACTAAACCATCGGGTATCTCTGGGACCATATGCCTTTAAATGTGTTTCTTTGATATGAATAATTTCTGAATCACTAATGACGTGAGAAGCCTCTGGTTTTGTTAATACGCATGACTCCCCATCACATCCGGTTTTTTCTTTAATCTCTTTGAAGACTTTTTTTGGGGCTTTTTCGGATATACCGATTTTTTTTGCGATTTTCTTGATTGCTTGTTCTGGTATACATGTGCCATATTTATTGAGTTCGACCGCTGGTTTACATTCACATGATATATCAATCTTTTTTATTGGTAAAGGTAACGGACCAATGGAACCATCGGTTATCTCTTCCGATTCATCATCCGTTATCTCTTCCGATTCATCATCCGTTGTTTCTATTTTTTTTTCCATCTGATCTTTACTTTTAGTGCAAAGTATTTTCTATTGATTTTACAAATTGAATAAAAAATTATATTTACGAAAACATAGAGATGTCGAAAGTCTACAAATCTTTTGTTGATGAAGAACTTGAAACAAACTATGGCAAAATAAATATACGAGATGACGACGGAAATATCGTTCAAATAGTAAAATTTGGTAAACTTCGCGGCGGTTTTACTGATTTTATGATTGAAAAAGATTCAAAGGATATTATATATGATGCATGTGTTCAATGCGGTTTAAATCAGGCATTATGGGATGCAATCTCTAAAATCTACCCGAATCTTCCACGAAATACGAAAATTAAATATATGTCATTCCAATGTTTCATGAATGATCTTGTCACTAAATTTGGGATGATATCCGAACAAGTGAAACATGGATTATCATTATATCCATTTGAAATAATAGGTGGTGATTATTTTGATATGCCATCCGATGAAATGGAACCAGATAAAAAAGCATTAACTATTTTAGATGACTTTGAAAAACTCTGTATTTATATATTAGATGCAACAACTAAAGAAATGTCAAAAAGAACAAAGACATGGAAAGAAACAAAATCGGTATCAATCAAGATATATGACACAATGGTACCGATTAAAACTGGTTATTTTTCAATGTTTTCTGATGCATTTATATTCGACAAGGGATGTAATGACATATGGGCATATTTAGGTAAAAGCACTGGGTTGAATCATCATCTTCGAAAAGCATTAGCTAAATTCAATCCAAAAATAACGGAAGACGTATTAAACAGATGTGATAAATTCAGTGAATTTATTAATATTTTGGATAAATTAAAAGATAATTATCCTGGAATAAAAGAAAAGATCATTGCCATTATTGGTGATTTTGATATAACACCGGTATCCTCTATTGGATTTCCTGGTGGAATTGCACCATCTTGTGTTGTGAAACATATAGTTAAGCAGGAAATCATCTGTGGTGAAATACTTGCTTACGCATATAATATTTGTGGAACATAATGTCAAAACCAATAATGGTTGTTGGTGGATATGGTGATGATGTACCAGGTGATGAATCCAGACTGATGAAAACATTTGGTGGTGATGGAACAATCATAGAAACGGTGGGTGGACGTGTCAAAGGATGGATAGAGCTTGAGATTGAATTTCTGAAAAAAGGTACATCAACGAATTTTCATTTAGGTGAGAAACTAACAGATGTGGTTATAACAATTATGCAACTCAGTGGTGTCTTGGGTATATTAGATAAAACAAAAGGATATATAGCGGGATTGAAAAGACAATCATTTTTGCGGAAAGACGAATTTGCGTTATATTTTGATCCAGAAAAAATGCATGACCTTTTTGTCACAACAAAAAAAGACGAACTTGCAAGTGTTATTCCACCAAAATGTGAATATCTTGGTAAAAGTTATGCGATTAGTAGTTTCACCGAGTTTGCGAAATATTTAGATGAGATAAAAAATGATTGTATAGAACTTGAACAATATTTTGAATCGATATCAAAAAAGATCTTTGAGGAAATGTATGGTTAAAAAATAAATATTCTTTTTTATTCCGATTCAACAACCAATGGAATATAAACAGTTGTTTTGAATATCTTATTACAACTAACACCAGTTATTTTGATGTAGTCGGAACGAGATAATTTCAGAGATATTTTTTTACCGTATTTTGCAGAAGCAAAGATATTCATGGCTGTAGCATTTACCTTTAGATGATAGATTTGTTCTTCATCATCCTCTGTGGCATATTTGATAAAACGCCCATGGATTTTAACTCGTGCTTTTGCATCAGCCATGGCATCGTTATAGCATTCAAATGATCGACCACTTTCACAATCAGAATCCTCCTCTTCACTGTCTGATTCCGCAATGGATCCAGATGTATTTGATATAAGAATAACCGTTGATGATGCATTTGTTAGCTTATGGATGACATCTTTGAATTCCGTGGATCCCCAACCAATTTCGACTGGGTATATTTTTTCACTTGGTGGAGGAAATAATGGTGTTACATAGGCAATATCCATTAGGGAAACATCCCAGACAGATGTAGCGATGGCGTTTATATCGCCCGTTTTTGGCTTTATTCGTAAAATTCGATCCGCGGTATCGTTTTGAAGCGAAAGTGTTACAACACTACCAGGTGCTTTATTTATTTTTTGGAAGGCACTTTTTAAAGCACTCAATCTACACACAACGGTCATATGTTTTTTTGCATAATATGAAATAACATTGGAACAGGCAATCCGTTGTTCAAAATAAATATCACTGTCGCCTAATCCAGCGGAAAATATAACCTTATGTGTTCCAAAATATATATGTATCTCACTCATACCATATTTCTGGCATGACCTCAGCCAATTTTTGATTTGAGTAGGTTCACTTGTGGTAAGTTCCACTAATGCTGATTTATTTTTCGGTTTGTCCAAAATGCCACATATCTCTGGTGGAGGTGGAACTGGTTTTGTTCGTGGTCGTCCAGGACCAGATGTTTTTGCAAACATTTTTTTTATTCCATACATATTTATCTTTATATATTTTTCTAATCCAATATGTGTTTAATTCGAAACGAAGAAAAAAAAACATATCATTCATTTTGTGACCATTTCAGAAATAAGTAAAACCAACACTTGCACGTAATTTTAATGTTATATCACGTTTTAATTTTCCGGGCAGACGATCTAAAGGAATATCATCTGTATATGTTGCGCGAACAATAGGCTCCAATACATTCAAAAGTGAACGTGATGTTCGGGTAATCATCGAAAAGTTTTTGATAATATGTTCCCGAACATATATGTAATCCGTTCTAATGGTTTTAACTGATCCGATTAGTGCACGTTTGATAATTGCAAGTGTTTGTTTTTGTAATTCAACGATTCTGTCATCGGCTTCGATTATGGCATCATAATCATATCCATTGATTAACTCATTTGGTCTTGATTTTGATTTATGTTTTGGTATTATAACACCCTTGGTTAGTTTAGATTGTATAACAGCCGATCTTAATTGATTATATCTCATTAACGTCGCGTGTTTTTTCTCCGGAATCGCAAATGTCTGTATATATACTGCAGGAGTACTCCTAACATTTAATATTTGTAGTGTTTCTATGAGTTTAGTGTTGACACCCATTAACATTGGTAATCCTGAACCCTTAGTAATAAAACGACTAATATCAAAATGTCCACCATTTGTTTGAGATGTATATACATTGCGTTGTTTTGATGTTTCAGAAATTATATCAGGATCTTCAGACAGTAATCTGGAATATAATGCATGTACTGCTCCCACAGAATATATATTTCGTTGATATATTTCATGGTGTTTTTCATATATATCTATCGCCTCTGGTATAGTTAACGCGTGATAGGGTATATCACTAGCGAAGAATCCGGTGTTATTTTTGATAATATCAACAATTAGATCATCAACATCTGGTATAGGTTGTGCAAATATCATTGCATATATTAATACCTGAATATCTCGATAATATATATAGAATCTCATGAAATCTATATTATTTGGTAGAATATCCATGAAGGTTAGCCCTGTACCAATTTCCCAAAGATTTAATTTTTTCATATGATCTTGGAATTTGATAATTTTAGATTTAAGTGCTTCGTAATGTCCATCTGTGTTAATTTCCTCATATTTTTCAATATATTTGAGTCCACCAGTTATAACATTACGGATAAAAATCTGACTCATTTTGCTTATGTATTATTTTTATTTAAAGATAGTTAATACTTAATAAAAATAACATCCAAACTATAATTATGTCAGACCAACATTCATTACTCGATTATTCTATATCACCTGATAAAATAACTAAGACACCCCCTATTTCATCAGTCGTTGGTACTTTAGCACATCCACGTTTAGATGAGGAAGCAAATGCAAACAGTTTTGCCCGGACATATGGTCCCGGCATATTTTTCGGATTAATTATCATAGCAATAGTTATTACACTAATATATTGGCTAATCACTAAACGACAAAATGATAATAAACCTATTATGATAACACATACAACTAAAAAATCACCAAAAATAAAAGAGATAAAAGATAAAAAAATTAAGGCGATAAAAGATAAAGATGAAGGATATGTGGTAGATGAAGAGGATGAAGAAGAAGATAAAAAATCAGAGGTAATACCAGAGGTGGATGAAGAAGAGGTGGATGAAGAAGAGGTCGACGAAGAGGTCGACGAAGAAGAGGTCGACGAAGAAGAGGTCGACGAAGAAGAGGTCGACGAAGAAGAGGTCGACGATGATGAGGAAGATGAAGAGGAAGGTGATGAGGAAGATGAAGAGGAGCCGGCAATGACAAGAGCCGAATTAAGAAGTATGTTAAGCAAAAAACGACAAGGGTAAGTGACTGACTAAAAAACACATATATATTATTTTTTTAAACTAAAGAAACGCCCGAATAGATTAAAGAATTTCGAAAAGCAACAATACAACGCAATATAACACAACACAATATAATGCCGAAGGGTAAAATCAGCAAAGATTCAAAGGATAAAAAAGCACCTGGTATCACATTTCTTAGACCAGCCCGTGTTCGAACACATCTGATCACACATTTTAATGATGGTGTCGAGAAAAAAGAAATAGCATTGCGAAAAAAGTACGAGAAAGTGATTAAGCGACACCGCATTGCAATTGATGTACACAAGAAAACGGGTAAACCGCTTGAAACATCGGATGACTATAAGGAATACCGAAAGGAATCAAAGGCAATTGGAAAAGTTCAGTTCAGTCGGGATGGTATTTATGCTTTGACCGCGAGTCTGGAATATATCGCAACCGAGGTGATTAAGCATGCGGTAGATAGTGCCGACCTATCGAAAAAGACGACAAGCGATAAACAAAAAGGACCACGAGTATATATAAAACATATATTTACTCATGACGTTGAAAGATTAGAATCATGGCCGATTATCAGTGCGATCGACTGTATTGCCAAGATGAACACTGAAATTGACGGACTTGAAAATCCGACTGATCTCAATTATGATGAGATCTTTTGCACGCCATACAGTGATGGCACTCCACGTGGTTTTTGTACATACATCGACCGTATTCGCGAGACAATAAAGGATTTGAAAAAAATCAAGAAAAAGGGAACAGTAAGTTTCAAGTCTGGATTTACGCCTGCCATTTCCCGAATTTTGGTGGATGTTATTGCAAGAGTAGCACCCAGAATTAAGACACAACTTAAATTATTGAAGAATGCTTCGAAGATTTCCCCAGAAATTATCAAGAGTATTTTCGAGTTTTGGCTTGGTGATGGCGATTGCGATGTTGATGAATATATGAAATTTTGTGATGACAAGATTGACCAATATAAGACACGGGATCAAGAAAAGAAAACCAAGAAGCCAGCAAAGAAAACAACGAAGAAGACAACCAAGAAGACAACTAAGAAGACCACGAAAAAACCAGCTGTGGTCAAACCAGTAATAATTGAGAAAGAGTCATCCGATGAGGAATCATCGGTTGTTGATCCAGTTGACAGTGATTCGGATAGTGAGTAAAAAAATATTAATATTTTTTTATGAATATAAAACAAAGTAATAGGAAAATGACTGAGATATATTTAGATTCTAATGCCACCACATTCAAACCTGATGTCGTCACAGAGGCAATGATAAAATGGCTGAAACAGGGAAATCCATCAGGCATATATCCACTTGCACGAAGAAGTAATAGGGCAATAAAACTATTTAAACAATCCATAAAAAAATTATTTAGTGTGACAAAAAAACACGACTATGAAATAATAATCACATCCGGAGCAAGTGAAAGTAACTGTGCTATCATTAAAGGTATCGTTGACACAAACCGCGGTACTGATATTGATGATTTACCACATGTTGTTATCAGTATGATCGAACATCAGTCAACAATATCCTGTTGTACTGGTTTAGTAACCGAAAAAATAGCCAATGTTTCGATGGTACGACCAACAAAAGAGGGAGTGATACCACCTAGTTCAGTAATTGGTGCTATAAGACCAAAAACCGTATTGGTATCAATTATGTTAGCAAATAATGAAATTGGTTCTGTCAATGATATACAAGCAATAGCATCACGTTGTCGGCGAAAAAATGTGTTATTTCATTCAGATATAACTCAGGCATTTCCAAAATTAACAAAACCTATAGACTTATCGGATGGAAAAATAGATGCATTGAGTTTATCATTTCATAAATGTCATGGACCTTCAGGTGTTGGCTTACTGATTTTACGTTCAGCCATTAAGGATCAGTTTTTGCCATTGATATCTGGTTCTCAAAATGATAGTTTACGTGGAGGCACTGAAAATATGATGTTGATTGCTGGGGCATCTGCTGGGTTGTCATATACATTCGCAAAAAGAAAAATAAAAAATGACAGACTGCGTGAGTTCCGACACCAAATTATAGAAAAAATGAAGAAAATAGCCCCAGTGATCGAATGGTCTGATGTACTTGATCGATATCCAAAAAAATGTTTCATATTGATAACACCAATGCGACGCGCCAATTTACCAAATACATTATTTTTCGCTATATATAATAATGAGCATCCTATATGTAGTTTGAAATTACAAGAAGAATTTCTAAAACATAAAGTTGCTATTGGTGTTGGTTCTGCCTGTAAAAAAGGTCGTCAGAGTCATGTTTTAGAGGCAATTGGCTTACCAGCCGAATTCCGAAGTGGTATTGTTAGAATTTCAATGCCAGACAATATAACACAAGAACAAATAAACAAATTTTGTGATATCTTTCGGCTGGTTTTAGCCTCCAAATTCCATTTATAAGAAAAAAGGAGAGAAGATAAAAGTTCTCGTGGAGACAGCAACAGAATCGTAAGATTATATCGAGTCTGATTCATAAACACTTAAGGTAAATGAACGTTTAAAAGGTACTCCTAGCGGTTTTAGTAATTAAACAAAGCTCAGGGCACGGTATTCTGGATCATAGTCCAGCCATACCACCAAATAAATACTCAAATTCCATGTTTTAGAATCAGAAAAGCCCTGGATATGCAACATCCAGTCATTACTGGGTCTAGTGAATTTATAGTGCAAAATAATTGTTGTCATAACGAAAAAAAAGGTTGTACCATTTTCGAAATCAAAACATTTGTTTTTTTTTTATGTAATAGATTCAGTTTGATATAATAAATAATGTGTATGGAGATTACATGTTCGTCCAATTCGGACCGCACGACCAATTATCTGTGCCTCAACACTTGGATTTAATATTTTATGTAGAAAGACAATATCTGTAACAAACTCAAAATTAACACCAGCACAATGTTTTAATGAATTTACCAATAATACATTATATCTTTTTGATCGCTTAAATCTTTTGCGTATTCTTGCAAGTTGTCGTCCAGTTCCCGCAAAGGTTAGATGTTTAACATTTCCATCGGATAAAGCGGTTTTTGCTTTTTCTAATGACTCAACGTGATTCGAAAATAATAAAAATTTTCTGTTTTCTGGTCTATCCCTCAATACGGTGCCTTTGATCATTTGTGGTATGTAAGATGTACGGATGTCCGTGATATCTGTTTTTCGTTCTGTTGGTATAGTTTTATTTTGTAGAAGCTTTAATAATAGATAATCTTTTTCTATAAATTCTGGCAGTGGGTCCCCATCTATATCCAATTTGATGTCATCCGGTATTGCTGTTACCGCTACTTTATCCGACGATGACAACCCGTCTGTTAATGCCTTTGCTAATGCTTTTTGATCATTAAGCACATTAATATCTTCGGGGGTAACATCACCAACAAATAGAAAAGATGAAATATCACTGACGGTTCTACAGATAGGGCATTGACATTTTCTATCAACAGTGCTTTTACAACATGATGCCATACATGAAGCACATAATACAATTTGACAACAACTAAATACAATTGGATTTTTAGGTGCATCGAGACATATAGGACAATCATCCTTTGTTAATCGTTCTCGTATTCTTTCTATTTTTTGAAATTGTTTACTAAGATCATCAGCAATATGTAATAATTTATCGTTTGCATATTGATATGCGTCATATGTCATAGATCGAATGACTTCTTCAGCGGTATCATCAATGTCAGCGCCATCATATTCAACCAATTCCAAATCGTCAAATCCAATAAAATCATCTATTTCATCGTCGGATTCTTCGTCTGGTAGTGTTGCACGATATCGTTCCTGTAAAACACCAATTGGTATTTTTTTAAGACAATGATATTCTATGTTTTTTATTGTGATATCATAATGTTCTGGCTCTTGTTTCAGTGGATCAAATAATTTATCTTCATGTTTATCATATTTACTTAGAAAATATTCGATTCGTTCTTTTTTTGTTACTAAACGCCGATAATCAACTGCTTGTGTTTTCAAAATTGCTTTAAAAATATCGATGATATTGCCAGAAGTAGCCCCAACAGATGCTGCCGCCGATTCCATTGCTCCACTATGTAACATTTCCAAAACATCATCACGAATACCTAAATCCGCAATACTACTTATTATTTCTTCCGAACTGGATTGTGCACGTATTTGGTAAAAGAACGACTTAAAATCGGTTCTGGACTCTTTAAATAGTAATTCCGGTGTTCGCACACGAGTTATATCTTTGCGGTTACATTCCAGACATGTCTTATCACAACTATGATGTCTTGATAATTCCCGTTTTGTTAGTTGATGAGTCCAACCATATCCAACAAATAATGGCGAACAATTGTATCTATACCGCGAAAGTTTTGTTAGTCGCGGTTGTTTGTTTGTTGCGGAAACCATCCAGGTAAATAACCCTTGAAACGAGCATTGTATGAATTTTAGATTTATCGTATCAAAATCATCAACCAATACTCGATACCAAACCTTATTATGAGTTAAACACCATAGATTTGCTAGTAGTGTATTTCGTGTTAGCTCTGGTGGTTGGTATGAACAGTCAAGTGGTACAGATGTTGAGTTACGAACCAACACCACATCATATTTTTTTAGTTCTGAAGGATTGTTTTTCAAGATATATTGGAATGTTCTTAACCCAAATATATTTTCGATCGAAAATACAGTCAGATCTGTAAATTTACGAATTTCATCCAGCCATTGATGATAGACTGCACTTCCAACAATTAATAAATTTGTTGGTAATATATCCGATTTTCGTACAAATCTCTCCCAAAATGTATCATCTACGCGTGAATGTTGTTGCAATAAATATGAACCCGGAAATGGACTTCGTCTATATTCCTTATTTATTTTTGGTTTCTTAGAATAACAAATCAATGATAACACCTCGATTGTTTTCCCAGAACCAAATGGATCACATAGTATCGCAGTCGATGGTATTGTAGTTTTCCCTATATTTGGACTTTGTCCGTTGTAATACTCCGTCTCGATCATTTTACCTAATATATATTTCTGATGTAACAATAATGATGCCTTGAATTTTTCTAAAAGTGGTTTCGCCGTTGCCTCTTCATTACATATATAATATTTATTATAGACCATTGCTGGTTTCGGGACTGTACGATTCACTGGTACTTTGATTACCTCAAATGGTAATCTGGACATCATATCATCTGTTGGTATACCTTTTTTTGTGAAACTTATTTTCGAACGTAAATAATCGATATCATCCCTCGTATATATAGAATCTACTGCACTAATAAAAGAATCGGTCATCGCCCTGATACGTTCAGGACCTGAAGGTATCTGTAATATATGTTTTTTGCCCATTAGGTTGTCTATTTTTGTTTTTTTCCTTTTTTCCGATCCATTACCACACATCTCCTGATATATCGACATTAGTCGGATCCTATCGTCAGTTTCTGCAAATTTCTGAATACGTTCACGGAAATATATAATGGTGTATCCTAATGCAATAACCTCTTTTGACCATTCCAGAAAATAATTAGATGTGGCTGATGATATCGATGGTGTTTGTAAAATCTCGGTTGGTAATCCCCATTCGTTCAAAAATTTATTGATAATAATAGCAATATCATAATCATCAACAGTAAAATCATAACATAATACAAACATATTGCAATGGTCCACACTTGGTGCTGTTGCTGGAAAACTACGAAAATAATTTGTATCAACAACATCCCATGGATATACGGACGTCAAATGCGATGTCATTGACTCTTTCCAGTATTCAAACTGATATTTATTATATACTGCCATAAACATCTGGTCTCGATTTTCGAATAACGGATGACCGTTTCGTATCAGATATTCATCTCTATGGAAACTTAATAACTTACGGCAGAATTCATCTCTTGTTGATATATATCCAACACTTAATCCATATTTCATTAAATGGAATAACATTTTTATTTTTGTAATATCCTTCACTGGTGGATCATCATGAATGAATTTAGGTTTCTCATATTTAAATGTCTTTTTTTCATCATCCGGTTTTGTTATTTCTGATTTGGGTGGGACTTTTTCATCTTCCAATTTTGGTGTTCGATCGTCAAGTGGTACCCCATCATCATAGAAATCGATAAAATCTGATATTGCCTTTTTTGTTAACATTTTATCATAACATGTGGCAACAATTTTATATATATAACCTGGTTGTTCGTCATCGGGAAATGACTTGAAATAGTTATTATTTAACATTTCTATTATTTCCTTGCAATTGACATCAACACCAAAATGCCGACAAATAGGTTCAATATATTTACTTAATCCTGGTGTATCTGTTACACTCGTTAAATAAAAATATGGTTTTTCTGGTTTATCACCACCATAATCTATATCTTCGACTGTACACGATTTTGATAGATATTGAAGAAATTTGGTCTTTGCTTTATAATCTTTCGTTGATATAAATATTGATATTTTGTTGCTGTCCGATCCACCCCCACACAATGGTATATCACCAGATATAGATGACATTATTGCTTTTTTGTATATGAATACTTACATTCAAAAAACATATTGTTATTATTTTTTAACGGAATGACACAACCTTTGCTTTTTTACGTCCTTGTTTTTTTAATGCGCTTTTAATACCACGAATACTTCTAATAGGCTTTTTTGCATATCCGCGTTTTAATTTGTCATAATCAATAACATCAACAACATCCGTTAATTTACTAAATGGTATTAAATGCTGTTTTCCTTTGGTTCTGTTGAGTATCAACCATGGTCTCCATGAATCAACGGTAAATGTTTCTTTAACAATGAAACATAGTATAATGAGTATAATGAACCCTAAAATGCATGTAGCTATATAATATTTACAACGACCGCCTTTACCCTCTAATATATAATCGATTTTGTTTGGTGTGTCTTTATTCGGTGTATCCTCAATTGTTTCATCTGGTATATCTTTAATTGGGTCACCAGTACTATCAATCCAATTGGTATTCATAATTATCAATTTATTTTTTATTGCCAATCATTTTTCGGATTAAAAATTGAACCCATGATTTATAAAATAAAAGAAAACAAAATGAGCGAAATCGAAGACATCTATCAAAAAATAATAGTTGGTGTGAAGCCTTTATGGTCAGATATAATCGAATTACATAAAAAAGATATACTAAATGTATTAACTGAAATCATGCCAGATATTAAATCAGATATTGTTGTACCACCAATCGTTGACGTATTTAATGCATTTAAATATGTTGACATTACAACCACAAAAATAGTAATTATTGGTCAGGATCCATATCAGAAATATGGTGAAGCATGTGGACTATCATTTGGTACTCAGAACAAATCAATTCCACCAAGTCTGAAAAATATTAATAAGGCATTAGAAAAAAGTTTTGGTACTTCCCTTATGGATGGTGATTTAACGCATTGGGCTAAACAAGGTATATTACTTTTAAATAGTAGACTAACAACCGTTTTAGGGAAAGCCCTACCTAAAACACATGCCAAATGGGAACTAATCACAAATTCCATCATAAAAATATTATCAGAAAAACGCCCGGATGTTATTTATATGTTATGGGGTGGATTTGCACAGAAAAAAACAAAACATATCACACAAAGCGCATTGATACTGAAACACTCCCACCCAAGTCCAATGGGTGATTGTAAACAACCACTTTCAAAAAGATTTATTAACTGTACTCATTTTGTTGATGCTAATGAATATCTTATATCCTGCGGTAAAAAACCAATAAAATGGGTACAAGTGAAATCACCGGCATCACGCGCAATTACCGCATACCGTCGAAAATTATTATCCAAGTTAGAAGGTAAACTACTAAAAGAATCAAAAGAGATGGGGGCGGATGAAGAGAAAATTGAAGTATTTACGAGACGTGCAACAAGCAAGGAAAAAGAGAGATTATTATCCAAGTTAGAAGGTAAACTACTAAAAGAATTGAAAGAAATCGGCGCTGATGATGAGAGAGTTGAATTATATATGGAGCACGCAACAAACAAGGAAAAAGAGACCTTATTATCCGAGTTAGAAGGCGCAAAGAAAAAAGATCAACTACAAAAATCAAATTCGTTAATTTCGATGGGTTGTATCCCAGATGACAGTTATATATTATTTACTGATGGGGCTTGTTCTGGTAATGGAAAAGCGCATGCACGTGCATCTTGGGCGTATTATATAAGATATGGTGATCTTGATCGTAAATTAAATTCTGGCGAGGTGGCAAAAAAAACAATAAGTCCGTCGAATAATCGAGGTGAATTATTAGGAATCATCAAAGGATTGTCATGTATTTGTAAAAAAGGAAAAACATTCAAGAAAATATTAATTGTTACTGATTCGAAATATTCGATGACTGTTTGGAAATATGTTGATTCATGGATTGATTCGAAAACAATTGATGAAAAAAAGAATCCAGATCTTACAATGAAATTATATAAATTTAAATGTTGGTTGATCGAATCGGATTTTTCCGTTGATTTAGTTCATATCAGATCACATAAACCAAAACCAACAGATGATATCCTAAAATTTTATTGGAAAGGTAACCAAAAAGCTGACGAACTCGCACAAGGTATTATCCGATAGAAAATATATTTATTTGTGATGATATGGACTTGGATGCGTGAAATATTTACTAATGTTGTTTCGCCAATCGGCAAACAACCAATGCGAAAACGACTGATATGGGTGTATTATATCATCACCCTTTGGTACTATCGGTATCATAACAGGACTTTTTTCTGATTCTGTTTTTTCTGGTTCCATATCAACAGAAGTATCCTTCTCTTCATCGTTATTAACCTTCTTTAACAAAGTCACAGGTAATATACTTGGCTGTAATAAAATAGTTATAACAATCAGACCAACAACAACGATTACTGATAAAATCGCTGTTGTAACACATCTCATAATGTATTGATTTATTTAACCTCTTTTAATATTCAAAGAAAAAACATTGAATCTGATTTATTTACTTGCTATATAATCACCACATTCCACAAGTGCTGGTCCAGCCCTTGATTTACCATTTGGTAACTGTATCTGTAAAAACACCCACGATTTAACCTTTTTGAGATACCCAAAGATAGAACCATCAAGCGCCTTAAATATAAGATTATATGGAACCATACATGATGACGGTATATCCGGCTTTGGATCTTTTTTAGGATCATATAAACCAAATGTGTTTTTGACGCGACCCAAAGATTCTGTCGGAAAATTAACTGTTGTCGGCATTGTCGATATATTTATATAAAATTGTAGCCAGGTACCATCATCCATATTAATCATCATTTTCCCATTCATTGATATTTTTTTGTTTAACGACTTTAATGCATAATTTATTTTCTGAATGTATTTATCTTTGATATACCCATATGTATACCCTAAGTCTACCGGTAATATAGTATACCCACCAGCACGACCACCCGATGCTAATGACATATCAGTTAAGAAGAAGCCCGCGATACCTGGTGTATCTCCCACTAATGTATATCGATCCGGACTGTTGGAAATAAATTTATAGGTTTTACCATCTGTGTCTATAATGATAAGTGGTGGCTGTTTTCTATTTGTACTATATCCATGAATATAACCAGGATCACGTGTTTTTGTTATATATTGTCCATCTGAAAAACGAACACCAAAATGTTTGTAATTCACCTTTAACACACCAGCAGGTGATTTACCATGTAAATGATTCATCGCATGTTTGATTGGTGCTTTACCCATAGGGTATGAACCAAATACTGGTTCTACTTTTAGGACGTTTTTTGCAATATAAAGCAAAGTACGTGCCATTTGTTTTTCCAGATCTGAAAATGGTATTACATCAGTTCTGTAATTTGGAGTGGCATGTCGAATAAAACCAAGAGAGAATGAATCATAATCAGTTATAATATGAGGTACTAATATTATAATAACAAAAACAGCAATTATGGCAATAACGACATAAATGGGTTTTTTATGTTTCTCATAAAATAATATTGTTTTTTCTAGTTTCGACATTGTAATGTTTTTTATTGCTATTTATTGATTTTTTATTTTTATAACAAATAAGTACATGCAACAATCGCCCATTTCCATGTTCCTTCTGGTCCATATTGACATTCATATCTTGGTCGAAACCCAGCACCCTGCGATGACGATGTTGTGAATGCAACATTCATATTAATTTTTGCGATCGTGCATGATTTGATAGTCATATCTCGTACTGTTTTTCCACCATCCGGATTGGCTACAATCTCACCGGTCTCTTGATCAATGATATATTTAGGTAATTTTTTTGTTTGCAAGCATGCCATACCATCCCCAAACGATCGCACTAAATCACCAATTCGAAGCGCTGGTACACCATCAATTTGACGAACCCTTATAGCTCCCTCACCACAGGCGTATATTTCAGCACGACATTTATCTTGTGGAACAGAAAATCGAAAAACGCCAAACGAATATTCGCGCAGTGCTTCTTTTTCAAATGCTCCGATCACACCAAATATTTTTGAACAATTTGCGTGTGTGCAACGAGTAACCACTGGTAGTGCTTCTCCCATCGATATTTCTTCATCAGCCTCTTCAGTTAAAGAATCAATGGCTCCTGTACAACATACGACTGTGCCCTTTACTTGTTCTATATCCATTTCATTCATGTCAATTAAAACATTTCGATGGATACCAGTGAAATTCAAATCCAATAAATTAGCCTTATTAGTCAACCATGATGAGAAGTAATATTTTTCATCTGTATCTCTGAATACAAATGCTAAACGTTTATCATATGGAGTCCCAGAACCACTTGACTGTAATCCCATTATCCATTCATAGTGTTCCGATGTTCCCGTTTTTTCTGATGCCAATACAATATGTGATGACGGCAACAAACAAGCAGTGTCGGTTGATGTTGATATTAATGCGTTTTTTCCACTTGCGTCACGATCATCATAAATAACTAAACTACCAGAAGTAACATCCGACGGTATAGTTTTGTTCGAAATAGATACTCTGTTTTTTATGAACTCAACATCATCCGAAAATGATATTGGTTTTTCAACCGTAATTGATCCAGTTGCATTTATTGTTAATGCACTTGCCGTTCCACCTCCAGATAATACCGATCCAAACTCGAGACCACCAGCGATATCACCACTTATATATCCACCAAACCCAGATCCGGTTTTTAGGTGTAATGTTGGTGATGCAACACCATATACATGTAGATCAGAATGGAGTGAAAACGCACTTAATGTTGAACCAGAAAAATGCGATAAAAATCCATCACTCTCAAGCAATAAACGATGTGTACCATTGGTTAATGTTGTGCTACCACCACTTGTACTAATCGTGCTATCAAATCCTAATTTTGAATCAGTAATTTTTAGATAACCCGTTTCGGATGACGACAACGTCATGATATCCAAATTAATATTAAAAGAACCATCATCGGACATGGTTATTGGACCACTTAATGGTATAATACCATCAGTTATATCTTCATCTAATTTAATAGTATCATCCGCAGGGTCGCATATCATTAAATGTATTTTTGCTGACATTTTTTACTTGATTAAATCGACCAACTATTTTATATTCAGATATTATATATTTAATACCATGAAAAAAAAAAGATATACCCAATTGGTTTTATTATTTGTGATGACCCACCAATATATCTTTTTTGATCAACCCATTGCATGCCTAACAATCTGCTGGTGGGCGGTCTTTTTCATCTAAACCCATTGCTTGATCACAGTCCTCATATGGACATGTAAACACTTTACGCTCATAACTTTCCATAAAGCACTTTCGGCAATATAATTGTGAACACCCAAGACAACTGACGAAATCTTCAGATGGTGCTGTACATATTTTGCATGATATAATCTTTCCATCTTTTTTGCGTTGACAAACCCCCAACATTGTATCAATGTTTTCTTTCATTGTCGACCAATTAAGATCTGGGTAAAGTGGTACCGAAAAGTCCTCATTTATGGAACATAATGATATCAATATTTCAGGTACCAGCCAACATGGAGATAGTGATGGTACAGATTTGGATTTGAATGTGGATGGAAGAAGAAACCCCCTAAGTTCAAATATATCATGTGGTCTATATCGAAATAGTAACCGAAGCAATAGTTTATAGTGCTCCTGATACCTCATGGTCCTAGTATTGGTAAACAACGACAGCATCTCCGACATAATAAATTGATGATTTCTATGAATTGCGTCTTCATCTATGGCATCACGTGGTGAAACCCCCTCAATATCAGTAGCACCTTTTTTGGGTTTGTCCTCCATCGGTGAAATTAATATACTGAACATATTAATTCATTAATATATCAATTCAATTTTGTCACAAAAAAATTATATTTATGACAAAAAAATTGACTCGACCAGTCTGATGATGGTACGTATATATTATCACAGCCTTTTGGATATTCAACAAGAAATGCAGTATCACCAACAAAATCGTAAATACTTACAATTGATGTCATAAATATAATGACTAATTTCATCATTTTGTTTGTGTTTTGAGGTTGTTCTTTTTTTTTAGTCTGTTTTTATAATGAGTTATTCTATTCAATTTTAGTTGACAATGTAGAAACACCCTAACAAAGCATATCGAACACCATCACTCTCTGTACACACATAATCGGTACTTTCCAAATCGAAGGTACACGGCTGAAGACATTTTGCCACAGTGTAACTCATTACGAATTCGGAGTCTTGTTTTGTTCCACAAGAATCAATATCTGAACAAATAAGATCACCAAGTTCTATATTACCATGCCTATTGTTGATTCTAACTAATCCTTCACCACCACTTGAAATTTGTATCCTGAGACCATCATCACCAATCTGCATTACGGTCGTGATCATACCACTTTGTTTGAAATCTCTTGTGGTTGCACCATCCTCATCAATCGTACCAGTGATGATTCCAACTGATGCCTTTGATTTGTACACATTGCATAATTCGACCTCTGGAACTGCATCAGATATACTTGGGATTCTCGCATCAATCGGTTTAATAATCCCCGTTGCAACTACGATCTCCCCAATATGTTGTTCTGCTGTCAATCGTAACGAATCCTCCTTTGGGATACAGAAATGATTTAACGTGTAATTCATATTAGCGGTTGTGTTACCCTCATATATATAACCCAGAACGCGATAGGCATAATCAGGTGCGAAGGGTTCTCTAGAAATAAACCCAAACTTACCGGTATTTTTACCGTTGTCGGTATCCCAGCCCATAAACATACGTTTAACATATCCATTAGCGGTGTTTTTTGAGATAAACATCATCTGTTTGTAATAATCATCCGGACTGGTACCAGTTAAACCAGCAACGCCTGATTTTGTTGCCCAATTAACCAGAGATAACTGTACATCTGTATCGGAGCTTTCATAATTGGTATCAGGAACGCCGATTCGAAATCGATTATCTGAAACCTTGATGAAATACTTGCTACTACTGTATTTCCTTAAATAATCAACCGCACACACGCCTGTTGTGCGGTGTAATGTCATAACTTCTGCTTTACTGCCGCCATCGACGGCATAAAAACGCAATAGGTCGCTATTATGATCAAACAAGATATCAAACCCGTCACCGGTGTCACCATCACTGTCACGAAGATAAATAGCGGGATCATCACCAGCACCTGATCCCCCATATATCTTTAACGTGGCGTCAGTTGATGATGTTATTGTTAACGTTGGACCAACTGTCGCACTACCTGTCACAACTAAGTCATCACCAACCGTCAATGATCCAGCAAACAATGCCGACGATGATGTCGGGGTCGAATCGGATGTAAATGTAAATAATGGTTCTGGGGTGGCATCCGTGTTTTTGATTATAAATGATACCCCACTATCAATCCTCATATCAGTTGCCCCTGTGTCTGTTTGCATATAGAAAAATCCTTCATCAGAAGCACCAAAAGTTACGTCCCCAGTCGCAGTCAGAGTACCACATGTAATAGCGCTGGTAGTTATTAAGTCGCTATATAATGTGATTACAGCACTTGCTGGTGCGGCATCGGTGATGCTGATTATCGATCCTCCACTTGAACCGATACTAAAGGTATCCGTCACCGACGTTGCACCAAGTGTCCATTTTTCAGTACCGCCTGTTAAAAATCGAAGTACACCAGAATATGTGGTTGATGCCCTATCTATTTTAACAAATGCATTACCAGCCGAATCAACATTTATGCTTCCTTTGAGAGTTGATAATCCATCTACCGTCAATGTTCCTTTTGTTGATGTATCGCCACTTGATGCAGTCGCTACAAATGTACCAGTAGTACCTATTGAGATATTCCCGGTTGTTGATGCCATTGTGAGTCCGCCGGTAGTCACTCCAATACCGCCACTAGCAACAGTTAACGAACCGGCAGTTACCACAGACGACCCAATAGCAGTATCACCGGTATTAGTAACGGTGAACAGATCGACACTACCATCAGAATCGGCAACAATAAACGATCCACTAGTAGTTGGTGTCAACACAATGGTATCAGTCATTGTCGACCCATTAGTAGTAGTTAATAATCGACCACTGGTATCAAATTCAAATGTTCGTGAACCATTTACTAGTTCTGACGCACTTCCACCACCCGCTGGTGTGCCATACGTTAAATTACCAGATCCATCCAATTGCAGATATTGCCCCCAGGTACCACTATCAACACTTTTCGTTAGATTACATACTGATAGATCTAATTTCCATCCTGCATCATATGTTATTGCTTCGGTTCCATCTAATTCAATGCCAGTTTTTTTAAGTTTTATATGTTGATCCCCGGTACCTCTAATGTGAAATGATGATCCATATATTCCGGACGACATTTCAATGTTGTTGTTTTTTAATAACCATTTTTATTTGGATATATAATTTGTCCTTTTAAATTCGCAAAAAATAATATTTGATATTTACAATTCAGTCATAAACATATCTAAAATCGATATATATTCATTTGCAGTAATGTCAGGTTCGGCATGCGATTCGGTTATGAAAATCGGTTGTTTTGTTTTGTCACCATATATATATTTGTGATGCATCAGCCGTGTTAATGCCTCCAATGTTATATTACCACCTAAGTGTAATGGTATATGTTTATCCATTCCACTCCCAGATGGATTCATATTATTATTAAAATGTACTACTTTTAGGTATTTATAATGTATATGTTTGAATATAATATCCAATGTGTTTGTTATGCCATCGGAAGTTACATTATATCCACTAGCATCTAAATGTGCTGTATCCAAACAAAATCCCATATATGAACTTATTCCTTTTTTATTGCATTGTTGTAATATTTCCGCGATGTCAAGAATACTGCCTATTTTTGTTGATGGTTTTGTTTTCTTTGTGTCCAGACCAAATATATCTTTTTCGTCAGGTGTTAGTTTTTTTGCAATATTTTCCATAAGTATTTTAACTTTTATTTTGTTTGCTTTTTGAAATTCAACAACTTTAACCAACCCACGAACCAATCTTTTTATCGTTTTTTTAGTTATTGAACCATTTGTTCCAGGATGTAATACAATATTTTTTATCCCTAGTTGTCCACAAATAAACACTTCATCACATAAACCACTGACTGATTTTTTTCTTTTTTCTTTGTCATCACTCGGTAAATTCGTTGAATATGCTGCATGAACAACAACATGTTTCGGCATTATTCCGTTTGCTGATAACTCGGCGCTGAAATCCTTTATCATTTTATCAGTAAATGGTTTTGTGTTATACACACAATAACGCTTTAGGAATATTGATAATGCTGGTATTATTTTTTTTGAATCTTTTATGACTGTAAGTGGTGCCAGTATCTGCTTAAATGACCCTTTTATATTATTTCGGCTAAAGCCATGATGATGTCCCAAAATTAACTTCGACATTTTTTTATATATTATCATTTGTCTTCAGTTTTTGGTTAATATTACTATATCCGAGATAAGCAGACCAAATTCATATATCCTATGATTTATGTAAAATTGAAGATATAATGGAATTACTTAAAGTAATGATAGATATCAGAGATCATGCCGACACTAAAAACACGTCGCGAATATGCATTAAAATACTCTAAAAACATTAAAAGAAATGGTGAAATATATTTCAAATCATGTGCAAATTCACGGATTTATTCAAAACTACATTATAGCCACAGACTCTTCGGATCATTAATAAATGGTGAAAAAGCTGTTGTCGATATAACAAATATACCTATATATTTTGATTGCGAGATTGCCCCAAACGCGGAACTGAAACTAACATCCGATATGAGTGATGAAGAGATGGCAAGAGGAATGAGAAAAAAGATTGAGGTGATGTCGGCAAGCGTATTTGACATTAAAGTAATTGAACGAAAACCATTGAAGGGGTTTCATGAGTATCCATCCAAATATCTCCGGATCCAGATGTGCACTATTAGTGGTCGTGAGGAACTTATGTCTGAATTACAATCAAAAGGTATGATAATCGGAAATGATGATTCAACGACTGGAAGAGGCAATTATGATAAATATATTTATCATGCGTGTCGGGAATATGAATTTAAATTATCCGGCTGGAATTCATTGAAAAAAGCAACATTGGTCGATAAAACATCTGACTTTAGTGCATATAAATATTTCACTATTGATGTTAAAGACATTCATGGTGTTGATGTGAATATACCAGATCGACGATTAATAATGTCTTGGGATATTGAAGCATTTTCATCAAGAAGTATTGGTACAAAAAATATTTTTGTTGATGCAACAATCAAAGATGATTGTATATTTATTATTGGTTTGACATTTCGATGGGCTAATCAATTGGAACCTTTTGTAAAGGTTGGTATATCGTCAATAAAAGGAACTAAAAACGGATATAAAGACAAACGGATAACAAATGATATGTCACGTATATTTATATATGCCAGCTGTGAAAAAACATTATTAAAAAAGTTCGGAAAAGTAATAGCAATGATGGCACCAGATGTTATCACTGGATTTAATTGCTGTGGTTTCGATTGGAAATATTTATATGATCGACTTGTATTATATAATTTACATACTTGGTTTTATAACCTGATAAATATTTATAGTGATTATTCGATTGATGTAAGTAAAATGAAATTCAAATTATTAAACAAATCCGTCAAACTCACCAAATATGATTATATGTCTCTACAGTATTTGGATGTACCTGGTACTGTTATATGTGATACAATGGTTGCATTCCGACGTTCAAAACCATCTAGTTCATATTCATTGAAAAAAGTACTGGATACGTTTGGTTTACCATCTAAGGTCGATTTACCATATTCGGAATTGTTTCGATATTATAGATTATGTCAAAAAGAACCAGATTCCCTAAATAATCTCAAAAAGGCTGATATGGCTATTTATTATTGTATTGAAGACGCACACGCTTTAGATGGTTTATGGGGGAGAATGAATATTTTAAGTCCTGCTGAAGATTTAGCATCAGTTACTTATACTGATCTATTGAATTCTTTTACACGTCCAGATTCTGAACGATTGACTAATCTACTTGCAAATGCCGGTTGTCGGGATTTCTCATTTTCTGTCCGATTCACTGATATGGAGAAAAAAAAATATGAAGGTGGTTACGTCGTTGTTCCCATATATAGTGTTAATAAAGAATATCCTGATTTTGCATTAGATGTACAATCATTGTATCCATCTGCCATTCGTGCGTGGAATCTGTCACCAGAAACAATTGTCAAAAATAAAACAGAGGCAACACGATTAAGACAAAAGGGTCACGTGTTAAATTCCATAGTTGTCACAATCGATGGCGAAAGACAAAAAATATGGTTTGTTTGGCATGAAAATGATCCGAAGAAATATGGTTTATATCCTCGGGCACTTACAAAACTGTTCAATTCCCGTTTGGAGTATAAGCGATTACTCAAAAAATATGAGACCCTTGCAGCAAATGCCAGTTTTCTTCAAAACATCATTTCCGGAAAAAAAGAAAAAGATATTGCACCACCAGATGGAGTTAATCCACCACCATCCGGTTGGGGTACTATTACCGAGGGACCAGAAGATTATGAGGGTTTCGGCGTTGGAATGAAAAATGGATATAAGAAATATTCGACAGATGAATTACAATATGAGGCAGATCAAATCAGTTATTATGACTCTAAATGTTTATTTTACTATGGTCGGCAATATAACACCAAAATTTTAATGAACACAATGTATGGTCTTAGTGGTTTTGCCTCACATCCTTTTTACGATCCATGTCTTGCTGGATCCATTACCGGATTTAGTCAAACAGTGACGAGACTCGCAGAACAAAAAGCAAAAGAATCAAATTTCATAGTTAAGTATGGCGATACAGATTCTATTTATGTGTCACCACCAAGACATTTATTCAAGAATGTCGATAAAATATATAAAGAAGGTAAATACACCAAAGAAGAATATTTCACAGAGTTAGTTAAGATAACTTTGGTGGAAGCAGATAAGTTACAGAACATAATTAATGATATGTTAAATAAATATACAAAAACGACCATTGTAAAAATGTTATATGAAGAGGTATTATTTCCATCGGTTTATTTTGGTAAAAAGAAATATGGTGGAATACCTCATGAAAAAGAAATCGATTTTCATCCAAAAAACATTAAGGGTTATTTCGTTCGTGGATTAGAATTCAAGAAAAAAGGCAACACACAAGCATTGGTTAATCTTGGACAAGATATTTTCATGAAGATATTGGATATTCATTCCGATAAAACAGTCACAGAGGTCGTCGAATCATCCCTAATGGAATATCTTAAAAGTGACATAAACATAAAGGATTACATCCGAGAAAAAACATATAGACCAGAAAGACAAAATATTTGTAACCTGAATTTTGTGAAACGCATGAAACTTATGGGACGGAAAATACCACCAGCCGGTAGTAAATTTAGTTTCGTATATGTCACCAGAAATCAAGCATATGATATAAGAGGTAGACAAATCAAAAAATCAACAGCGGACACAATGGAATATCCGGAAACCGTCGAAAATGACCCCACTTTGTCATTAGATATGATGCATTATATTGGTGGTTCCATTCAGGGTATGCTTGCACGGTTTTTACTACCAGATAATTTTGAGTTACCTGATGGGGTGAACCCAAAAGATTGCAGTGATGATGATTTTAAACATTATGATGCAATATGTGTAAAATCATCAGCGAGACAAATAGAAGCAATAGTAACACAATATATGGGTATTGATAAAACATATACATCAACACGTGGGCGCGAGTTACAGGCAATATACAGACAAAAAAGAGATGTGGTTATTAAAGAATTATTACCAACAGTGGGGCATGCTGGAATGATTTTATTGGATAATACGAAGGGGTTATTTTTCAAGGCAAAGGAAGAAATAGCAAAATATAATACGACACCGGAAATCAAAAAATATTTAGCTACACAAAAGGATTTTGTTGAAAAATCAATCTTTAAAAATTCAATAACTTATACTCTGTTATATTCAATCAAAACATCTGTTGCCCATAAAAAAATAGAACAAGAAATTGCTGGTTTTCCAATTCTGGATGATATTATTCGAGAATTATATGGATCGAATATGGACCCATATAGTGTTACTGTTGAACAAACACGCAATGTTATATGTGATATGTTGGAACCATTTGATATTGATAAAACATATATCAAATATATTCAATATCAGGCATATGAATTAACACAATTGAAAATGGCAAGAGTTTTATCAAAGAAACGTGCATATGTCAAAGCATTATGTGCAACAAGAAAATAAATAAAATTGATTATATTTTTTTCACAATTAAACATTTGTTTCCTTTAATAAAAAATAAACATCATGTCGGCTCCAGATGAAACAAAATCGGATTCGGCATGTTCACTAACTATTAGTCCATTCGGGTTCTATAATACCGGTAGTATATGTTATTTCAATTCTTTATTACAGGCGTTTTTGTCCTGCAAATATATAAATCGCGCGTTTGATCTTGTACCTTACGGAAAAAAGACACCACTCCGAAATACATATAAAAAAATGATTGAATTGGCAACAACCGATGCTAAACCACAAAAAATGTCCAGCGATATATTACATATATTAGCCGGATTAGGATCAATGGCGTCGCGAGTTGAACGTTTTGATTTCGGTCAGCAATCGGCACATGAAGCGTTTGTTTACATGGTTGATGCCCTAAAACTCGAACATTATTTTGAGTCAATTGTTGACAAAACCGTGAAGTGTAGTGGTCGATGTGGTCAGACTTCTATCAAACAAGAAAAAGTTATTTGTTTTCCATTGTTTTCATTAAAAACTGGTGATGAAGTAAAATCAGATCTACATCTACATACGGTCGTAGCAACACCAAGTGGTTATGTTTGTTCTAATATTATTGGTAAAAAAGATGATGGTAGTGACGATGTCTGTGGTGAAACAAAAAAAATAGAAATAACAGAACGTCTTCGAACAGCATCACCTTATATTGTTCTTCAATTTAATGGGTATAAGAAAAAACAATTGATTCATTACCCGAAAGAATTACTATTTTCAAGACACGAAAAAAGTGATCTTGTTTTCCATTTAATTTCCACAGTTGAACACTCCGGCTCATTATCCGGTGGGCATTATTGGGCTGGTATTAAACGTCACGATAAAACATATATTGCAAATGATATATCTATTACTGAATCATCATCGGCACTTGATCCAACACCAAATACATATCTGGCATTTTACGAATTAGAATAAATAATAACTTTATTTTATTTTTTTTTATCATCGGTGGTGATATATCGGTTGCAGCATCACATCGTCTGCTCCAGGTGTCACCTGCCATGCATCTGGATTACCCGGTTTTAGTTTTTCGGGTAGATCGCGTTTGTAATATCCTGCACCAAGAAACGGCGAGTCGTATGTTTTCGTATATTCGACATAATCCGACAATGCTTTACTTCCATATGCAAGACTATTTTTTTTCCGGAATTCCTTTGTGCGTCTCTTAACTGTTTGTTCTGAGTCCTCAACATCCTTCTTAACTATATCGGCATATTGTCCAGCAGTCATATGACCCTCGGGAACATCGGTTTTTGTGTCCGGGTGTAATGTCATTCCACTCAATGTCGTTTTCTTATAAAACTTTTTCGCACTTGGTACGCTTGCCTGAATCTTTCCCGCCGCATCACGGGCATTATGGGTACCAGTGCGTTCAAGATCTTTCTGTGTTGATTTGGTATATACACCCGGTGGTGCGGTTCTGGATACATCTAAAATAAGTGGTTCCATTGTCATGTTTTCATCACTAAATACTCCTGCTTGCCATAATATAATTAATACTACGAATAAAACGGCTAAACCCATTTTTACTGGATTACGTGTTATGATATTATCTGCCATATTTAGTTGTTAATGTTTTTCGGCTTTACTTTTATGAAGCAACAAAAAAATAAATATTTATCTTTTTTTTGTATTCGATTTATTCGTCCAAGAAAGGTGTATATTCTGTGGTGATCGTCGCAGCGCCAGTATCCTCATCCCTCGCCTTGACTAACGAACTATCCAATAATCCCTTGGCTGTTATAACAATTCCTGCATGCTTCTTTAGCTCTCCTTCCAACCGCATCTGTAATATTTTCTGCAACGCAACGATGAAATGTACGGATTGCGATAATGCAGTGCCTGCACGGTCAAGATTATCCGGGGGTGCCTTATGCACGTACACGTCCCCCTCCACTTTAGCCCCCACAGCTGTGCCATATAAGCCATCCGAAATAAATCGGCCCTTATATAATACTGATCCTAGTTCGTTCAATTTTTGTGTGTGAATTACATCACCGGTCAACGATTGTGGTACTATTACTGGATACATTAAATTCGCTTTACCGCCACCAGTCTTCAGGTCTGCGACATCTACCGCAGTGTATTTATTCATAATATCATATGCCATTGAATCAAATCCGAGAGAGTACAATTCAATATGTGTTAGCGGGACATCCTTCATCAATGCCCAGAAATTAAATGGAACAACATTTATATCAAGCATATTGTTTACAACAAGATCCCCTACACCTGCACCTCCACCCCCGCGGGCAAGGAATGGTTTGGCAATCGAACCAATAGAATCCGTCGGATTGATATTTGTCGTAAGATCAAGTAACATCGAAACACCTGTGAATGCGTATAGTTTTAGATTGTCACGGTCATTATTGGTCTTCAGCAACATTGCATTGGAATTGAATACTGTCGACATCGCTGAATACATTTTTTGCGCATACATAGCACGAGATAGTGTTGAAATCTTACTGTAATATTGATACACATCCGTATCATCCAATGGTACTTCCGGGTTCCCTAATGCGTTAAACCGTGCTATATCACCTCTTAAACCGATGAACTTATCAATTGATGGGGTACCACTTCCGGCATATATACATTGCATACCACGGAATATTTTGTCTTCCCCGTATTTTTGTGTTTGGAAGATTGCATCTTGTTCATATGGCATATGAAGCATACTCGACAACGGCATCAATGGTAAACTACCATTGATATTCTTATATGTGGTAATAAAGTCCTTGGATGGCTCAAAATATGGAATATCAGTTTGGACGTACTCCATCGTATTGTTAATACATTTGATCAACACTTGACAAGCCTGACTTATTGACTGACACACACCAACATACTCCTTTGATCCCATGGCTCCGACATCACCACTTCGTCCATAAGTCTGATCGATGACTAGTGGCTTCGTTAACGACTTTGCGGTCAAGCTGATGACCCGCTTATAATATTCACTTCTCGAATATAACATCGAAAATGCTTCCTTGAAATACGGTAACTGTGATGCCATTTTGTCCTGAATCGCCAAAGGCACATCACTGATGTCTGTCCATAAACGCTTGAACGGGTAGGGTTCCTTGGTCTCGCGTTCCGTCAACACTACTTTAAGTAAATCAGCAACCGACGACGCAATGATCGCATCCGGTGCAATGCCAGCATTAAACTGCGTCGGTGCGATTGGTCCACCAAGAGTTATATTACGTAGCATCGTAGGTGTAACACCCTCCGGTAATTTATATAGCTGATACATTCTTTCAAGGGATGCAATTAATGTGTCGGGGTCTGCGCGATCGTCAAGGATGGCGGGATTCGGAACCACCTTTCCAGCAAGAACGAGTGGCCACTCAGCGGCGTCTTGCATGTTATATTTAAATATATCATCTGGCTCAGCCGGTGCAATAGCATTAAAGACCATATTACCAATTAGATCGGCAACCCAGAGGCCGATATCGGTGTGTTTAATAATCATTGGGGCTAGAATCCATAAAACAACCGATTTAAGATTAGCAGCCTTAATACGTAGAGCATTAGCTCGCGCCACGGTCTGCTCGAAAATACCAGTACCACGAATAAGATTTACTCGAGTTCCTATCCATTCCATAAATGCATTTATTACATCCCTAGAATAGACGAATGTCTTATACATTACGGCTTTCGCACGTGCGATATCATCTAGCGATGGTGTATCGCCACCACCATCGCCGATACGTTCAATTAATAATCCCCAAAATTTGCGATTGCCAGCGACCTTATCTGTACCCAAATCCCTTTGGGTTGCATCATCAACCGCTCCTGCCGCCACTTGATAGTTATTCCAGACAATCAGCGCCTTAGCATAAGTGTTTATTCCACCGTTTGCTTCATTCTTTTTAATTTTATTAGCATCGCTTTCAATCTCGTTGCCGAGGAAGAAAATCAATGGATTGATCCCTTCTTTAAGTTCGTTAGATTCTGTATCTACCGCTATGTTATACGAGTGGCTCTCACCATCTGCTGACTCTTTTAACGCATAATGTATGATCATATCCCGAATATTATCTGCGGTTATTACGGCATCGTAGGCAACCGCGGCCCCGGGCATAGCCCCGATAGCTTTTGTTGTACAGTAATGATGGATGAATATATTGTTGATAAACGTATTTACCTTATCGGTATCCCGGACAAATTCTCGGATAGCTACCGCGGTTTCTGTTTCGTTTTGGTTCGTTTTTGACAATATGTATATAATTCGAGACATAAACTGATTTATTATAAATTTGTCTGGGTGCACCATATCATCAATTTTTGTGCCGAATACTAGTGGTTGTTTGATTGTCCCGACAAAAGCGTCTCTGATTAGTTTTTTTCGATAGTCATCCACAATACCGGTAATCGACCGATCCTTGCTTTCTATTATACGCAACGTCTCATCAGTAATCGGTTCAGTTATGATATCGCCGAGATTGGTTCCAGCCCCAACTAACATATCCGGTCGACCATCAACCCATACGCGCCCACTTACGATTTGTGTGTTGAATGCACCAAATGCGAAATCATCAATCAGTGGTTTAAACAACCGACCAGATGCTTGATCAGTGAATTCCCTAATTAGAGAAATCAGAAGTCTGTTGAACGTAAACAACATCGTGTTATTTTCAAATCCACTCGGTTTATATAACTGTTTGTCAGCGAACGATGTTGGGGCTGTCTTGCGAATAATGCGGTCTTCGATACCAATCGCATCGGTTTTGACTTCTCGTTGTGTACCAAACAGCAACAATTTATGGAGTGGACCTGTAAGATCCTCCTTTTGTTCTTTAAATTCCGCATACACTTTCGTCATAACTCGAATTATATGCGGTAATGTATATGTTTCAACATCAACCGTTTTTACTGCTTCCGCTGTCACAGCGGCGTCATTTCCGATAAATTTAGATGAGTCATATAGACTATACTTTTTCTTATCATCATCAAAGATTTTTCTGAAATCGTGTCGAAGCATTCCATATATTTCGCTGTCGCGTTTAAGCATGTCATTAAACGCTTTTTCGATATCGTCATCACTCTTATACCATCCACGGACCATTGATAGATATTGTCGTAGCTGGTCAATCGTATCAATGATGGTTTGATAATATCGTTTGTAATCAACAGATAACGTCTCACCAATTTCAATACTGAACAACCCAGACGCCTTCATGCCATATAATTGTTCGAATAGAACCGGAAACACATCGACGAACTTTGTCGGTTCTATCGCGCCCGCATCTCTAATACGGGCGCCATTTGCATCATTAACATTCCCCCCAAGTTCGATTGAATCCGGTATACGCGCGTCATCCAAAGCGACATCCTCTCGGCCATGAGGTTTTTTTGCCCCATTAGAATATAGTACCATATTTTCCGTTGTATATATCATTTTGTCCTTTATGGCTTCAGCAAATGCGTGGTATGCGGTTCGCATTGAAATCAATGTTACGATAGGGGCATGAATCAATTCATGGAATATATATGCACGGATCTTATCTCGTGTGCTTACTGCCAGTGAACCATTAACAAGTCGTGTTACAATAGCATAACGTGTTGATGCTGATTCTGTGGCAGAAACCTCTTTTTGGAAATCACGGATCAAACCACCAAGTTTGATATCGTCACCTTTCGTAGCACCCGCGAATTTGTTCATTACTTTCGTATATAATGATGCAAACAATACTGATCGTTCACCAATCTTGGATTTCTCTGTTTTCTTCATACCCGCAGAATCTAATGTATCTGTCATATATAAATCGGATGGTGCCGACCCCTCATACTCCGAGTCATCCTCACCAGGTAATATAGAATAACTTGTTATGTATGGAACCCCCGACACACTACCTGCGGCTTCGGTTCCCTTACGCTCCACTTTGAATGCTGCTTTGTATTCATCAAAACGGTCTTCGTTTGCAATACCATAACGTCTGTTGACTTCATTCATAAAGTCAACAATAAACATCATTGGTCTCTCACTTTCTGTTCCGGTGTATGTCTTGTAATCGTTGTTGATATGTTTGATAAGGCGTTGGATGGCTGTTTCGGTATACGGAGATTTAATCTCATCAACAATAAACATATTAATCAACTCGTGGAATTTACCAGTTGATGATGGTAAAATTTTTATTACTTCACCGTTTTTCTCGAGCGAATCCGTGATTTCTGTGAAAAACTGTGCAATCAAAGGTATACGGAAATAGATTTCAACTGCACCAGGAATAATTTCCGGAATTTCGGTTGGGTCAGAATCACCACCTAAAATAGCACGCGGAACTGTATATTTATTTTCACCGAATGGTCGTTTGTATAAATCGTATATTCCGGCAACAACAAAGACCTTCGCAACAATCGCCTTCATGATTTTAACAAACATCTTATACTCATCCTTGAAATGAGCATTTGCATCCATTTTCGCATCAATCTTCATTAAATATTTTTCTGGTTCGGCAGAAACTGGATTGGTGTATTCTATCGAACCAATCACCAAGAACTTCACTAAACTGGAATAAATTTTTCCGATTGACATAAATCCACCGGTTGCCTCTTTCCCCAGTTTTGTTCCAATGAAATTGAATGCCGATAGAATATTTTTTAATGCCTTTAGATCTGTAAACGCGCGCATACCGGCATGTTTGTAATCATCAAACACATGCGTCCAAGGTCTATCCTCGTCGTATTTCCCTTCGTATGCATCTGTTTTAAATTCCTCTGGTTTGCGTTTCTCGTACATCCATTCATCATCACCACCATTAAGCGGATCATCCTTCGGAAACGCGTCAAACATTTTGCGAAACAGTACACCGGTGCCTTCTCCATACCACTCACTAATGATAGTTGTTGATTGCAAAATCTTGTTTAACTCAGCAATATCTTCAGCATTGGTAAGTGTTTCCTCAGTGAAAACATGTAGATATTGATTGACTGCCTCAGCTACATCATAAATCTTAATCTTGGCATCGACAAACTCTTTCAATATCTTCTTGATCTTTGGGTACGCCGGTTTTATTTTGGCCGTAGCTCCATTTAATGGATCCAACCTATCAAATGCTGTTGTGATTGCGTTCATCACTTTGGTAAAATCCTCTGCGACGATTTCCGACTTCTTCTTGCCAACTTCCTGTGATGTGATATCTAAATATCCTTCAGAAAATTCGGCATACATCTTCGCCGCGTTTGCCATCGAAAACTTGATCTTTGTGATCTGAACGAAATATTTGAACTGCTTGATCGTTCGATCGAAATCTAAAGAACTCGTTGATTTGGCTAATACACGGATTTCTTCCTCGGCTCCACCTGTGACAAGTTTCCGGTAATGTTCAAGAGAACTCTTGAATGTGTCAACCGCGGTATTCATTTTCGATAATCCATCATTCATCACTTCATAAACGGGATTTGCCTGCAACCGCTTGATCGATGTCGAGAAATTTGTAAGCTTATCGAAAAATTCAGTAGAACGATCTTCCGCCTTTGTGGATGTCACAAAACCAGAAATATTCTCGAGATTTTCCGCCTTAACCGTTTTACTGAAACCCGTAAGACGATCAAGAAATACATCCAACTCGGATGTGTATGGCACATTGAATTTCGAGGATAACCATGGTTTCATTTCCGTGATGATTCCATTGCTCATGTTATCAGCATCAGTCATAATGCGGTCAAACACACGCGAACGGCGTTTTTTTGGTGAATCGAATTTTTCCATAAAACGGGTCTTTTTCGCATCTATATCATCGCCACCAAATACTTCACCTGCACCGACAGTCGGTTCGGGAATGCTGATACCGACAAGTTTTGCTACCTTCGCAACCGCTTTATCGAATTTCTCCGATAATAAACTCTTGCTGGGTGTTTTGCTTTTTTCCTTCATTAATTCCCGGAACTCAGCCACCGATTTGAGTTTGTTAAACTCATCAATAGTAACACCAATTGTCTTCAATGCTTCCGAAATATCACCCTGGATCATGGCTCCCTTGCCAATCGCATTTAATGTGATTCCTAAATGTTTTGCAATTTCTTTCATTCGAATACGATCTAATGGTTTATCACCAGTTAACTCCTTAACATCACCAAGAGTCATGCGAATATTGCCAATCAAATCACCAGTTTTCGAAACGGTATCCTTCATTTTTTTCGATACAACCGAATATAAACTCAACTCCAAATCCTTACGGAATTTTTGTAGCTTTTCAAGAACTGCAATCATTTGATCCAATTCTGGATCGGTTTTGGATTGCGATGAACGTCGTTTTTTATATGTGTCAATAGTGCCTTTCCCTAATACTTCACTCAACAATAGATCAGAAAACAGGGCATCCAATATTGAAGCAACACCCATAAATTCAGCCCGCATACCGGATGATATACCTTCGATTATTTGTGTAGCACGCTGAATAATCAAAGATGCCGGGTTTTTTGGATCTAAAATATTTTGGTTCATTGCCTTATTAACAATACTGGCAATCATCGCAGTGGTTGCATCAACGGCTCCTTTGGTCGCTGGGATACTACCACCATCGGGTAATGCCTTAATGATATCATTTGCGATATTTTTTACGGAACGGCTTTCCGAAACATCTATCTCGGCACCTTTGATATTGTTATTAATTGCTTCGGCAACAATGGTTACAAACCCTCTTGATGATACATCTATGTCTGATCCACCGAATACGTAACCGCCTAATGTTTTACCGCCAAATGTTGCACCACCGCCACCACCCAATGCCGACACAAATCCGCCGTACGTTGAGGATGACATTTTTGAAAAATTTTTTGATTAAATTAAACGTTTTATATAGAATGACAAAAATTCAAATCAAAATAAATAATTAATTGTTCCGATTTAACCTATATTTTTTAGTTGAAAAAAATTCGACGAAACAATATATTTTTTGGACGAGATGATCAAAAATACATTTGATTTATTTTTAATTTTTTGTGTGTCCCAATAAAAATAAAAATAATTATCCGATATTTTTAATCACGAAAATGTCTACCGAAAAAAAACCAACCAAAAAAACTACTAAAAAAATTGCATTTTGTAATATATTTGCATATCTGCATAAATACTTTCCCACATTGAGTGAAACACTCGATCAGGCTTGTGTTCCCCATAATATCTTTCTCCGAAAGTCCGGTATTACATTTGTGATTCCAGACGACGGGGCCATCAAGGATATCACTAAGTATTCCGAGAAAATCCAAAAGGCTCTCCTGGAAGAAACTGATATTGATGAAAAGACCAATGACGGACTATATGATATACTGAAAAACCATATCTTCACAACCGATTTCGCCAGTGATGGCGAAGTCGGTAAAATGGTTTCCGACAAAAATAAAAATAAATTTAAGATTGATGGATTTAGTGATAAGAAGGTTGACATGAATGGCAATGTTCTTACACTGGAATATAAGCGGAAACCAAAGGATGGACGTGGTGGGTTTTCCATTTATGTGTCTGACAAACCTTTGAAGAAAAATATCGTTGGTGGTCATGATCCTGAAACATACGATCATCCCGTATTAGTCTGGACATACCAGATGGAACATCTAGCGATGATGTATGACAAGATGAGTATGAAACGTGATGTGTTTCTGGAATATCTTGTTAGTTTCCTGAAGTGGTTGCAGGCATGTTATCCAGAGAAATATGCCGAATTACTACCTCGTATTTCGGCATGTCCGTTCGCCACGTTTATGACTATCTTTCGACCTTATAGTCTAGTTGATGTGATGAATAACCTTGTTGCAGAATGGGGTATGCTATTGTATCCTTGCAACTTCGTTGTTGAATATCAGGCCATATTAGTTGAGGCAGCACGCATTCGAAGTGGTGGTGATAAAAAAGATGCACCGACCATTGGTGCAACTACCATGAAAAATGCAATCGCTGTGGTGTTCGATGGATATGGCATCAGTAAGCCAAATGAAGAACTTTGGCAGGACGAACATTTGTTTATTTTCACCACTATGTTTGATACAATACAAAGGAAAACGATGAGCTTATCCGAAGTATTACAACATATCAAACTGATACACCCAGGTGTGGATTTCGTTCGGGAATCTAGTTTCAGTGCTGATTATACAATCGGTCTTACACCGACAAAAGATTTCATTCAGCCGTTCGTTTCATCATCATATTATCGGTTTGCACATGGTACGTCATGTGAAAGTGACAACTCAGACTTTATTGCTGATGATATGACATATTGGGATGCTTATAAGGATCAACATAAAAAATCCGCGGAAGCTGGAGCGCAAATGCTTGTTGCTTATCAAAAAATTCACGAGCATGATGCAAAACCAAAGCCCGTCGGTGAAGGCGCAGAGTAAATAAACATAAACAATATTTTTTTTTATTGAATATGAATCTTAATTATATAAAACAGAAAGTAAAAATGGGCACACCTATAGTATGCGTCGAATGTGGTTATCCACTTGGTGATAAATATGAATTGTTCCGAGAAGCACGCAAAAAATGCCAAATGTCTGATCTTGTGTATCCATTAGCTGATATGCCTAAAACCGACGAAAAAACAGATTCACTTAGATATTTATTGAAGGCATTAGGTGTCACAAAATCATGCTGTATTACACATATGATGGCACATATACTTCCAACGCAGTTTTATAGATAGACAGATCAAATTGATTGTTTTTTACTAACTCTTTTTTAAAATTTGAGTACATAATCAAATATTTAAAATGAGATGAAAGCAACTGCATATACTAGGGACTTTTTACGTATAACATATAATTCGTTAATTAATGATGAAAAAAGGCATAATCATGTCGCATATGCATTCGAATGTGTATGTGCTATGAAATACGGTGGATTCCGGTGGTCTGATATTAATCCAGATATTAAAGAAATATTGCGAGTACCGGCTAGTGATTATGGTATTGATGTATTATCGGCTACGCATAATGATGAAATAACAGAAATAGTTAAGGCTTATAATAAAGACGAAAAAGATATCCCCATTTTTAATCAATGGCTTACCGCTGTTCAGGCAAAATGGTATGAAAAAACAAAACGAGTATCCTATAAACATTTATCTACATTTGCTTGTTTAGGTCGTGCGGTTTTAAATATACCAGATTTAATCGTAACGACCAATCCTGGAACAACAATTAATGAACAGATTCTTCATATCCCAAAACTTCGACATGATATAATTTCACGGGATGAATGGGATGAAATTATGGGTGATATGGAATTACCACCAGAAACAGAAAATATGGCTTTGGGGGCAACAAATTATAAACAACTAAAAAAATATCTATGGAAACCACAGAAAACAGCAATCAAAATAATTAGCAAAACACTTAAAGACTTCGATGAGGCTATTATTTCTATGGCTTGTGGTACCGGAAAATCATATGTAATTAAAGCGTTTATCGCAAGAACTATACCATATGGATGGAAATCTATTATCGTGGTGCCAACATTAGTTTTACTACATCAAATGAAAGATGTTATGAATTCGTTAACTGATTCGATTGCTTTAATTGGAACAAATCATACAAAAAAATATTTATCAAATATATCAACATATGATATTATTATTGTTGTTTACAATTCGGCACATAAATTACATGATACCATTAAAAATGGTGATGAATATTATTTATATGTTGACGAAGCACATCATATAAATGTGCCGGAAATATATGAAGACTGTGATATATCGACGATATCCGATGAACCAAGAAATTTTTCATCAGATATTTTTGATATTCCACATCATAAAAGAATATTATTTTCGGCTACTATCGATAATTCTGATTATGTCTATAATCAAAGAGATGCGATCAATAATGGTGATATTTGTGATTATGATATTGAAATACCAGTATTTGATGATGAGGTCGATAACGATTTATTGGCTGAACATATTGCAAAAAGTTCATCTTATCAGAAAATATTGTGTTATTGCAATCGGGTTAAATCCGCTAAAAAATTTACAAAACTTTTATCTAAACATGGTTGTCCAGCAAAAACATTTGATGGAACAACTTCTATGAAAAAACGTGCACATATCATGGAACAATTTCGTGCTGGTTCATATAGAGCATTAGTTACTGTTAATGTTATTTCTGAGGGTATGGATATTCCAGCCGTGGATACATGTGTTTTCGTTGAAACCCGTGGTTCGCGTGTATCGATTATTCAATGTATTGGTCGAACACTACGAAAAGATACAACAAAACTATTAGCACATGTGGTTATTCCAAGTGTTAATGTCGAAAAAGAAATGAGACGTTTTCTAAGAGCGTTGGCGTCATATGATCCACAGGTTAGAAAATCAATAATGAAAAAACAACCCGGGCGTATCCGTGGTATTGACCTGAAAAAAGACAAAATCGGTGGTGAATTGATTGATATTATTATATTTGAAAAAGTTGGATCATCCGGATTAGATATGGCTGACCTTTGGGATTATAAATATAAAATACTAAAAAAATATGGTAAAATGCCGAAAAAATCGGAAATAATTAGTGGTATAAAATTGGGTGTGTGGGTCGGTACGAACCGAACAAACTATAAAAAAGAAAAATTATCAAAAGATAGAATCGAAAAATTCGAATCACTTTCGTATTGGTCGTGGGGAAAAATAACAGATAAAAAATCATTCATACCATGGAATAAAAAATACGAAATACTAAAAAAATACGGTGAAATGCCGAAACAATCAGAAATAATTAGTGGTGTTAAATTAGGTGTGTGGGTCAGTGACAACCGAACAAATTATAAAAAAGGTAAATTATCAAAAGATAGAATCGAAAAATTCGAATCACTTTCGTATTGGTCGTGGGGAAAAATAACAGATAAAAAATCACTTATACCATGGGATGATAAATACGAAATACTAAAAAAATATGGTAAAATACCGAAAATCTCAGAAATAATTAGTGGTATTAAATTGGGTAACTGGGTACATGATAACCGAAAAAATTATAAAAAAGAAAAATTATCAAAAGAAAAGATCAATAAACTAAATCTATTGTCGTATTGGTTGTGGGGAAAAATAACAGATAAAAAATCACTCATACCATGGGATGATAAATACGAAATACTAAAAAAATACGGTGAAATGCCGAAACGATCAGAAATAATTAGTGGTGTTCGATTGGGTGTGTGGGTCGATAATAACCGACATAACTATAAAAAAGGGAAATTATCAAAAGATAGAATCGAAAAATTCGAATCACTTATATTCTGGAAATGGTTGGGTCGTTAAACAAACAATTATCTTTTTTTGCGTAAACGTTTTTCTGCCTCAATATGATCGATAATAATCCAATGTTCGTGTGGTTTTTTTTTATTTTTCTAAATATTTATTTATATAATTCAAAATAAAAAAAACAACATAATAAAACCACATTCATAAATTTGTTTTTGTAAGAAAATATCAATGCTTGATATTTTAGAACAACTCGAGTTCAATACATTTTTGTTGATTTGTATTCTGATATGTTGCATATATATCATACATAGTGGTGTTTACATTAAGGAAAATACAAGCGAACAATATGGGACAAAACCGACGCCAGCCCCGAAGGTTCAACCACCGGCATTGAAGGTTCAACCACCGGCATTGAACCTAGCGGAGATAACACAAATCGATTATGTGTTACAATATTTACATAAATATAAACGAATACATAAACACAAACATACATCGAGACATAAATATGGGAAAAAATTCAATATAACATCCATTGATCGTATATCTATTCCATTCCCCGCCCGGGTGGATCGTGATTATCAACAAAATCGATCAGCAATGTACTCCGTTGCGATTTCCCCCCTGACAGAATCGGGATTTAAAAGTTATCCCACGGGATCAGGAGGATTCAGATGTGGTGTTATGTCTATGACACATTATAGAAGTACGGGTGCTATGGCGCGTAGTAGACGAAAATTTCCTGTTGGAGGTGTGAGCCTTCATGTGTCCGTCAAAAGTTCTAAACCGGATCAGTCCGGCGCAGTAATAGGTATTTATCTCCCAATAACAATCAATACAAAAAATACGACAGAAATATTAGTTGATGGTATACCGATACCATGGGACTGTAAAAAACCAGGAATGCATGGGCATAAGCAATTTAATATCACACCATACGACACCACCGAAAAATGTGGTCAACTTAACCCCCCAGACGCCACCAAAAAATGTGGTCCATTTCGCCCCCCAGGCACCACCAAAAAATGTGGTCGATTTAGCCCCCCAGGCACATGCGCATAAGATAACAATTAAATATTTTTTTTTAAGACAACAAATTATTATTATTATTTTGAATAATGACACCAAGGATTCGATATCAAGAAAACTATTATTTATTCAACCTCCTGTATTATTTCATGATATAAAGGACTACAAATATACGGTTCAATCCCGACATCACTAAATTCCTTAGCCTTGTCGATTACAATACGGCGCAGTTGTCTGTTTTTTGTTAATGTAACCAGTACCCCGGTTAATATTACACATAATTGGACATGGAAAAATTCAATTGGATTTCCCTTTGGGGAAGCACTCAGAATATATAATGCCGAATCCTTAATTTTGATTGCAATCGAGATACGCTTTGGATTGATTCTTCTGACATCTGGATTAATAAACCCCCAACTTTCCCGAAATTTAGATACTTTTGGAACAATAGTATCAAAAATGTTTTCTGGTGATATCACATATTTATGGTCATCAGAAATAGCAGACTGCACAAATTCAATAATATCGGTAGCAATATCGGAACATTCTTGAAATAGATTTGTCTCAACTGGAGTTAATATACTCGACATTTTTAATAACTTATTAATATTTAATATGATTATTCAATTAAAAATGATAACTTAAATATTTATGATAAGTAGTAAAAATGGAAGAGTTACCACTTATTTCTGATGAACAGGATGCGATTGTAAAAAATATAGCAGATGGGTATAATGTTCAGGTATCGGCAGTGGCTGGTTCTGGAAAAACGACGACTGCATTATATATAGCCAAACACTGCCTGGATAAGAAAATATTATTGTTGACATATAATGCAAGATTGAAGATAGAGACACGAGAAAAAATAGAAAAACTAAAAATAACAAATATGGAAGCCCATAGTTATCATGCATTTTTATGTCGATATTATAAGGCAGGAACCAACAATGACAAAAAAATAAAAACAGCATTAAAATGTGAAAAACCAAAAATACCATTAACATTTGATCTTGTTATTGTTGATGAAGCCCAGGATATAACACCATTATTATATGAAGTCATCTGTAAAATGGTTTCTGATAATGATAAATATCCACAATTTTGTATTGTTGGTGATGAACAACAAACCATATATGATTATCATACAGGACAAAGTCGGGCAGATTCCCGTTATTTAACATTTGCTGAACAAACATTTTCTGTTGATGAAAGAAAATGGCAACGTTGCCAACTACTGACAAGTTATCGCTTAACAACAGAAACCGCTGATTTCATCAATAAGTGTATGATACGAACAAAAAGAATTCAGACTTTGGCAGACAAAAAGGGTATTAAGCCAGAATATATGATAATGAATCCATATCATGGGTATAAGATAGTTTCATTGATTAAAAGTTATTTGACGATGGGATATAAGAATGAAGATATTTTTATATTGTCTGGTTCTGTTAATATAAGATCAAGAACACCACTACGTGGAATAACCAATATGTTAGAAAAAGAAGGAATTCATATATACATAACATCAAGAGAAAAATCGGATGATGCTGAAATGTATCGGGGTAAAATAGTTATATCAACATTTCATAAAGCAAAAGGATTGGAGAGAAAGATTGTTTTTGTATTAAATTTTGACAATAGCTTTTTCACATATGGTTGTGGGCGTGACACAGAAAACGACTTAATTTGTCATAATTATTTATATGTTGCATGTACGAGGGCAAAAGAAAAACTGATAATGATTCATGGTGAAAAAGAAAAATATCTACCATTTTTGAATATTAAGAAACTACCAACACGTGCTGTTACGACCGGTAAACTAATTAAAGATGAGGAAAAAAGGAAACCACGTGAAAATAATAAAATTGGTGTAACTGAATTATTGCGTCATTTATCGATTGATGTTATAGAACATGCAATGACTTATCTGAAAACAAAAACAATAAAAAAATCAAGTAAAGAAATATTAGATCGTAGTGATCATATTTTATCATATAAAAAATATAGTTATGATGTTTCAGCGATTAATGGTACATGTATACCAGCATTATACGAATATCAGAAAAATGAACATTTGACTATCTACGATATGATATGTTCGAAGGAACTCAAAAAACAGACTCGAGATCAGATAATTTTATATCATTTGGATAAGTTGAAAACATCAAAGAAAATACGTAAACGAGTGAAAGGTGGTGCGGCGACATTTGAAGATATAGCGAAAACCGCGATGGTTTTTGAGGCGATATGTCATGGATTTAATTTTTCTTTGAATCAAATAAAAAGTTATGATTGGTTATCTGAACGGAAAATAAAAAAATTAATGAAAAGACTTTCACATATCAGCGATAAAGCGATTTACGAATTTCCAGTAAATATCAAAGGTATATTCGAAAAAGATTTATGTGGTTATATTGACTGTATTGACGAAAATATATTATGGGAATTTAAATTAGTATCTGAAATATCGGATGAACATATATTACAAACCGCAATATATAAATATTTATATCAGTTCAAAAAAGACATAACCACGAAAATATATAATATTAATACGAAAGAGACAATCGAAATAACAGCAAGTCAAGAACAATTAATGGAAATGATAAAATATATCATACATGCAAAATATAGCAAAAAAGAACGATTAACGTTTGAAGAATTCATTAATGGCTGTAATATTATCCGTGATAGACAAGAAATATGTTGTATTTAATCAATGTCTATTCGCCATTATACGTACCAACGCATGAAAATACGATTTGTTAGTTTGATATATAAAATTGAAAATATACATTATTAATTCAAACAGAACGCATTGTATTATGGCACATAGCATTATGGCGACAAAACGGATGTCTATCACTGCGGGCTTTACCCGATTGCATGAATTATTGATGCGGATCAGTCCATGGGTAGCCAGTCATATGCGACCGAACACAACAATTCATCGGTTATATGATCAATGTGTTCAACAAATGATGGAGTGTAGTTCCACAACCAAAAACAATCGTAGGCTGGTACAAAATGCAATTGATTTTGAATTGCGTTCATTGGACCGACTACGACACAAGTGTTTGTATCATAAGCAACACGAGTGGGTAGTTTGGTTGGAGGGTCATAAAATAAATTTACGTTTCATTCGAAAATCAAAAATGCTTATATAAATATGGGGTGAGTGTTTTTTTTTATTAAAGATAACAACATTAGTTGAAAAGATATGACAAAATAAAAAAAAATGAAGATTGTAGAGTTTATTGCTGAAATAGTTACCGAAGAATTCGGTTCGGAGGAAGTGCTACGTGCTGATGGTAAACTACCAGATTTAAGTGGTGTCATGAAACTATATCGATTTTATATAACACATAGACCAGCAATAATATATCGGGAAAGAATGATAACAGACGATAAACCAGTATCAGAAGAAGTATGTACACAACTCATAGATATATGTAAAACGCAATGTTCTGGTATTTGTGATTATGTTGAAGAACGTTTTGAAATAAAACGTGAAAGATTTGCGGAAGCATTCATACGCTGGATGCAGATAAAATACCCAACCGAACTTACTATCACATCGATTGGTTCTAAAAAATAAATAATAAAAAAACATCACCGTTACATTAATCCTTGAACGGACCCTAAGCCCTGTAACTCAGACCGGGAATACACAGTTATGCGGTGTATCCTCAAATTATCATTGGGTGTAATTTACTTTACTGTTGGGTAAATTCGATTTTATATGAATATTAAAGTGATAAAAACATAGTGATAAAGATGTAAAGACATTGATAAAATGCCGACAAAAAAGAGACATGTATTGTTATTGGAGGGGTTGTCTGAATATGACTTTTTAAGTGATATAGATATATTAAGTATGCAATCCGAAAAAACATATGCTAGACTTAAACATAAAACAGATAGACCCAGACCGATTATTTCAGATACATTTGATATATTACCAGAAACATATGATGGCTATGATAAATGGATCAAATCTACAAATGTTTGGTGTAAAAACTGTGTACATACATTTGATACAATACCGATTCCGGTAACAAAAAGGAGAACAAATGTATTATGGGTGTGTTGTTCATTTCAATGTGCGATGAGTACATTAGAAAGTACAAGAAAAACAACGAAAGAACAGATGACCCGTGATTTATTGGAGAAATATTATGAATTTCATGGAGTTCGAATTCGGATGATTTCGACGGCACTCGATGCGGGATTATCTCTAAAGGTGTTTGGACGGGGTGTTATGACTATAAGTGAATATAGGGAAGAAAATAAACGGCTTAATGATAAGGATCATGCGTCACATATATAATTACCCATGATGAATTTCATAGGCGATCCATTGCATGAATGCATCAGCGGGGTCATCAAGTTTTGCGGTAATGGCTGAATAGTCAAAACCGGTTTTATCGCAATAATATTTCAGATTGGATTCACAATGTTTTTTGTTGGCTGATTTCGATGTTGCATATTTTCGAATATATTCCGTATGTGTTAATTTCTTATGGAAATATATTCGATTTTTTAATGTCGGCTTCACTATAACCATCGGATATAACGCATAAAACATACATAATGCCGATTGAATCATTCTGGTTTTTTGGTTTTGTAACATCTGAAATTCTATATAAACAACCATGTTTTCTGGTGTTACGTCTACAGGTAATACTATCGCGGTGGTTAATGCCGTATGTAATTGTTTGATCAAACTAATATTATAGCTTGTATTTTTTTCCGCTTTTTTTGTATATAATGATAAATCAATTGACTGAATATCTAATAATGTTATTGGAAGTTTTTTCACTTTTAATTTCAAAAATGATTTATTGAGATTATGTTTTGGTAAATCAGCATGCTGACAACATAAGGAAACCCCAAGATGCTTTGTACCACAATCAAAACTGAGACGATACATATTTTGAAACATTAAATATCTATTCAAAACGAAAAAACAATTTTTAATATCAATAACTTAAAGTTAAAGCAAAAAAAGAATAAGACAAAATAAGTGATAAACAAAAAAATGTCAGGAACTGTTATTGATGTTGGATCTTTGGGAAAGGAATATACCGATGAGGATATCACACGTTTATTGAAGGGTATTGAATCGGGTGATATTGGTGAAGACGATCCACCAAGTGAAGATGAGGATGAAGATGAAGATGATATCAATGTTGATCAATTTAGTACCCGAATTGATCAATTAAAAAAAGAATTAGGACTTGGTGATATTGATGATGATGAATCCGGTGATGAAAAAGAAGACACAAAAAAAGATGAAAGTGAGACTGATGATGATGCAACAAGTGATGAAGAAGATATTTTGGATGATGATGGAGAAGCATCTGAAGATCTTGCAATTAAACCACGGGAAAAAACAAAACAATCATGGCGGGAATTTGATATTAAGGAACAACCAAGTGAGGACCGACTACTGACAGATCGATTAAGTCGTGTTTTAGCGGGTGACAAACTAAAGGGTCCTGAAACCGGTTTATTTGCGATGGAAGAAGCGCGACGGAAAGAGTGGCGATTACATCGATTGGATGATATCTCCGAATTAATAGATATATTGGAAATGGATGGGGAGGATCTTTCGCATCTCAAACCGAAACCCGGGATGTCTGATGAGATGATTGCCGATGTGTTGCAATTATTACGTAAAAAGAATGAGACATCAATTGATGTTGGATTATTCACAAAAGGTGTTATCTTTTTGACCAAGGTAGCATCTGGTTTTTGTGATGGTACTCATGGTAGTTTTGGGTTTTATCCAAATTTGGTTGGATTAGAAAAAGACGTCGGACGTGTTATACGTAGAAATTCATTCAATATCGGTCAAATAACAACCGGATTACGCGAGTCATATGGCATCGGGGGTGGTGGTCAGATAGGACTTCAGATATTAATGGAGATGGTTGGGCGTCACGCCAAAAACACCAGTGCGGAATCAACATCGAAAAAAGCATCCAGTGAAATAACAGGAAAAGACCGATAATGATCAATGCAATTTTTTATGAAAAATTGAATTATAAATACATGTTATAAATGTGCATAAACTTTGGAAAATATGTATAAAACACAAAAATGGAAGAATGGATTCAGACGACAATCCCTTAGACTTTCATCCAGAGTTATGGATTCTGGTGTGTTAGATTTTACCTTTGATGATGAAATCAAACTATTTGAGTCATTAACACCATCTGGATATGTTGATGCAATTAAATGTCGAAAAGAGCTAAAGAAACAAGAAGATTCAACATATCTTTTGCCGTCTCAACGTAAAAAACCAAATAAATCAACAAAAACAAAAAAACAAGGTAAGAAAGGTCGTGGATTACCGCGACAGGTATCGTTTATCGTTTATGGTGATATTCCGAATAAATATTATGATATAAAAATTTGGTCAACAGGAAAATGTCAGGTTCCGGGTGTCATAAGAGAAGACAATGATGATGTTATGCTAGCACTTAAACGTTTATTTAAATTTCTCAAAAAGAGTCTTGGTCGTAAGGTAAAATTAATAAGTCCATTCGTTGATGTTAATAAGGTTTATCAATCATTGATAACTCGTCGTCGCGGACCCATTAAAATCAATAAAGTAAAGTTGGGTGAATATCTTCAACCATATAAGGAATGTCGTCATGATATGTCACAAAAATCAGAAAGCCATGAAGATTATGGGAAATATTTAATTGTTGATGTTAAGGCTTCTGAGGATTCGATTATACCAAGAATCAATACAACAGATCCAAACAAGAAAAGAAGAAAAAAAGAAGGAAATGGTATAACTATTGAAATAACATCTAATGGTATTTTAGCATTTCGTGGTGGGACATCAGATAAAAGACCTCTGAAATACTGTTTGAAATTTCTAAAAATGTTTTTCGATAAATATGGTCCAGATGTTATCTATTCAGATGAGGAAGAGTCATCGGATTCATCATCCGATTATTCCATAATAACGGTTCGTAAATATATATATAAGTCGAGTTATGTACGTGAAGAGGATGAATGGTGTGGTGATGATCTCGATTATACTAAATATTTACATGAACATATGACTTTAGATGATATACCTCCTGACGATATACCTCCTGACGATAGTCAATTCGACGAAGATATAAAAAAATATATGTCGGAGGCGGGTGTGTCACCATTAGAAATTGATCTGTTTACACGATATGCGACGCTTGACGAAAAAAATGAAGTGTTGGAGGATCTCAAAAACGAAGCATTAGTAGATCTCAAAAAAGAAACGAAAGTAGATCTCAAAAAAGAAGGAAAAGTGTCTGAACCAATAACGAAGGCGGTTGAAATGTTGGATGAACCGGATTGTTTTGTGGCGGGTGATGTGTATGGATCATCGGATGAAGAATAATTATAATATATATTTTTTTAACTATGATGTGGTAAAGTCGGCAATGATATATAATATAGTTGCTGTGACGGCTTGAACCATTGTACCATAATGGGTTGGCACACCAACAACAGTACCACCATCCAGATCATTTAACACAAGATCAATATATAAATCACTATTGACGAAAATGAAAATAAGAAATACGAATAGAATCATACGAAATGATGGAAATCCCTTCAGGGAAAACCGTTTTTTTGTTGTGATATCGACCGCATCACTAGTTAATGTTTTATTTTTCATATTTTATTATGCAATATTACTTTTTATCAGGAATGAGAAAATAATATATTGTTTAGAATTCCTTCAATGTTATTATTTCTCCGAGAAATGTACGAAACCGTAACTTATCAATAATTAATTCATGAAGTTCCTTTGTGAAATCTAATAATGGATTACGTAGTTCATGCCACAAAATATCTATATACATGGCATAATCGGTTGGAACAGCCAGTTTTCCTCGAATACAGTGTTCGCTTGATTTATCAACACCACATGCTAAATATGCATTTTTTGTTAATACTGTACGATCAGATATAATATGTGGAATAAATTCACTGAGTTGTTTTTTTGTAAATGTAGTAATATCATGAAGTTGACGCTCCTTTGTCTTAATTGTTTGGATTAATTCCAATTTAATCAATTCATAAATATTATTGCGGTATGCCTCTTTTCCGGCAAGTGTGTTTATCGTATCTGATGGTTCAACATGTTCTCTGATTGCTTTATTTATTACATCAAAATCATATCTTATTTGCAAAACGGGTACATCAGGTAATATCCTTTCTGATTTTTTTATTATGGGATTATGATACCAATACAATGAGTTATGAATGAATCCTATTATTTCACCATTATATTCAATCTGACTTGTAAATTTACCTGGTAGATATTTGGCGAACTGTATTGTTAGTTTTGGATCAATATTATATTCTCTTCGTTCAAAACATTTATTTGTTGTTCCATATGTATCAACAACGGATGATTCCACGATTGGCACATAAATAAATTGATCATCCTTTGATATTAATGTTGCGTAACATCTTCTTGCTAAATTCACATATAATTTCACAATCTCATATTTAAACTGTTTTGTTACCATTATAAGTTTCGATAAATTGTTTACCTTCAGTTTTGGTTTATATTTTTCTAGCATTGTTAATGTTGGATATATACGCTGTGCTATTGTATCACTTTTGATATAATCCGAAATAGAAACACCGAATATCGGAAAATATTCATTGTTGTAATATACAACCAATATACGAGGCACCCCCAAAAACTTTGAACGAAATTCAGTCTCGGTAAATATAACAACATCTATATTATATCGCCCAAGCATGAATTCTATAAGTGTTTGTCTAACATCGGTTGCTAAATCGGCAGTACTGCTTATCATCGTTGATGTCTCATTTATTATTTGTTGGAATTCAGTGGCAACCGGCGTCTTCTCGTAATATTTAATTATTTCTTTAACAAATGTATGTATATCAACCTGTAATGCTGTTGCAATTGCATATAACAACCCAGTACCACTAATACTATTGAGTGTTTGAGGTACACCAAATACATGATATGCGATATCATCGGATGATTCTGGTTTATTTATTATTTTTGCAATGGCAGTTGGTACAGCCCCTAAACGACCGGGATCTAAACCACTAATTAACTTTTTAATATGTCTTTTTTGTTCTAACACATCGGATTTTTCCATATAAATATGATCTTTAAGACATTTTTTATGTTGTTTATGTCTTTTTGATGCCTCTATAACTGGTTTTGTTTTGCAACATGGTATACACCAATCTTTAATATGTTTACCAGTAATAAATGATAGTGATGGGAACTCTTTAGTACAACGATAATAAGCAACCGCTTGTTTAGTAAAATTCCAATATTTCTCAATATATTTTTTTGATTTAAGTTTATCAAATTCTTTTTTTGTGAAAATCTCAGGCTGTCGTTTTTCACCCTGACACAATTTTGAATATACATTGTCGGCAATACCGCTATATAATAATGGATCCTTCTCACGTAATATAAAAATCTTCCTACTTGTTTTTGTCGTTAGTAGTTTTGGTAGTTTCACCACTGACACCAAAAACTTTATTATTTTTTCCATCCATCCTAATTCACATTCATAAATACCGGTTAATCGGAATTTGAAATCGGTAACACGTCGTATTAATGTTAACTCACAATCATGATATAAACCATAATGCCAGACATATTCAGACACTGCGATATTTTTTATACGCGTCATACCCATACTTACTAATTGTCCCATAAATATAGTAAGTGCGGTATTTACCGATGTTGTGAGTGCCTGTTCCCATATAAGATCAACATTGATAGTTCCATATTGCCCGGTTTTTTCTGTTAGTTTTGGAAATGTCATGCCAAATATATCATGGATTGTGTTAATATGTCGGATAATTGGTTTACTGACATGGATTGCCAAATTAAATAGATATGATTTAGATTGCGTTTCCTCGGTTTTGGTTGTGATTGCAAGACCCTGAAATAATGTTAGCTGTTGTAAATCAATATGTATATACCAATCGCCAGTTTCATAAAATACAATATGAAAATAAGAACCAACCAATATAAGACCGTGGTCAACTCTTGGTAATTTTTCCCGATCCTTTGTTGTTCTTAACTTTTTCGTTGCAACAAATTTCTGATAATTAAAAGTAAATGAATACAAAATATATCGAACATCCTTGAGATCAGTTATCGATATATTATCAAAAATATGTCTTAAATTATACGTATTGCCGATATCACCCTTTATATGTATATTCAATGATGTTATGCTTCGTTTGAATTTTGGTGTTCTTTTAGGTGCCCATGTTAACAAATCTGATACCGATGATGTTTTTGCATGTATATCATCAATCGGTGTTTCAATATCATAGACGCCATACATATCATCATTCAAATATGCATTGAATTGTTGTTCGTGTATCAGAAAGAATTTCCGAACAAATAATTGATAAATCAGAGATTCGAGTGTTTTATTTATTCGTATACCTTCTTTTAATTCCTCACTATCAATTATATGTCCAATGGTATATAAATATATTATGTTTTTGTCACCATCTAATAGATCTTTGACCATAATCGGATTTATTTTTATTTCATGATCACCGCCGAGTCTATCATCCAAAGGTATACGCCTATCAAACTTTCGCGAACATTTGTTTTTGGGTGAACCTGGTGAATAAATATGGATTGGTGATCCATCTATTATAATTTCATAATTCAGTAACAATTTTTTTGTACTACGAATATGTTGCTCGCGTGGTGTAATATTTGTTCCAAGAAAAATCTTTTCTCTCAATATATCAAATGAGTCCTCCTTAAAAACAATTATGTCAGGTATCGGCGTCGTTCCTTTAGGCTTAAAGCCAAAGGCAAAAGTAGATTCACCATCATTAACAACCACCAATAGCCGTACTGGTGTCGCCATTTTCTACGTGATAACAATTCTTTTAATAGGCATTATTGTTTATTTACTTTACTTTCCAAATTGTGTATATATTGTTTTCGATAATGGATATTCTTACAAGGTGTATAACACCGGTAATTCCGATGAAAACATTAAAGCTGGCGTTTTACTCAATGAAATAAACGAATTCGGATTAACTGTAGCTACGTATTTACGTGATAACGAACATCGTTTCATGGAACAGAAATATTTCATTGAAAATATTCTTCATCGATATAATCCAGATGGATTAGAAGAAAAGAATATTAGTTTTACCGGAACATCATTCACACAAAATAAAGGTTCGACCATGGTTCTATGTTTAAGAGATAAAAAAACAGGTAAGTTACAAGATCCAAATACCATTAAATATGTGTATTTACACGAATTATGTCATGTTGGTGCTGTTACCTGGCAACATACCACTGAATTCTGGGAAAGTTTTATCTGGCTATTGAAAACACTAGATGATGCTGGTATTTACAAAACACTCGACTATAATAAAACACCAAAACCGTATTGTGGAATTGTTATAGATTCTACCCCATATTTCTCAACATAATAAATTTGATGTGTTAAGTTAAAATAAAACAAAGACACTAAAAATGTCATCCATTATGAATTATGATGACTCTGATATGGAAATACGTGATACGGTTGCATACTCTGGATGCCATCACAAATCTGATATAATTGTATCAAAACATGCCGTATTATCGGATATCATTAAAAATCCGATGTTTCCGCTTATTCTGGAATCCTATGCATTTAATGATCGCGCGCTACCAAAGGAATATATCATTGATAAAATCGATAGTGATGGACAATATGCGATTAGGTTATCTGGTTTTAGGTCTTATGTTGAATATACCCACTTTTTCGATATGGTGAAATTACAAACCCGTGCAACACTGGCTGATCCCTGGCAACAATATATGGTGCGTTTTCCTGTTCATCTAAAAACTGGACATGGTGGTGATGCGCTGGATTACACGGATATTGCAGAAGATTCAAAAGCCTGTGGATATAAATTAACACGAACTAAGGATTTTATATTGTCATATATTGCAAATACCGTTGCTGGTTATATCAGTGAGATGGCACTTCTAAGATATGAATACGATATAATTAATAAATTACAGGAACTGGATTCGCCACATATACTCGAAACTGGATCTTATTTACAAAGCTATACACCATTTGCATTTTATGAATATCTACCAACAATATCTCATAAATATGGCACAGCGCATGATTTGCCTAAATATGTTGTAACCGATCCATTGTCTTGGAAGAGGGTTGTTTTTCAGGTTCTCCATACTATTTATGTTCTTCAAAAAACATATCGAGATTTCAAACATAATGATCTTCATCCGGCAAATGTGTGTTTGGTTCATAGACCCAAAAAAACATATGTCTATTTTATGGAAGAATTAGTATTTACTTTGCCAAACATTGAGGTTATTCCGGTTGTTATTGATTTTGAACGTGCTACTATGCGTGATATGCCAAATCCATCAATTGCGTCACAAAAATTTATTGAAGAAACAGTTGGTTTAGCGGTAAGAAGTAAAACGGCAAAACACGCTAGACATATATTTGATTGTGATTTTCGAAGACGGTTTCATGTAACATCTGATCCAAATCCATTTTGTGATATTTATTCATTTCTGATTGGTATATTGCTTACAGGTCGAAAACAAATTATGAGTGAATCGAAAATTATGATGGAATATGAATCTTTTGTCAAAGATGTTATTCCGGTGAAATTACAAAAAACATTACCAGCAAGACCATATCATGCGGTTGTTCTAAATCGTCGTGAACATGATTGGATTGTATCTGAAATAAAAGAAAAATCAAAAATAATTCCAACAATAGAAGATATTCTTAGACATGAATATTTTGTTGAATTACAAGAATAAAAAAATATTCATCAGACTTTTTTTTAGACAACTTCATACGTCAAATCATGTTCGGTTGTTCCGGTCTCAATAACATCGGCATTAATATTTCTTAATAAATTCACATAATAATATTCACCCGTTATACCTGTTACAATATTATCACTATCTAACGAATCTCGTATTCTTGCAACCCATTTATATGTTGATGTATCATATTCAATCATTATACTTAATTCTCTTGGTGTTCCGCTATCATCCCATGCCATATCCGATTCACCGGCTAATCGGAAAATCACCGTGTTTATCCCAGATGATGCAGAACTATTATTTCTGCTTATTGCGAAAATACCACATGGTCGTGTCGGTAATACACCTTTAACATTTGTCGAATTTAGATACACTGTTCCAGTTATAACACCAGTACTTGCAAGAATAGGACTTAAGTCGATTTCACCAGCTGTTACCGCTAATCTTTTTGACAATCCAAAAACACCATTTGAATTCGTCACTCTATGGGAAAACTTCCAATATCTATCTCCCAACGTATAGGCGGAAACAAGCGGTGTTCCTCCATCATGTTTAGATATTAAAAATGATGGAACTGCTGTGTTATATGTACTTGGGTCAGCACTGCGACCGCCAGCAATAAGACCAACACCAGCACGTGCATTTAATAAATCAAAATCCCCAGTTCCGGCCGAAACACCAGCTCTAAACAACGGTGATTCCGAATCAAAATCACCCAAATCAGTTATGGGTGTACCATTTACAGTTAATGAACCCAGGATAGCTACTGCTCCGGTTGATTTTGTAAAAACTAAACTTTTTGAATCACCAACAACACCCAATGTTACTGTGTCAGATAAAAATGTTGTTGTACTTAGATCCTTATCAACCTTAAAAAGGTCCACTGAACCAGTTGTTACTGTTAGATCTTCCGTTATCGTTGTTGCTCCACTAGATACAACATTAAATCCACCGATAGTTAATGATGATGGAGTAAACGCACCACCAGATATACCACCAGTTGCGGTAATGCTACCAGTTGTTGAAATACTTCCGGCGGATAATGCACCAGTTGTGGAAAAACTACCGGATGTTAAGGTCCCGCCGACGGTAAGGTCACCAGAAAATGAACCATCACCATCAGGGGTTAAAGATGTTTTAGTTGTGGTATTAGAAAGAAACGATAAAGTACTTGTTGAAGTTAATGTAGTTGCACCTAATTCAGTTCTTGTTGCATATAGATCACCAGAAATAAGACTCGGCATTATTTATATTTCATTTGCCTTTTAAAAAAAAAATATTTTTTGTTGATATTTTTTTCCGTTTATGCCTCTTCAAGATGGGCACTGGCAATACTTACACCAGATACACTAACATCCGTGGTTCCAGCGCAGGCACCACGTAAAATCGTTACATAATATGTCGGATTCTGTCCAGCCTTCCAATCAATTATTGGCGTATCATTGTCCCCATCATAGCATGCCAGATACCAACCGGCGACTGTATCAACCGTATCAAATGTTATCATTAAATATACATTATTATGCGCTGATGTTGTTTGCGTTGTTGTTGTTGTATATAGATCACCAGTTAACTTAAATGCTTGATATCCTGTGAAATTGGTAATTGTGTTTGCATTGATCGCAAACATACCATTGGGTCCTTTGCGTGCAGTATCTTTATTACTACCATTATCACACGCCCATATCATACAAGAAACAGCACCACCAGCAACTGGTAGTATGTCTATTTTTCCGTACCCAGCGTCATCCTCAGAGTCTAAATCTTCAATCGTAACTGATTCACACATACCAAACACACCGTTTGTGTTGGTAACACGATGTGACGCCTTCCAATACTTCTCACTGGTAACGACACCAGCAATGTCGGAGGCACTTGATAATGGTGTCGCCCCACCACGGGCGATCATAAATGCTGGATGCGCACCAGCATCAGCGGTTGACACCGTACCACCAACTGCAAGACCCGCATAGCCGGGTGATGTCCAAAGATCGAATCCATCATTTGCATCATAGCCAGCCTGAATGACATGATCCTGGACAACCATCACCGTTGACTCAACTGTTGTTGTTGTTCCTTCAACCGTTAGATTGCCAGCAATTGTTACCGTTGATGAAGCTGGAGATGCACTCGCTTCAATCATCACTAATGCCCCATTATCACCATTTGTAATCATTAAACCTTTTGTGTTTCCGACCTTTAATGTCATATTTTCTGCGGAGGTGATCGCCACGGTTGAACCCGTTGACGTCAAACCCACTGCACCAGAATATGTCCCGGTAAATGTTGTCCCACCAAGAGACGTTGCGCCAGTTCCTTGTGTTAATGCCGTCAATCCAGTCAGGGCACCCGTGATGGTTGAATTGCCGGTAACTGTTACACCACCAAGAGAAACGGTCAATGCTCTATCAAATGTTGATGTGCCATACACCCTTAGGTTAGAAGCCGCGGCGGCTGTTGCTGATGTTATGCCTAATAGTGTGTTTGCGTTTGTATTCTTGATTAAAAATGATTCTGTTGCGTTTGGAATTGTGAACGTTGTTGTTCCGGTAACGGTCGATGCGAATGAACCGCTTGCCTGGGTAAATCCGGTTAGTCCACCTAATGTTCCGGTTATTGTCGAATTACCGGTGATTGTTGCACCACCAAGAGTAACGGTAATTCCACCATCACTGACCGTGAGTCCACCAGTTGCAATCGTTAATTTTCCCGACATACCAAATGTGGCACTTCCCGCGGTTGCATTGGAATTTATCGTAAACAAAGGCGTTCCAGATGCATTTCCGAAAATAGCGGTGGTTGAATTTCCGATTTTTGATGAGATTTGACCAGTTGTCCCATCGACGATAAATTTGTCTGTACCAACAGTTAATGTTCCGGTACCGACGGTGAGTGCGATTGGCGCAATGGTTGTTGCTGTTAGGGTTCCAGCAATATCAACGGTTGATGCTGATGCTGTTGTGTTTGATGTTACTTTAAATATTGATGCCGTCCCACCCTGATTTTTAATATCAAAAGTACCAGTACCGGCAATAGTTTGTAGAGATGTACCAGTACCGGCAATTGAATATACATCATCAACTCCAGTTTTTACTGTTAGTGATGACGCTAATGTTGTTGCTCCGGCAACATATAATGTGTGCGTCAATCGAGACATTTTTTATGGTTTTATTTTAAGAAATAATTATTTTTCTTGAGTGATGGTTGTTTTATATATCATAATAAAAAAAAAATAATTCACAAATTATTTTTTCTTCAATATCACAAAATGATATAATCCAACAAATTTCCTATCATTTTCGTTTAACTCTAAATGTTTTGGAATATGTATTCCTAAGGTTTTATTATCCAAAAACCCGCCACTGCTTATTAACTCGTAACCACGGGCAACAAATCGTTCTATTGTTCCATCAATATCAACTAAATCTTCCGAATATAATTCATCAGAAAATGGTAGTTTTACTTTAATCTTTTCTTTTTTCCCCATAAATGATTTATCCTGTTCAATCAATTCTAAATAATATTTACGTTTTCCACCAATAGATACCTCCCATGGATTTTCCGTCTTTAACATATCATATACCTTTTTACCATTGAAACATGTGAATAGAAATGTTCCGCCGGAACTTAATATCTTATCTATATTGTCTATCAACATATCTAATTTTCTTATGATATAATGAATTGCAAACTGGGATATCACCAATTTTGGTTCCCCCGTTAATATCGATCGAATCTTTTTTGGCAAATCATCATCAGTCATATCTGATGCAATTGTATAAAACCGTGTCCCAGATACGGCTTCCCGTTTTTTTGTCGTCTCGTTATAAACAGCTAATGTGTGTTTTTTACGCACTAACATATCTAATGCGGTCGGATCTAAATCAGCAATCACTACTTCTTTGACACTATAACCAGCATATCTTTGAATATCTTGACCCTTACCACCACCTAGATCAACAATAGATGTTACACCTTTATGAATGAGATTACTTAATAATGTTGCTTTGATAAATGAATTATATGCCGTATTTTGTTTATACATTTCTGATTTCTGGACCTTGAAATATACATTATGTTTTGGATCCATCATTTCATCTAAAGTCAAGGGATTTTTTGTTAACATCCAAATGTTTTCGGCGGTTTTAAAGTTATTACCAACAGCACGACCTAATTTGTATTCTGTCTCTTGATCATGACGAATACGCAATAGTTTCCATTCATCATCCTGATGAACAACTTCAATGATTTGTTCATGTAAATTATCATCGCCAGAATAATAAAATAGAAATGCCTTCGGATCACTACTTGGCGCGAATTGCACTGGGAAATATGATAACGTCATAGTACTTTTCGGACTAATTTCGCGATAAATATTATGTGTGAAACCAAAACGACTATAATCTTCTTTACTAATTCCTGAAAACAATAGATATAATTTTTTCCCTGGTCGTGATTTATATATATCTGTGTCTAACAAACTCTTCGGACATTCCATCGCTAAAAAGTCTATCGATGTTTGTTCCGCCGGTTTCCATTTAAATATTTTTTTATTGAAATATAATATGACACCATCAATTTCATAGTCTCGTCCCTTTTTATTATATACTTTCTCTAATTTACTGAGATCCTTCAACTCTCGTATCTTCCTAAATCTCTTTTTTTGACATTTCGCGAAACGACTGAATAATGATATTCCAGCATCGAAATATTCTATTCTCTCCGAAAATGGTTTCTTATGAATCCGTAAACCATTTAATATTAATACATCAAACATCAAAAATAATCCTAATTCTCGACGTTCGTCATGTTCTTTTCCTGTTACCAGATATTCTCCTTCAATCACATTTATTTCATCCAACCATGATTGTTCCACGCCATCAACCGTTTTTTCTTTCGGTATATCTGTCATACTTGGATCAAGACCTTCTGGGGTTATTTGTACTACCTCTTTCCCATAAAATAAATATACCCCATTGTTATATACAACCAATAATGAATGCTGACCATCAGCCTTATCCGTAATGTATCCACCAATTGGTGGATATATATCATAATAATCATGGCGAAGCATCTGTACTGCCTGTACTGTCATACCTCTAACCGATGATGCCAGAAATCTTGGATTCATTAGTTTGTGTATTTCATACAATTTGTACATCTCTTCCGGTGATCCAGATAATACAGCAGTAATACGTACAAGGTCACTACCAGTAAATGATTTAAATGATGATGGACCAGATGACTCGATTATACTTGTGATATTTGGTTTATCAGAATTATCAATATAATCAACAATTAACGAGTAATTATAGTTTGATGCTGTATCTTTTTTAACCTGTGGCGTTTTTCCTGATTTTATCGATGCTTTAAGTGTTATCAATTCGGCGACAGTTGCTGGTTTTTGTGCAATAAGATGAATAACCCATTTTCCAACCCGAATTGATTTCACTATTAGAAAATTAAATTTATCCATTGTTGCAATATCTGGTAGTGCATGTGGTTTTACCACATTATGCATAAACGGATAACTATTTACAGTTGTATATTGTATATGTCGTGGTACTTTATATGATTTACCTGGAGTTGATCTCGTCTTATCCATCGATGTATATGTAATTATTTCATAACCAGATGATTTAAGATCTGTGAGCATTCCCATAGGTCGATGATATTTTATATGTCTTTCTTTGAAATGTCTTCGTTCGCTACCACCAATCGTTCCACTTTGTATGTTTTGTATTATATACTCTTCTATGATATCAGCGGATGAGAATACATCAACATATGATTTATATATGTCATATGTTTGTAGTGGTTGATTGATACGCAAACGGGAAAAAGTCCCGATTTGATACTGCACCGTTTTTATTGATTGAATTAATAAATCCATCATCAAATGATTTATTGTTTTATATGTGATTATACGTCTTCAAATTTCAAACAAAAAAAAATACAAATTGATTTATACCTATTTCTTGGTTTCATCAATATGCGCATCTGAACATCCGTCAGCACTTTCGGTTATAAGTCCGACAACACGTTCATCTGAACATTCGTCAATACTTTTGGTTACAAATCCGACAATAGTTTCATCTTCATCTGAAAACATAGGTGCGGTTAAAAGTTTGATTACACGAACATCTGTATGTTCATCTCTTATTTTACATAATTCCGTATACACTTCCCGCGTACGATCCTGTAATTCACGTAATCTTGTATATATTTCTATTTCATAGGTACATACATTTTTTGCATCTGTTACCATTGTTTCATGCACTTTTATGGTTGTACCGATAATGTTTCTACTGTCAGATACCGATCAATTTGGTTTCACTCACTAATACCTTACCAATATCAAATAAGTGATGTCCATTTTCTGGGAATATGTTTTCCATAGCTGGAAATGTGTTTCAAATTGTGTTGCCACTGACATGTAAACGTCATAACATTTTGTTCCGTCCTCTCCCCATTCTTTTGGTTTATAGTCTAATCTTTCTCGGGCCTCCTGTACGTGTTCATCAAATTCGGTATAGTTTTTTTTTGATATCCCATGGTGTATTTTTAATAATTGTAAATAAAAAAAATAGTAATGGATTGCTTCCCATTGTTATTTATTTGTATTATTTGATTATATATTCAATATTATCATTAAGAAGTATCCCAAATAAAAAAAATACAGATTTTATTATTTAGAAACAATCAACAATACATCGTGATCCTTCTTTGTTTTTATTTGCTAATAAACGTCGTGACTTCAAATCGGCTTTTCGTCGATATCCTCTGTGTAATTCTGGTTCAATACCACATCCCTTATCATCACCGTAATATTCTAACCCACTCATTAATTCCGGGATAATGGGTCGGGCAACATGTCGATAGGGGTTGTAATGTGTGCCAGTTGTCTCGGCAATAGCATCCGAAATAATATCACCAGCAGATTCCCGAGGATGTGACCGGATTTTTACATATTCATATTGTGGGGTTATATCTTCCCCTCGTTCACGTGCCTTTCCTATCTCCGCTAATTCTTTCCAATGTTGTTGTTCTAATATACCAGCTAAATGTTTTTGTGATACTTTAGTGGCTCTTCTTCTTATAGGCTCGAATTTCGGTAATGAACCAACTTCCTTTTTTGCATGTATCGCCGGATCAAATGTTGAACGTCCTCTAACTGGGTCTTTTCGGAATCGAAGGATACCAAAAGCATCATATTCAATTCCTGGTTTTTTTGTTGTATATGTTTCTACTGGATGAAAATGACTCATTTTGATATACCGTAATTTTCTTTTCCTTTTATCTCCATCATATTTTGCTTTAATTTTTAATTATTATATTGGTGTTTTTTTGTCTTCTTCTTCCACCTCTGGTATTACCTCTAATTTTTTATCTTTTTTTAATTCTTCCTCAAGATCCTCCATCAATATATCAAATAAATCCTCGCGAAGATCTTTTTCACGTATCTTTTGATCATTCGTAATTGTATCTTTTGATGCCTTAAATCTATCATAATCATATGTTAACCCTTTACGTACTATTTTTGCACGTTCTCGCAATGCCGACATTGGTGCCTTCGGGTTTCGATATCTGAATAACATTCGATCATATACAATACTATTTTCTATCTGATCTTTTTCATCCGTCGGTGGGTGTGCATTGACATATTTCACGAATTTCGCAAATGTGCCCTTATGGAAATCATCTCGTTCAATCATATATCGGAGTATAACTGGATAGGCACTTGCAAACTGTTTATATGTTTGACTATATTGTTTGTATTTATCCAATCTAAATTTCTTATCTTTTTCACTATCGCCTGTAATCGTCTTTGGCGCTATTTTATAGTCGGCACGCCATGCCTTATATATTTCTTTTGCTAATATTGCCTGGGTTGTCGGATCAACATGTGACGCTGTTCCAGTAACCCCAATAGATCTTACGCCTCCCGACATTTGTTTATTTGCTATATGTTTTTTTTATTGTTTAGTTATTCATTTAACTAAAAAAAATATATATGTTTTTTAGTCATCAGCAAAATCATCTAATACTTTTTCCAACGCATCTTCACCGGAAACAACCGTTAATGCGTCCTCCGGGGTACCACCTATAATTTCTATAAGTTTTGTTTTTTCTTCTGATTCATCTTTGGTTATGATTATGAATTTCTCATCTATTTCATCATCTGTTTCGTCATCCATATCTGGATCAACATCTATTTCATCATCTGTTTCGTCATCCATATCTGGATCAACATCTATTTCATCATCTGTTTTGTCATCCATATCTGGATCAACATCTATTTCATCATCTGTTTCGTCATCCATATCTGGATCACCACCAACATATAGTTCGTATGGATCAGATATTTTTGAGTCACCAAGTAGGTAGTCCAGTTCGGGATCCAACACATCATCAATACCATCTATATCCAACATATCATCAATACCATCTATATCCAACACATCATCAATACCATCTATATCATCCGACATAATAGGTTTACCACCAAGGGTAGGATCCGTAGGTGGTAGTTCTTCGCCATAATCTTTTTTAAGCATGTCATAATGTTTTTTAAGGATGCTTAGTGCTTCTGATATCGACATATTTTTTCCAACAATGGTTTTGCTGTTTTTATAAGAAGACATATTCGGGTATATTTTGAAAAGTGTTATTATATGTTCAGATAATTATATATTTTTGTTAGTGTATCTTCTGATATATCATCCAAATACACAATTGCCCCGGTTCCTACTTTTTTAGTTTTAGTGCCTGGAACAGACTTTTCCGATGAATATATTTTTGTGTGTTCCTTGTCATATCCAGCACAAATCAATTGTGCTATATGTTTTTTCTGTGGCATAGTCAATGACTCTTGTTGTGTTTTTATGTATCTCTTCATTTGTTTTGATGTGATGTCTTTCTTAACCTCCGACATGATTGTGTGTTCTTTTACCAATTATCTTCTCTTTCTTAAATAAAAACTGAACAGGGAAATCAGTATTCTGATAATATATTATTCACTAATTCATCAATATCGAAAATGCCATTGACTCAAAAAGAAATGTTGACAAGAAATTATAAACGAAAAAGATGAGGAACGATTTAACGATGTGTTCAATATTATTCATACCCTGAAGCCACCAGAGTCATACCAGCATATGGTTCAATTATGGATGTAGATGGTTATCAATATTGTTTAGAGGTAAAACACCTTTTGTTAATGAAGGAGACCGGGGGTTCGATTCCCTCTTTAGCCGTTAGAATTAGATAATTCTAACGGATACAGTTTATGTTCTCACTTTTTTTTCAACTCTAAATATTTGTTTTTGTATTTACGGTACTTATGGGATCCCCCATAGATAGACTTGCTGTCTTTTTCCCCTGCTCGCTTCAATTCCAACCATTCCGCTCCTTCTTTGGCATATTTTTCGACGGGCCCTTTGAAATGGGCAGGAATAGTAGACCACCAGGGAATATCTTTAGCCGGATCCTTAATTTCCACGGCTTTAGTTACTTTCAAAGAACCTAGAAAAGGGTGGTAATAGGTTTTACCAAGCTTGTATTTATGATATTCCTTAAACACTCGAACTGTATAAATAGCGGATCCTTGGTCTAATCTTTTTTTGTAGCTAATCCATTCCTCAGCAGGCATACTGATTTCTTCTTTTTTTGCTTTTGGTTTTTTGTGTTTCGTCTCTTTAAGATTTCCTAATATTTTTTCTATCTGTTTTAGATTTCGTTTTTCTATACTTTTTTGTGATAAAACAATTGCCGTCATTAAATACATTTTGTAATTGTTCAACAACATCATTATAAATGTGTGAGACATAATCGACGTTGCTGTACGCGATGCCACACCACTTGGTTTTGCTTCCACAATATGTCGATCAATACCCATTGCTGGATCATATGTTAATATATCACCATCAGCTAGTTTTTTGATTGCTTTCATATCAATGAAATCAAATGGTTCTGTAATATGTTGTCGGTCAATAACCAACCAATCAGCAACACTTGGATCAATTGGTTTTTCTTCTAGCATTTTAATATTTTCAATAGCATACGCAATAGCACCTTTGTTGATTCCCTTTATGTTTTTTAATTTATATGTTGTCGACTCTATACCAAATACATCTATAACCGCACTACATACAATATTTTCTGCCGGTGTATGATCAACTGCACGAACCATTAATGGGACATGATCACCCATACCCAGTGTTTTCGTATATTTATCTTTGATGACAACTGCATGAATATGATCACCGGATTTGAAAACCATATGATCGCCATTATGGATGACCTCACAATCTGGTAATATCTCACCAACACCGATCTGATCCACCTCAGCAATAAAATCAACTTGTATTTCACCGTGTGGTGTTAAATCATCAGTTCGAACAACAATATCTGAACGTGAATCAATTGATAGTAAATCAATTATATATGCCCCCTGATAACATTTACCAACCCAATTTTTATTTATATATTTTTCGATGAATTCATCGGTTAACACCTCAGAACTAAATGGATTATCAAATGTGATTGTTATGGTATATCGTTTTTTCGCAATCATATTAAAAATTTGACAAATCGTATCCAATTATTATTTTAAGGTGATCCATATTCAATATTCAATCAAATATTAAATTCGATGAATTTCCTACAATATATTCACCCATAGAAAACCACCTTGATGTGACTCCTCTCGTCTTAATAACTCATGTTTTATGAGTCCACATATAACCGAAACGGTTGTTTTCTTTGTTGATACTCGTAATTCGCTCAGGATTTCTTTCAATGATTCCTTGGTTCTGGTTTCACAAATGGCTCCGCGCATATCAAACCGTCTATCTCGTTCTACATCAACTGTGTCTGATTTAGCATCTATGCGTCGTATCTTCATTTTCATATCATTATCATAAGAAGCAATCACGATACCATTGTCTGGTTCTGTCCTTGTATAACTAAGGGTGTTCCATTTATCATTAATATAATAATGTATAGCGTTTTCAAATAAAAATCCAACAAATGCTTTTCCTGTAGTGTCACTTAATTTAGCACTAATAAATGTCATTTCTGTATCAGTTGTAATAAGTTTTGTGACATGCTCATAAAACCACCAAATTAGTTTCACCTGATTTTCAACGGCATGTCGTAAAATCTGATAATGTTCCTTTTTTGTATACTCTTCGATGATCCCGATGACATCGACGAGACTGTTACTTTTTAGTTTCTTTATTTTTTCTGTGAAAACCATAAAATCAACCATGTCAGAATCAATATCAATTATTATCTCCTTATCAATTTTTGTTCGAATAAATGACTCGATGTCTGAACCATCCGACATTATGTAATTATCAACTATATCCAACCCAAGTTGTTTTATCACAAATGCTATACATCCATCCGTAAACGTACGCGGATTTGGTATACCATCTAATGTTCTTATATATTCACATAAATCGCAAAACTTCCATACGGATCTTGTCTGAAATGCAAACATAATTAATCGTTTCGCCGTTTTATGTTCCATCCGATAATATTCGAAAGCTCTAAATGTTGAATCATCCGGATCATCAAAATCTTTTTCGGTTAATGGTTTTCCATCACTATCGAATTTCAATGCATATATGGAATCCTTTTTTATTTTTTTTGCCATCTCGAATATATGCGCATCAACCGCTATAGAATTCATTAATTCATCATAATGTTGAATTATATAATAATCCTTCATTTTATCTCTATATCCATTGCTTTCTACCGTACCATCTGTTATATATATTTTTATATTTACATGTCGTTTATCTTTCGGTAGATGAATATGTGAGTTTGTTCGAATAACACGACCAAAAACCTGTAACAGTGCTGGAATTGTAACTGGGCGATGTGTAATCAAAAGCCATTGTACACCCATTGCCTGATTACTTTCACGCATTGCCTGTGACGCAATTAATATACGGAAATGTTCACCATATGCATTAATTGGCGAATTGAAATCATTAAGTGCATTAGTTTTTGCACGAACCGACATTTCACCATGATAAATCATAGACCGCATTGGTTTAAAATGACAACCGGGATCATCCTTTTTTAAATGTAGATTATGATCATCCCGTATTTTTCTGCAATGAAAACAAATGGTATTATTTTTTGGTGGTTCTGATTCATTGATTATCCCATTCACACGTAAAAGTTCTTGTAGAAGCATAACACCAGTTGTACCAACAAGTTCATGATAAACCATGACTTTACCATCTGTGGTGAGGATGTCTTCAAGAAGTTGATAATATTTTGATGAGTATTGTTTAACGTTTTCTTTGAGGAGAAAAGGTCCAGTCATGACTCTGTGATCTTTTTTCTGTGTAATTAAAATATCATGTTCTGTACCCCATTCTTTTGCTCCAGGTGTCCTCAAGAAATCATTTATGGTCATGGATTCATTTATATCATCAGGTAGTGGGAACATCATATCAACAGCATATTGTTCACGAAGTACTTTTTTTCCTTTTGAGAAATCGGTATATAATTTCTTTTGTATTTCTGACATTTTGGTTTTTACGAATTTAAGATATTTCACCCCATCAATGCTGGTACCATGAAAACTTTTTGTTGGATATGTCGGATCATCGATTGTTGTGATAAATGATAGCCGACCCTTCATTGTGTCCAATATATATTTATCCTCAATAATACCATCACCTGTCATGTATTCACTGTGATCGAATCCAATTATTTTATTGATAATTGGTATCTGGATTCTTGCTGGTTTATCCCAGATTAGTTTCTTCAATTCGCCGATATCTTCACCCTTAATCATTAATAACGAAATCAAATCCAATATTTCCGATGAATTACTTAACGGTGTTGCCGATAAAAATAATGCTGTCACATCCTTACCCAGCACATTTAATACAAATTGTATAGCCTTACCCCAACTATTCGGTTGGTGTGCATTATACATATTATGAATTTCATCACAGATAACCAATGAATGTCGCATCTGTTCTATCAATTGAAAATTAACATTCGTGAAATCATTATCAGTTAGATCTCCGACAACACCAAAAACACGTTGCGCAAACACACGATAACCCATAAATTTAAAACCTGTTATTTTCCGGCGTAAACTACTGTCGTATCTTTTAAATTCGCCAATATAACGTCCCTTATTGAAATGTGCTAATCTGTATAATTGTTTTCTTTTTGCTACTTCTTCATGTGTTACATATCCTAATTCCGGATATTTAAGTAAATCGGACTCAAACCGTGGTCGAGAAAAACTTATCACGTATACTGGTAATCCTAATTTAATATATGTCAACGCTACTGCAATGGCTCCAATTGTTTTTCCATATCCAGTGCCATATTTCGCCAGATGTCTTTTTCTTGGGGAGTGTGGATTTAATAAAATGGGTAATTCCAACTGATGAGATTGTAATTCTAATTCATCGCCACTTATTGATGATACAGCCCCCTTTAAACCAATAAATTCTTTTCTTTTTATGATATCGGTAATGTCACTGGGTAATGGTTTATACATTTTTGCACCAAACTCTTTTTATGTTGGATGATTAATTGTTTGAATTCGAAAAACTATATCCATTTGTTTAACAAATACATCTGTAAATATCTTTTTTATTTCATCTAAAAAGACAACATCAGGAAAACTGAATACAAAAACAAATAATTAAAAACTATATAAGTTCATTGATTTTTCTTAAAACATGCCACGCCGACGTACACACTATAACTCATATGGTGTTGCGTGTTTTAGTCAATCAAAAACAGGACCAAAACTACTGTTGATACAAAAACCTACAACATATGAATTCGCCTTATTTACAAGAGGTGATTATAACCCAACAAATCTTAATGAATTTGAAAAACTGATAGCGGGTATGACAATAGATGAACGAAGAAGTATATTAACACTTGATTTTGGTGCTATTGTCGCACGAACATTTTCCGGTCGATATGTGCGGGAATTATATTCTCGCCATATAGGTAAATACCGATTACAATTTATCAAACATAAAAACCATAAATCTATGATTCGAATAATTAAAAATTCCAATATCGCAGGACAAAGACCAATTTGGGAAATTCCAAAAGGGCGACGCCAATCACATGAAACTTCACTTATTACCGCTATACGGGAATTTACAGAAGAAACCGGTATACCTAATGTTGGACTAAGAATGCTACCACCGACTTACAGCAAAACATATACATATACAGATGCTGGTGCCACATATCAAAATAAATATTTTATTGCTGTTACAGATACTAAACATAATATTGACAGAACTATTGGTGATGATTACACCGAAACATTACAAATTGCTTGGAAATCATTAGCTGATATACACCAATTGTCTGAAACCGCATTAATACCAGCAGAAAAAAAATTACATAAATTCTGTAAACAGATATTCAAACTCTTGCGGGTGTATTCTAACAGACCATGTCCGGTTTTCGGATTTCCAAAAATAATACATCATGAGTCTACACTTTCAAAACACGGAAAAACACCACTTAAAACCAGACACATCAGACGAAGAACAAAATATAAAATATCGAACACCGAAAACACACAACGTGACATGTTTGGTTCCTGGAGATCAAGCAAAACAAAATCAGACAATAATATATTGCAGACAATGGGTCCACATTTATTTACAATCCTAACCACAGCTGAAGTCGATAATGCTGAACCACCTAATGATACAGAACTTTTGGTAAAAAATATAATCGATTCATTGGTCGATGATGTTGTTTCAATGTGCCAAACAGTTGTTCCTAAACCATTCGTTATTCCGACTACTTCTGCGTTTAAGCCGGTATCGAAAATACCGATCAAACCACTTTTGTTTACGGATATCGTTAAGTCGTCTATATGTTAATTGGTCCTAATAATTAAGTATTTTCATTCAGTTCATCAATCATTTCTTCAAACTGCAGTTTTTGTTGACTCATATTAATTGCGGATATCAGTTTTGTATTATTACTATCCATCAACAGGACCATTACAACTATCGCAACAATAATAACAACACATACACCAAATACCAGTTTTTGTGCCAATGATGATTCTTCGTCCGTTTTTTCCATTTTATCACTCATTGTTTCTACCGTATCATGTTTTATATCGAATGACATCTGTTTGATAAAAAAATATGTATCAGTGATTTTATTATTTACTCAACCGGTGGTCGAATTAATTGTCTTTGTAGAACCGCATCAGTGATAACCTCTTCACCACCGCTAACATCGGCACCAACATCGGCGGTGAATGGTTGTGTTTCATCGTCATATGCACCTTGAACTACACCATCGATGGCTACATGGTTATTTTTGTGTGCATATAAGTAGAGGAAGCCCTCGCCCCAGTTGGCATCAACAATCAGTACAATTATTAGAATAATATTTACAACCAAAGAAATACTTCGTGTCCAATCAGCCTTAATATATTTACTTATTTCTTCCCACATTTTTCAGAATATTTAGATTAGTTCTTTGTTCTTTTATTTGGGATATAGAAAAAAATAAAAAAAATAATAATAAATTAGATAAATATTAAAATTGATCCCATTAAAACTGAACTAATATTGATTATTTTAAATAATACTTATTGACTAATAAATAAGTATATAAGCAAAATATTCACCTATGGATTTTATTGTATATAAAAATGCACGTTTGCTAATGGTGTATAGGGGATTTGATGTTACATCTAAACCGCAAAATGAAGACGATTTTGGTGTGATATACAATAAAGATAAAATGATAAGCATCCAAGGTACAAAAGACTCCAAAATTTTAACTATATATATCTTACATAGTACATCGACGCGCCATCGAAAAAAACCACGAGAAATATTTATTTCAAAAACAATACAGAGTGATGCTATTGTCGTTTGTATGGATCCAAAAAACAGAACAACATTCGTTAACAATATGACACCATCCAGTTCAATCTTTCATATCGAATTTGGTTTGGGTACACAATTATATCTGAATTTTCCGGAATCAACAATCGAAAAATGTAATAAATATGAAATCATGTCATCGAAAGAAATTGATACATTTAAGAAACTGAGTGGTGACAGTGTGAAACGCCTTCCCGCTATATTTGTCACCGATACAATGATGCTTTGGAATGGTGCCAAAATTGGAGATGTCGTTCGGGTTACAAGATTTGCCGAAGTATCAGGGTATGAAATAGCATATAGGCGAGTCGTTAAACCATTCAAAATCTAAATAAAAAAAATGTTCATGCTAAATGTTTCTTTACGATTTTCTTTTTTGTCATTTTCTTTGCATGTTTTTTGAAGGCTGATACTCCTTTTATATGTCCATAATAATATAAATATTGATCTTTCTTCACCTCTCGGTTAATTTTGGCACAATCGGTACATATGTCCGATCAAGCATGAAATATATATTTTTCTCGCCACCGGGTATGGTACACTGTTACTGCCAACTGGTGATACATAATTTTATCACCCTTTGCTGTAAACTCATATATTTCACTGCCAATATATACATAACGATCATTCTTAATATGTAACAAAATACTATTACCATCCATGCGAGAACCATAGCCACCACTAAATTTAGTCATTTCGGACAATGGTGATTTTCCAATAAATATTTTCTGTGGCTTATATTCAACAACCTTATCTGTATATGTCCAGGGTTTACGATCGTTTTCGTCCTTGATGAAATATTTCTTTGTTGGCATCATAAAAACAGAAACTTTTTTACCTTTTATGAATACCATAAATGGTATGCCACCATTATCCAGTATTCCATAAGCCTTATTATATTTCATATTGTTTGCTTTTTTGTCCGACTTCATAAGTGCCTTTTTTGATTTTAAAATTCCTTCACCAATTTCATATTTCTTGGCATTTTCTTATAATCCTTTGGTATTCTTGTTCTTTTTTTCGCAAATGTATTAAATGATATAAATTGATGAACATAGTCATCCTCTAATTGTAAACCATAAATCTCCTTGCCATACTTTTTTCCTTTTTGGCTGTATCTGACAAATTTAGTCTGATCTGGAATTATTGAACAATCTGGTATTTGTTTTTTCATGCTTTTTTTAATACAAAAAAGCATAATCCGAAGATATTACAGCCCACAGGGTTCCGAATGTCCGAACTCTCCTGATTTCTATCGACCATCTCATTGCGTTCCAACTACATTTACCTATTCTATGATGTTTGTCCCCAAAACATCACAGGATAATTATATGTAATCGTACATATGGATGTCGGTACTTCGCGGAAATTCCATCTTCAAGGTTCGTGCTAACCTTTGGTTAAAGATGATTCTCGCTGGCGGGTACACCACTTCCAATAACTTAAAGACCATATCATGGTGAAAGTCATTGGGTTACACTACTATATTATTTATTGGGATATAGTACCCAAGCCACACCTGTGGACTTCTTTATGCAGCGGAAATCGCATCAATCTCAGCATCCACTGAGGTTCCCACTCGGTCCAACCAGGCTAATAGCCCGTCAAATGTATCAAGTACGACCGCAGGGTCGCCCCTATAAAGGACGCCCTGTACAACCATAAGGATCGTTCCATCCGGGTCTACACACCCGGACACCCAACATCCACGGTGCACTAGTTCCAGCGTGTTATTCGTAAGCGCACTGGAAACCAGCTCCCACTCATTACCACTTTTGGTTGATACACGGAACCTCTCGTTACTCATGCCTGAGGAACGTGCGACAAATTTCGCGTGCACCAGTGCTACCTCTTGTATGTGGGCTATGCTGATCTTACCAAGCGCCTTCAGGAAAGCAGATATGTCCGGAACTGGAATCCAGGATGTCTCGAGGACATCCGCCTCACTGTGGTAGTATTCATACCCCCCCCCCACAGAGCATCGGACCTCAACATGATCGAGTCCCGAGCGGACATGGATGGAGAATGAACCAATGGAGTCAATGGCCCATTCTCCATGAATGGCGTCGAGGAATACTGTTTCGGACTCGTATACTGAACCAACAGGAAACGGATCAAGGTGCATGAAAAAGCGCAGTAATTCGGGATGCATTGTCAATGAACGGATACTCTGTTCGATGGTTTTTAAGTGGCAACTAACGCGATTGACTAGTGACAAGCCGGTGTAATACTTCATTGGGCAAATTCATTTTTAATGAAAAATGTAAATATTCATGGGAACATCATACCAAATTCCCATTCCGCTTCTTTTGTGAAAAACCCCTTTAATTCTTTAATTGGTTTAGTTTTACGTAAATCTCGACCATAACCGGATGTTGAACTCATTATGATTTTTGCTGTTGGGTCGATATCCTTTGGTTCCGGTAATGTTTTATGTTTTTTGTAATATGTATGGGTTTTTTGCACTATTTTCATTTGCGATAATTTCGAATCACATAATAATAATTTATTATGTTTTCCGGCAAAATCACATCTTGTTATTAATTTACATATTGGACATGTAACACCTATCGTTTTACTATCATCGATATATTCACATAACATCCATTTTTCACCAGACAATCCACAAAAGCGACACATATTTTTATGTTTTTCTAATGTTGCTATTCTCTGTGATTTCCAAGAACTCGATGATGTCTTTGGACGAGGTCTGTGATGTGGTACTACCGATAATATTAATTTATTTTCTAATGTTGGTAAATCCGGGGTTTCGTCATCACTCACGCTGCATTCATGATCGGATTTTTTCATGTCCGCAGTAAGTGTCATATCACTCATATCCGCTGTAAGTGTTATACCACTACTTTCTGATGGGCATACATCAATCCGATTTATTGGTCTTCCACCACATGTTTTTAATTTCTGATACATTTTCTTTTTCAATGGTTGATATCGTTTTCGATACTCTTGTTGTAAGTATGCCAATTGTTTAGATTTGGGTTGTGCCCGCGTATCATCCATTAATTGACCAGCAGTATTAATAAACTCCATTCTGTCCTTTAAATACTTTTCATCAACATCCACAAAATGATCAACCTTTTCGAACATCTTCCAACCCAACACTGAAATAATATCTTTTCCTTCCGCTTGTTTTTCCTGAATAAACTTTCTATATCCAATATGATCAGTTCTATCAAATGACTTAATGTAAATATGCACACCATCATCCGAATGGGTTTTATACCAACGAAGAAGCATCGGGAAAAACTCTTTTTTATTTTTCGCTAAATCAAATATTTCTCCAGGTAGTCGATGATATCCAAAATATTCATTGGTTAATTCTTTTTTATATTTCTTATTGGTTACCTCAAATAATACAACACCCAATTTCATAACACTTTGATATTCAACCGGTTTCCTGTAAAAACTCTGACTGAAAACCTCTTTGATGTATTTTGTTGATGAATATTTTAGATTACTTATTTTAGATAATTTGAAAACACCCTCAGAAAACATTATACGTTCGGTTATCTCCAATATACATGCACCGGACGTTGGTTGAGAATAATAATGTTCCGGTATTGCTCCTGTTAATATTCTTGATACTGGACTTTTTTGTTCTATTAATGTTATCTCACCATCAATAACCCCAATTCGATCCAATGAATAATGACACTTTGGATATTTAGGATTATCAACTGATGGGGCCTCAAATAATGTGCAATCGTATTCCTCCTCTAAAACTAATGATAATACCTCCTCGAAGAAATGACCCCACGAAAAATTTTCTTGATTACCTTTGTCTTCCACTAATCCCGTTTTATTTTTCAATAACATTAATGGACTTTTGTGTTTGTTCTCGAAAAATAATGTTGGTAACTCGCTACCACCAAACGATTTTTTTCGTGCCTCCAACCATTCAGTCGTTCCCTGCTTTGGTCTATCCATAAATGGCTTCAAGTACTCCTTTATCATTTTTTCTTTTTTTCTCCGAATTTTACCTCGGACATCCTTTTTGTCAGACATACTGATTGTGTGCCACCGTATTGTTTCACATTCTTTAACATAAGGCATATGTCCATTTAAGTCAAACTCATAATGAATATATAAAAATGAATATGCCAGTAAGTCTTCAAGTTATACCACATAAAAAACCATTATGTGGTCGATTCTATTGTCATTGCCCAAAGACGAATGTCCGGAACACGGATTTGATATTCCCGAACATTTTTCTGATGGACTTCAAATATATCAGAAAAAACATGAAATTGATTTAAGGACTGACGATCATCTATGGGTATTTATTACACCTATTGATGACACATGCATCATACTGAAGAAAATAAATAACTCACCGTATGTTTTGATTTGTGGTGAAATTTCATCCGATGACAAAATTATCATCACAGATTCCAATTCTGATTTGTATTGCGTTGAATGGACATTAATGCCTATCTACGATTATATAACATGTAACCCAACATATGCATTATTAAATGCGTACCCACACATCTTTACCAAAAAATGGTTCTGCCAATATATGAAAAATCTTTTGGATGTTGATTTTTCTTTGGGAAGTACAAAATGTATACAATTCTTGAAGCGAACCATAACCAATCATCAGTCAATTGATCATATAATAGATGCAATCAATTCTTCATCAGACCTATACATATCCAGATTTAATTCAATCATATTTGGATATCGGCCATTTCGCGAGTTTATGCTTTGTTTTTACAAAAAAAGACATAATCGACAAAAATCATCGAATATGGTAAGGGCGTTTATGGATATGTATGGCATATTATATAACCGTAGACGTACGACTGCAAGTGATTTTATTGATGATGGATTTCATATTCATGCCTTCAATAATTCTTCGATGGTCTGGGATAAAATAATAAATATAATCGGCTTGGGCGTATTTATTGAAATATTTATGATGTTTCCAGAAACATTTACCGTGTGTCTCAATTGGGATGTGTTACGAATTCAATGTCATAATCTAATCCAATGTTTAATCCCAGAGAAACGCCATTATATATCATATCAAATGGATAGAATTTGTGCATCGCTATTGATGTATACGAATCGATATCCAATATTCCGCGGTATTTATTGGAATCCAGAAAATCATATATTTGCAACAAATAATTTGAAAAAAACCATCACAACGTTTCGTGTCGGAACTTATTTCTTAACACGATTACTTGATACCAGAGAATGTAAACGTAGTTTATCCTGGTTGTTATGGGCGTGGACGATGCCGTATATTGGTTTAGAATTTATGTCACATGATCATAACCCGATATGGTATTTATATAAAAAAATACTTTCGTAGTTATTTTCACAATCCATTTTTTATTTACCATCAAATGTGTCCGGATTGGCATTAGATATTCGAATATAATTTATTTTTTTGTGTTCATCCTGAGTTATCTGTATTCGAATACAATCAATAGCATGTGTGCCATCTGGCGCAGTTAAATGTAACTGAAACACCAAATCGTTATCACGGATAAAATGGTCAGTAATAACACCTGTTTGAATTACCTCAGATAATAATTTCAATCGGGCTATTACCTTTGTCTGTTTTGTGTATATACTATGTTCGGGACGTATAAACATACCAACATCTTTAGATAAAATGTTTTTCAGTTCATTCGAAGAAAATCTACTGACGACTGCGCAGTATAACTGTAATCCAGACATGATCATATATTTATTACACATTCAATAAAAAAAAATCCATACATATATTTATAAGACAGCCAGTCGTACTCTTTCGAGATACAGGACCATTTCTTGTAGTTCGATAATGGATAATTTTTCCTTCAAACCTGAAAGTATATCATCAACACAGACGAAGTCATATGGCAGATTCTCCAAAAGTGTTGTCATACCAGACTTCACGGCATCACATGCATCTACAAATACAGATGTCACAACCGGTGAAATCGATAAACACGTTTCCGGGGTAACCCGATCAAGACCATCCAACAAGTCATCATCACATATATCTTTCAGTTTCATACCGATTTTTGTTTTGTTAACCTCGGTTGTGTCCTCGGTATCGCTGACACTCATTTCCTCGGGGTCTGACATCTCTATATCAGACATATCGGTTGCCATTGGGTCGGACATGATCAAAAGACTGCGGTTTCTAATTATGACTATTTTTAATTATGACTATATCTTTTCAATTTTTATTACAAAAAAATTTTATTATTAATTTATCGTTGTTTACATAAGTGCAAGCATTTCTAATATAAGTGCCCGTTTTTCAGGTGTTATTGTCTTCGAACCAGATAATGTTCGAATCATATCATCCAACGATGCATATTCAGCCGGCGGTAGTGGTTTTTCTTCAATCGGGGGTGGCATCGTCCCTGATCCTCCACCACATAATGGTGCCGGCTTATCTGCCTTGATTGCCTCTTCCTCAATTGCCTCTTCCTCGATTGCCAAAGAGGCAATAATTGATGCTAAAACAATAGGTGTGGGCAGTTCTGGGTTGAAATATTTGCCATACCATTCGGATATATCACCAATGATAGGATTAAATGATCCTTGGATTTGTGATCCTGGTTCATCCATCTTCCAATGTACAGAGGTATCGATATCTTTTGATAATTTTGCGAACCTTGTCTGAAGAATGTCTGTCTCAGATTTAAACAAACTGCGTAGATAACCTTTTGGGCTCCCATCAGGCATAAACATTTCACTTACGAGTTTTTCGGTAACAGTTTTTGGTGATTCTGTTGTGATGTATTTTTTAATTAAATCAACATCTAATCTACCATGATTGATTACCGAATGTTCAATTCCTCTCATACACGCCTCAATATCACTACCATCGATTGGTAAACTATCATCTGGGATACCTTTTCCGGTATAAATCATTTGATCTTCTATCTCTTTTGCCGTGATCGAATCAGTTCGAATACTTTCGATTATCTTTCTTGCTGATGGACCAATAATAACTCCATCACCAAGACCATCAGCAATGTAGCTCAGATTCGGACAATAATCGGATTTCTCTTTTCCAACTGCCTCTCCTCGATAATAATATATGCGATTTGGACATGACGATACACTCGACCTTAAGTGCCAGACTGGGTAAGTAAATTTCATATATGGTAAATTAATGGTAAATCGTGTCTCCGATGCGGATGCTGATTTCAGTGCATCTGTATTGAAATGTGGTGCGACAATTCTGAATCCACGCTTGGCATATTTCAATAGTCTATGTTCATATGTGGTACTTCGTCGGTCGCCATCAATGACATTCACCATATATGTTAGTGAGTGGTTACCACGCGATGTCGCATATACATGTTCGCCGTCAAAACCGACTGCTGATGATCCAAGGTCAAACCCATGAAGTATTTCTGAGATATTTCGATATCCGCGGAAAATAATCTGAAACATATGACCCCCCGACATTGTAATAGTGATCGCGTTCTTTGTTCGGTAATATGTAAATGTACGACGTGACACGTCTTTATCCAATCCCTGTGTGAAAATCAGATCATATTCGGTGGTACAAGTAATTACATTGCCATCAAATTCTCGTTGCCAGATACGTCGGATTCGACATTTTGTATCTGTGTAAGCAATAAGCTCGATATTTCCAATAGTTCCATACTTTGTATTGATTTTACCTTTATTTTTTTTCATTGATGTTAAAATTGCTAAGCGCTTGACGTGTGCATCTTCATCAACAACGCGGAATAGACCAAGTTTTAAGGTATTTAATACTTCATATTTATCAAAATGTGTCAATGTATTTTTCAAGTAGTTGTTTAGTTCAGCCTCCGTTTTTAGCCCATGAACAAATATATCAACGTCGCCACTTAAATATGAATTTCCGGTTAGGATATTCATAACAGCTCCACCAGCAATGCACGTGTTTTCCATTGGAAAACCATTAAGTGCTGGGTATTTTTTATAAAATATATTCTTGAAATGATTGATGTTTTTTGGGGCATAATCTTCATTAAACTTGAGAGACCATCTTTTTTCAAATGTTGGTAATGTATATTTCCATTCCCGGGTATAACCACTAAAGATACAAGGTTCATGTAAATCGCCATCTGTGTCAGCAATTCTATATTCCTCATCTATTTTCTTGATATCATAAATTTCCTTCAAAGTTGACTCCATAATTAGTTCTGTTGTTAATTTTGCAATACAATACGAACGTTTGATTATTTACCATATATATTCAAAAAAAATATTCTTTGATTTACTTATTTTAATATAAATGATTTTTAATATAATATGTTTCGGGTTAAAAAAAGTGTGTTCAAAAA